TATGGAATATTGGGTATTATACTTATGTAGTATTGCTGACTCTGTTCATACATTGTTAATGGTTCTTTCAATTGTTGGTTTAATTGTATCAGTTATCTTATTCTTTATGTCAGTATGTAGTTCTCAGTGCGATGTGTGCGGAACGAGAACTTGTGTGGCTAAAGGTGTAAAGAAATCTGGTGTAAAGAGGAAACACTTCGTAATACCTACTGCAATAGCAGCAGTGTTGCGTGTACTTACTCCTTCAACAAACCAATGCTATGCCATCTTTGGCGTAGGTGCAACTTTACATTACGTAAATCATAGTGAAGAAGTGCAAAGAATCCTGACAATGCAATGAAAGCAGTAAATCGCTACTTGGAGTCTCTGGCTCCCAACGACTCCATACAATAGTACTAGGGGTCAATGCTGTCTACATATGTAGATGGGTTGACCCTTATTTTTTTGTAGATACGTGGTAATGTAACTGAAAAGTCAATAAGTGAAAGGACTAAGTAAAGTTAAGGCATGGCTAACTAAGAAGGAATTTACTCAAGTAGAACAGGTTGGAGACACAAATTCAGAATATTTTCAGTTGACTGGATTTCCAATTACAGTTAGACTGGGTGACCATCTTGGCAGGCAGAATACTATCTCTGATAAGTATATCAATGTTTTACCAGGTAACGATTGTGATTCATACGTACTAGTAATAGATAAGACTACTAAAGTTGTTAAGTATAAAGAGTTGTTAAAGGTTTTAGAGAGCTTTATTTCCCTTTATTCAATCCTTCCAGACCACCTCAAATTTAGAGTGGAAATGAAAAAGGAATTTCAACAAAAGGAGTCAAGTCTAAATTCTGAGATTAATAACCTGAAGGCTTCCATAGTGGCACTTAAAGCTAAGATGAAAGATAAAATGAATAATTTTAGTCAGGCTATTAAGAAAGTGAACAATGACATTGTAGTCGAAATGAACAACTTGCAATGATTATACAGAATATTATAGACTCTTGGAAACACATTCCATATACTCTTAGACATTATGCTGCCTTCCTCAGAACTGAGAAGAAGTATATTGGCTATTATAAGTATAAGTTTCATGATTTAGATAAAGTTCTTATGTACATTCTTATCCCTTGGTTAGGCACTAAGAGAATCAAGAAGATACATAGAACTATCAACAAACATCACATCCAAAACCATAAAGCTGCTTGGGAATGTAATTATGAAGAAGCAGTTATTGATTGGGAGTGTTGTCGGTTAACTAAACCTCAAGAACCTATGAGTGCAAGGGAGTATTTAGAGTACAAGAAGGGAACTCTTAGAGATGTACATTATGCCCATATGGACATGATAATGAAACAATTTAACCTGTAAAAATAGGTATGGTTATCGAGGAAGCTGATTTTAGAATGACATCTGGAGCGAGTGACCATTTCTGGGATTTAGAATTACTATACACAGTCAGACCTAAAGGTAAACCAGAGCGTCAAGAATTTAAGGATGCAGGGTTTGGTATGTCTTTAGAAACTTGTATTAGAAAGGTAGTTCATCACAGAATATCTAGCAAGCGAGATGTTGGTACTCTTAAAGAGTATGTACAAGATTATAAGGAAGAAGTAAAGAGATTGGAAGAGTTACTAAATTCTTCTTTAGTAGAGAAGATGGTAGCTGACTCTAAGCTAGCTAAATCTTTAAAATCATAATTATGGCTTCAATTAAGAAAGCTCCTAAGAAGGGCACAAGACGCGTACAGTCAGTAAAGACACTGGATTGTGGTAGGTGTGGTTTACCAACAACGCATACTCTATACGATGCAGAGAACAAAATCTACAAGTGTACTATTTGTGGTAGTGTAATCAAATTATAATGTGTAACTCTAATTCGTTTAGTAAAATGAAGAAAGAAGAGAAAAAGAAGGAAGAGGATAAAAGAGTTGATGTAAACAATGACGCAGAAATGGTTGCGTTAGGAATACGTAATCCATTTGTAACACCTCGTGACCCATCTGTGTGGACTAAGACTGAGAAGGAACGTAAGGCTTGGAAGAAGCAACGTCGTTTCCCAGCTCCTGACTCACGTTGGGCACCTCCTGCAAGAACATCACGATTCGTAGGTCGTCTTATTGTCAATGTCAAAGGATTGGATAAGACAACTTATCGTCATGACTGCCCAGAAACAGATATACCTTATCTGTTGAGTAAGTACAAGAGCGAACACAGCTCTATTGTGAGAGCATTCTGGAATGGTAAAGAAATCGACCCAGAACGTCTACTCAAACAAGCAGTATAAGCTGACAGAATATCCTAGGTTCCTATATGAAGTATCTTTATATAAGATATGGAAAGATAGGGCTGAGTGTATAGGAAGTCAGTTCTATGCAGCTGACACACCTTTAACTATTAAGAAGGAAACTATTAGTAAGAAGGTGGAAGATTATAGATTAGTTAAGTTTATTACTTGGCTATCAGCACCTCTAGATTACTTGATGCAAAACAACTTTAAATTAGTTACTGATGAGAGTACTAGACGCACAAGGAAATCCAGAACAAAAGGAAACTAAGCAAGGTGTTCAGACAGTAGATGCAATGCCTACAATGCAATATACAGAGAAGAACATTGATGAAAGTAGACGTAAGTGTACATTGTCAAGTGTTATGGTTGAAATGTTAGTAAAGCAGATGTCTGCTGAATTGGCTAACCATAGTCTGTATAGAACCTTTGCTAACTATTTCGATGTAGAAGGGTTGCCTAAATTAGCTACCTACTGGCTTGGTAGAGCAGCTGAGGAGTATCTTCACCATGAGTGGATTTATAAGTATCTAACTACTAATGATGCCCTGTTTCAGTATCCACCAGTTCCAGCTATTAAGGTAAACATAGTTAATAGAGTTATGCCTTTTGCTGCTACTGTAGATAGAGAAATTGAAACCACTATGGGTATTAATAAGATTGTAGACCAAGCTCAGAAAGAGGGTGATTGGGCTACGTTCCAGTGGTTAAATGGTGAGGATGAAGACGAAGGTCGCCTTGTTAAAGAACAAGTAGAAGAAGAGTCCATTAGTAGGACTATTCTGGATATGGCTAGAGAGGAAGGTTCATGGTTGCGTAAGCAGTCCACTATATTAGCCTTCTATCGTAATCCTGATAGTTTACAGCCATCTCGTAAAGCATAAGATTATTGAACTACAGAGATTAGCTTTAGAAAATATCTTATAATTTACATTAATATGAAAAAGGTAGAATATATCGTAGACAGCTTTAAGGACTTTACTGGTGAAGAACGTAAATTTGTGATGGCTGCTGTTAGCCTACATGGTGAACCAGAAGTTTACATCGAAGAGGATGATGAACCCATTGATAATGACATGAAAGTATTGTCTATCGGTGTGTCTGTATGCCGTCCTGACGATGAGTTCAATGAAACTCTTGGTAAGACCATTGCTGAGGGCAAAGCTACGAAATATCGTAATCACGCGCTATATGCCGTTGATGCTGGGCTGATTAATGAAACAATGGTTAAGGCATTGCTTCAACAAGAAGCTGAGTATTTCAAAGTAAATCCAGGTCGTTATTTGGCTGGATATGACAGAGATGCTGAGAAGTATCACAGAAGCACAAGAATTGAGAGTTATATTGATACTCTCAGTGGAGAAGCCGAAACTACATTCAAATACCTTACAGAAGCATCTGATGAGGAAATGGAGAAGATGGCTGAAGCAGTAAACTACGTACTTGGTGAGTAAAAAGTTACTGTGGCTAGTAATTCTATGCCTTATAGGAGTATTAGCTTGGACGTGGTTGACTCCAACTAAGGAACCTATACCTAACTATGAAGAGTTGGTTAATCATATTGACTCTTTAAATAGTGAAATAAGTTTGCTCGAACTTGAGAGAGATTCTTTACATAATGTAATAGATTCCTCTAAAGTTAAGGTTGATGTAATTGAACATTGGTATGAAAAAGAGCTTACTGATATTACTAATCAGTCTATTGCCGACGATGTGGTGTTCTTCACAGAATATCTATCCGAAGTTGGTAAATGATTCATTAGTAGTAATTACGCCTCAACAGTTAAAGGCAACCAATCTAATATTCTTGGAACATAAGAAGTTAAAACTGGAAATTCCAGAGCTTAAGAAACAATTAACATCTTATGAAAGTTTGATTAACTCTTATGAAAAGACTGACTCTGTAAGGAATGCACAGGTTAAAAGACTTATGCTTCATGCACAAGCTTCTGAGCAAGTAATGCAGAATCAACTTAGAGAGATTAATAAACTTGAATCCAAGAAGAAACTCTATAGGGGTTTAACGATTGGTGGATTTACTGTTAGTGCAGTCCTTCTAATAACACTACTACTGAAGTGAAGTATGCAGTAGGAGCAATGGTTTTATTTGTTATCCCAGACCTTCTGCTGGTGTTACTGATACTGAATGTAATAGTGAACTTAGATTGGATAGCAAACAAGATTGTTAAACTGTTAAAAAGACAAGTATGAATTTCACAGACATTTTTAAAGGTAAGAACCTCATAGCTTTGATAGCTGCTGTCGTTGTGTGTGTTCTATTGTCAGCATTCGGAGTACCAAAGATAGCTATATATGTGGTTATGTTCGCTCTGGGATGCAACAATAAGAACTTTGCACAATGGGTGGAGGACAAAATCATAATTCCATTTAAGAGGTTAGTATAATCGTATTATCTGGTAATAGCTAAAGAGTCTGCTAGTTCATACTTAGACTCAGGTATTCAATGGCAAAGCAACTAAGTAGTTCCTTCGATAAAGACAAGGATGGAGTTAGATATCAACATCCAGAGCGTACGTGCAAGGAGTGTGCTAAATACCCCTGTTTCAGAGGTCAAGAGGACAAAACTTGTGATTATGCCAAATACGGTTGTAGGAAATACAAAGATAAGGAAGATTAATTATAAATTCTTATCATTATGATAGAATGTAACATCTACTCTGGACGTAGGGGAAGGATAGATTATCAGGAAACTGGTAACTTTGAATCCTTATTGGAAGCTGAACTCTATGCTCAGGAAATCTCTGAAATGGATGCCAAGGAATATGGTTATCCAATTGAGGAGTGTGAATGGTTGGCTGTAGAGACTGCTACTGATAACATTCCTTACGACGAACGAGTAGGAGTAATGTATCTGTAAATGGAAACAATCCATGCCAAGTTGATAACCTTACGAGAAGATGTGGGTGGTTATATAATCTATGTCTTCCAAAATTTAGCTAATGGGACTTATGAAATGATTACTCGATTACCTAGGTGGGAATCTCCAGTTCTCAAGATAGGTGATGTTGGGTTTTTAAAGTACAATGAAGTAATAGCTGGTGAGGATACTTGGTATGACTCTTTAACAGGTCAGAAAGTACCTTACCGCTTTACTGGAGTTTATTTTATGGACTTTGTTTATGAGAAACCAGCGGAATCAGATTTAATATTGTAAATAGATAGATGAACGAATAAAGAGATTATTTTATATGATAAAGACATAATATAGAATAACAATATGATGAAGGAAAAATTGGCTGCCGCTATTGCTAAGAAGAATAATGACATTAACACTTTCGTATGGAAAGGTCGCAAGGTCGAAGTAAATGGACAACTCGTACAAGAGGAAAAGAGACTTGTTGATTGTTCAGACAAAGAACTAAGAACGTTCTATAACCACTGCGAATCTATGCTGTATAATGACAGCAAAGAATATCCAGGTCGATATGTTCTGTTGGACATTATCAAAGACCAGAGAGAAAGATGTAACACTGAGTTATTCCTTCGTTGGTTAGAGCAAGATAGAGGTATTCCAAGATTTACATTCCTGCCTTCTCTGAGAGTGTTCCTTGATAATAACAAAGGTATTGATACCAAGGAAACATTCATCTCTGAGGCTTTGGTTGGGGACTGTCCTGTGGAGTTCGCGAGACTTCCTATTGAATTAGTCCTCGAAGGCTGTCTTGATAAGTTGGGCAAATTTAACAAGCAGCACATTACATTAACATTTATCTTAAAACAAGGTCTATGGTTTACGCAGCAGGAATCCAAAGACTTGACTGAGAAGACGGCTAACGGTGAGTATCGTGAGAAAGCTGAGGTAGCCAGAGAGCGTCTCGGTCTTAATCCTACTGCAAACCTGTATATGACACCGAAAGGATTATCATTCACTCAATTACGTGCAATGGTAAACCTTAAGAGTAAGAAGTACTCTGAACTTACTACTGCTCAACTGGAAACATTGAGGAATAGAATCTTATTCTCTTTGGAGGATGAGGTTAAGTTCCATATCAACCAGTGGGAGACCCGCAAGAACCAAATTAAAATGGTTTGTGATGCTAAAGGATATACTCTTTAACATCTATACCCATCTATATTGGTTCTACATATATACTCCTGAGTTTTACTCACTCATTATAGGAGTTTTGTTTACATAACTATCAATAGAATTAAAGAGTAAATTCAAGGGTAAAATTGATAGTATATGGCAGACTTGTTTGGAAATCTAAGTAGAACGGAACGCCAAGAACAAGGTGTTCAACGATGGGTAGATAACAAGTTGTGTGGGACCTTGAATTGGGCTACTGGAGTAGGTAAAACTAGAGGCGGACTAATGGCTATAAGTAGATTTCTTAAGAAGAATCCAACTAAGTCTGTTATTATAGTTGTCCCAAGTGAACCTATTCAAAGACAATGGAATCAAGAACTAATTGATTGGAACTTATTCCAACAGTGCTCAGTTAAGACCATGAGTGATACATCAGTTAATAAGTATAGTTGTACTTTACTAGTAATTGATGAAATTCATAAAGTGGGAGCACCTACACTGCTGAACATATTTAAAAACGTCCAATATACAATAATCTTAGGGTTAACTGCGACCTTTGAGAGATTGGATGGTAAAGATGAAATTATAAGTAAGAAGTGTCCTATTGTGGATACCATTTCTGTAGAAGAAGCCATAGAAAATAAGTGGCTTGCCGATTATCGAGAATATGAGGTACTTATTGAGCCAGAAGATATTGATGTCTATAAAGAGGTCAATAAAGAGTTCTATGAACATTTCTCCTACTTTAACTATGACTTTAATCTAGCCATGAAGTGTGCAACTGATTGGAAGAGGAGGTCAGAGTTAGCTAAAGAGAGATGTAGAGAAGACCAGAGTGAAGACTTTAAGACTGTTAATAAACAGATTTTAGTTCATGCTATGGGATTCAGTAGAACCTTACAGGCTCGTAAGAAATACATATATAATCATCCTAAGAAAATTGAACTTACTAACTTAATCTTGGAGAACAGACAGGACAAGAAGTGTATAACTTTTAGTGCTACTGTAGCTATGGCTGAGAAGATTAAGTATGGTGCCGTGTATTCTGGTAAAGATTCTGCCAAGAAAGGTAGGATGAATTTACAAGAGTTTGTACAGCAGGATGGTGGCGTACTAAACACTGTTATGAAACTGAATGAGGGATTTAATTGTCCCGACATCAGTGTGTCAGTTATATTAGGCTTCAATAGTAGTTCTACTACTAAGAAACAGAGAGTTGGTCGAGTTATCCGTCAAAAGGAGGGCAAGGTTGCTGAAGTATTCACCTTAGTCCTTAAAGGGACTGTAGAGGAGGAATGGTTTAGGAAGTCTACCAGTACTGGAAGATATATACCTATTAGCGAGGAAAATCTCATAGATGTTCTTCAAGGAAGACCATTTAATCCTAAGAAGAAAAAGCAAACTAAAATGATGTTTAGATTCTAATGTTCAATGTAACCTATTATGAACAGTCTGACAATGTGGTTGAAGTTAAAGTCGATGCTATACAATTCCTACACCTATTGGAACTGTGTGCAGCTGGCAGATACATCAGAGCCATAACAGCAGACTTTCAAGGTAAGAGCATAGACTGCAATAAGCTATTACGTAGCTTAAAGTTTGTGTAGATTCATTTGGTAATTTAAGAGATTTTTAGTATCTTTGTACTCTTAACACGTTAATAAGATGACAACAGAGAGAATGTTAGAACTCCTTATTCTTAATAAATTCATGGACAGGTATAACGATATGTCTCCGAAAGTCAAGGGACTTACTGAGAAGATGATTTCTATACCACAAGTGGAGGAAAGGCGATATATGCTAGAGAAGGAGTTCTTAGACCCGTATGTAATTGACAACGCTGAGAAATCAGAATAAACACTTTACAGTTAGTAGATTGTTTAGTTATTGGCTAACAATTTATTTAATTGGAAAAACTAAGTTTAACAGTAGACAATCAGTTAGTAATGATGGAGAAGTATAGACTAACAGCAGAAGAGGTCTTACTAATTGATTTATTATTTCTAGCTAGCATAGAAGAAGGGCATAAAGAATATCTAGTTAAGTATTTTACTATGCCTGTAACTAGAACCAATCTTAGAGATTTATTATTAAGTCTCCAGGCTAAGGGAATCATTACTAAACAGTATAAGGTTCCTGATAAGGGTCAGAAGTTCGACCCTGAATGTGTTATATTCAACCAAAACTTTCTTAATAACTATAGGAAGTTTAGTGGTGATTTAGGCGCAGAGTTCTTAATGACTTATCCCCACAATGGACTCATTAACGGAGTGGAAGTTCCGTTAAATAACTGGGCTAAGAAATTCAGCACAGAGGAAGAGTTTTATTATGCCTATGGTAAATCTATAGGCTGGAAGCAGGATAAGCATAACGAAGTATTAGAACTTATTAGATGGGCTAAGGATAACAATTGTAACCTCCTTAATATGAACATCGCAGACTTTATGATAAGTAAAATCTGGCAGAACATTGCAGAGCTTAAGAATGGAGATGGGACTATGAGGTTTGATACCATCAAGAGTATTTAATGGGTAGAATAACTAGGAATTTAAAGGAGTTAATTGATAGAGGTAGAAAGGGTGAAAACCATGCCTTATCAATGGGTCTTCCTAAACTAGAGAGATTTGTAGATGGTGTAGCACAAGAGACATATTATCTAATAGCTGGAGGTACTGGCTCAGGTAAGACTTCTTTTGCATTACATTCATTCATCTATAAGCCTATAATGGAGAATATCGACAATCCAGATTTTCATATTATATATTTCAGTTTAGAAATGACTGCCGAGCAATTGCTTGGCAAGATTTTGTCTATCTATATATATGAGACATTTGGTGTTGAATTGTCCTTTAAGGAACTACTTTCTAGAAGTAAGGATACCACTCTGTCCGATATGGACTATGAATTAGTATGTCAATCCTTAGAGATGCTTGATAAGATTGAATCTCACATGATAATATATGATAAACCTTTGAACAACCAGCGAATGGTAGACTTCCTTATGGAGTCTCTAAAGCAATTTGGTAAGTTCCAGGGTGATACATATACTCTGTTTAGACCCAATCACATCATATTGGTTATCTTAGACCATATTGGTTTAGCTAGACCATCTATTGGTAATTCTAAGAAAGATGAAATGGATGCTATGTCTTCTTCATTAGTTTCGTTTAGAAATAAATGTAAGATTAGTCCTGTAGTGGTAATGCAGGTGAATAGAGGTTCCTCCAATGTAGAGAGAAGGAAGTTGAACTTCCAAGAGCTTCAGTTGGACGATTTAAAAGGAACTGGTAACCCAGCAGAGGATGCCAATATAGTATTAGCATTGTTTTATCCGTTTAGAGAGAAGATGTCTTCGTATAGAGGATATGACATAAAACAAATTGGAGAGAACTTTAGAAGTGCAGTAGTATTAAAGAATAGATGGGGCGCAGCAGACATTGCTGTAGGTCTCGGATTCTATGGTAAGACTGGATTATTTAGGGAACTTCCAATTGCAACCAAGATTACAAACTATGACAAGTATTTAACCCCTGATTGGTTAATTACTGAGTCATTAGAGGATTCATGCCAAGAGATTACTCAAGAAGAACAACAAGATTCTAGTTCAAAAATGACTTTAGTTCTATAGTAAATGGCAGCAGAAACTATTGCGATTGTTGGTGAAAGTGGTACTGGTAAGAGTACTTGTTTAAGAAATTTAAACCCAGAAGAAACTTTCTTGATTTCTACTACTGGTAAGCCCTTACCTTTTAAAGGATATAAGAAGAAGTATAAGGAGATAAAGAAAGAAGGCTCTGAATGGGTTGGTAACTACTATGTTAGTTCTAAATATGACAAAATCATTAACATCTTGAAGATTGTTAATCTAAAGATGCCTCATATTAAGCAGGTTATCATTGATGACTGGCAGTATATGTTGAGTTATGAGTTTGTTGATAGAGCAACCGAAGTAGGTTATACTAAGTTTACTGAGTTAGCTCAGCACGCTATGGAAGTACTTAGGTATTCAGAATCTATGAGGGATGATTGCAAAATGATATTCCTTACTCACAGTGAGAATGTCGGTGATGCCATGAATCCTAAATATTCAATCAAGACTATTGGTAAGTTATTGGCAGAGAAAGTAACTCTGGAAGGTCTGTTCACCTATGTATTCTTTACTAAGGTACAGGAAGGCGATTCTGGCAGGATGGAGTATAAGTTCCTTACTAATACTGACGGAGAGTGTGTAGCAAAGACTCCGATGGGTATGTTCGATGATTTGTTAATTGACAATGATTTGAACGAGATTATTAAGGTAATTGATGCTTATAACAACGACGAGGAATGATTATAAAAATGATGATTACCTTTGACTATAATCCTGATACTAAGGAGTGTGTACTTCTAAAGCAGGAGCAAGTTAAAGAGAAAGCTCAGAAGGCAAGCACTAAGGCTGAGGAAGCAGAGGATTCTGCTGAACCTCAGATTACCTTGGAGTCTAACAAATATGTCCTTAATAGGGCAGCTGCATCCTTAATGGGTGTAGAATGGGAGAATAGGTTAGATATTAAGTATCAGCCTATTGAGAAGGGTGGATTGATGTTCCCTATTATAGGAACTGATACAGCCTGGAAGACCAAGTCTGGTAACAAATTAACTAAGAGCCTTACAGTAAGTTGCAGAGGCAATGCAAACGACTTATTGTCCAAATATGGAGATACATTTACTGTAACTCCGTGGAAGGGACATGATGGTTTGTTCGTGTTAATTGGTAACAAGGACAGGTCCGAAGAAGAAATAAAAGATAATAATATTAAAATTAAAGAAGATGAAAACCCAGTGGAGGATTTACCATTGGACACAAGCCTAGATAATGATGAAGCATATGAGATTGACGACTTATCATTTGAAATTTAAATTTTAATATTATGGCAGGAATGACATTCAATCTAAATAACGTTAAAGGTACAGCAGTAGTAAGACTGAAAGCATGGGGTATCTATGATGTAGTGTTCAAAGGCATCGAATTGGCTAAGGGTACAAACAAAGAAGGTAACGAGTGGAAAGCAATGAAGATTAAGTTCTCTGGTGAGGAAGGAATCTTCGAACCTCTTATCTTCTGTCCTGGTGACGGTGGTAACGAGCGTGTAACTGGTGAAACTGGTGGTAAGAAGTGGGAGTTGCCTTCTGCTTTGGAACAACTTCAGTTCACTGTATCTCATGTAATGACAAATCTTGCTCCTGAAATGATGGAGAAGTTTGTTAAGGCTGTTTCTGGTCTTACATTACCTGACGATTTTGAAAAGTTGATTGAAATCATGAATAAGGCTCTGGCTAAGTCTGTAAACAAACAGACCAAGTTGAAGCTGATTGGTAACAGCAAAGGTTATGCATCTCTACCTAGCTTTGTTGGTATTAACAAGGAAGGTGATGCCTACATCAACAACAACTGGTTGGGCGATACTGTAGCATTCTCTGACTATGAAGTCAAGAAAATGAACGAACAGAAGAACGCTAAACCTACAGCTGTTAAAGATGATGTAGATGCTACTGACGATACAGCAGCAGGTAACGAAGACTTGGATTTTGAAGTATAATAAATAGTTAGTAACTTTGTGGTTCTAATACAAACCATATGAATTAATATGAAACTTGAATTTGAACCTACGATTACTAAGCAATATTTATTAGACAGAGCATCTCAAGAAACATATCTCGAATATTATTTAGGTATACCTGTTAAAAAAGGTCTATTTAAATCTCCTTTGAGAGCAGACAATAATCCCACCTGCTCCTTTTACAGGAACAAGAGTGGAGATATTGTTCTGAAGGACTTTAGTGGTGCATTTTATGGTAATTTTATCAGTGTGGTTATGTACAAGTATGGGCTAACCTATTATAAAGCATTGAGAATGATTGCCAATGACTTTGGTTACATTAAACATCCTAAACTTAAAAAGAATCCTAAACCTGTTACTATTAGTACAAATGAACTCAAAGAGTGTAAGGAGGCTAATATACAGGTAGAAATTCAAGAGTTCTCTAAAGAAGAACTTGAATGGTGGATGCAATTTGGTATTACAGAGAAGATTCTAAAGAAATTTAGGGTCTTCTCTTGTAAGACCGTATTTCTAAATGGCAATTTCTTTACAACATCTACTAAGAGTTGTCCAATATTTGGATATTATAGGGGTAAGAATGAGAACGAAACAGAATTGTGGAGAATCTACTTCCCTTTTAATAAGAAGCATGAATTGAGGTTTCTATCTAATTGGAAATCTTTCCTCTTACAGGGCGCTAAACAACTTCCTAAAGAAGATGATGTCTTAGTAATAACTAAGAGTCTAAAGGATGTAATGACATTGTATTCTCTCGGAATTACAGCTATTGCTCCAAATTCTGAGAATCTATTCCCAACTGAAAGTCAATTCTCTAAATTGAAGAGTAGATTTAAGAGGATTATTGTATTCTATGACAATGACTTAACTGGTCTTCATAACATGAATAAGATTAGAAAGTCATTTGATGTAGAATGTATGTGGATTCCTCGTAGTTATGGAGCCAAAGATATATCAGACTTTCATAAGATGTATGGACGAGAGAAAACTTTAGAATTAATAGAATATGCCAGAAGAAGTAGCAGAAAAACCTAAGAAGAAACGTAATGGTGCATATGCCAGACGTAAAGGAAACAATTATGAGTTGAAGATTATTAAGGAACTCACAGAACTAGGATATGCTGGACTAAAATCAGCTAGGTCAGAATCTAAGAACTTAGATAATGACAAGATTGATATAGCAGAAACTATAGACCACTTACCTTGTTATGTGCAGTGTAAATGTACCAAGAATACTCCTTCGATTTCAGAAATCATTAAGTCATGTCCTCGTAAGGATAGACCATTAGTGATAGTATGGAATAAACAAATTGACAAAGAGGTCAATATGGCTTCTGACGGACAGTATGTAATGATGTCCAAAGAATTCTTCTATGATTTAATAAGAAAGAATTAAAGCTATGAACATATTAGTAATACCAGTACAGTCTGTTAGTGATTTGATTACTAATAGCTCATCCGAGGTATTTATCTTGGAGACTGGAAAGACGTGTGAGGAAGTCAATACTATCCTCAACACATTTACCTCTGGGTTTAGACATCCAGAGGTTTTTTCGTTAAAGGACTTTCGTGAGTGGAGAAAGAAACTCCGCAGTGGTGAAATTGAGGATGATTGGAGTTATCCAGGTACTATCTTCAGTATAGCTAATGGATGGTTCAAAGACCCAGAAGATGAAGAAGACCTTCTTAATTTAAGAATGGACTTCTTATTCGACCCATTTGACACTATAGACTATGGGAATGGGTATATAGTACATGGCTACAGTTCTAGCTATAAAGAACCTATTCATGACGCCTTTATTGAGTATCTAAACAAGAATTGGGATAAGGTTGCGTATGACATCAACCGAGTTCTTGCAGAGGAAGAGGACGATGCTGTTAGTAGCATTGATTGGAAGACTCTACGTAGACATAATTATTGGCTCAAAGATGCTCTTGAAGATGTAGCTAAGGAGTTCTTGAAGAACTACAATGGACCCGAACCCACTGTATGGAATGTTAGTAAGGGTGAGGATGTGAGAAGACTGGATGGTAAGGTATTGGTTGTAAGCAATGACGATAACAGTATCCCATATGATACTTGGGATAAGATTAGAGATTTATTCAATGGTTGGAATGTACACTTAGGATGAAATTTAGACTACAATCTTTAAATGACGTAGTAACTAACAGTAGTATGGAAGTCTATCAAGAGGCTACTCAATACACTGTAAATGCAGTAAGAGATATTATTAATGTAATTTTAAAGATTAGTGGTTCAGACAAGTCCTGTGATGATTTGTTCACCATTAGTATTAACTATGAGGATATGCTTGATTCTTACTTTAACGACTGCCTCGATAGGTCTGATATTGATGAAGAATATCTAGGTATGATTGAAGAGGTTAGGAATCGTAAGGATGATAATGGATATTTCATTAGTAATTCAGAAGCATATAAAGAATTAGTTAATATGGGTATTGTGGGTGATGTATTACCCACTATTGAGGAATATGTTGGAAACTTTGACTGTGATTGGAGATATCCATCAACCGAAGTGTCTATAGTTCCTAAAGGTGAAGCAAGTCCAGCTGATGTTGCCATATTGAACAAAATAAATGACCTATTCAATGTTGAAGCGTGCTACAACTAAGTGCTATTTAGTCCCAATTCAATCATTCTCCGACATTATAACTAACAGTTCTTCTGAAACTTATATTGTTGATACTTCCTATACTGCTAAAGCACTAGAAGAGGCATTAGAGGCAGTACACAAGGAACATGAGGATGAAGAATATTATTCAGGAGAGTGCTGTGGGTTTTCGAAGTACCTTTAAGTGTTGCTAAAGGATGTCTGGTTGTTAGAGTTGATTATGGGTATAGCGATGTAGATAAGTTCTTAACTAAGAATTTTAAATGTATAGCATCTGACCATGAAAGAGTCAAAGACGCAGACGGGCGTATTGTTAAGGATTAATATTCAGTCATTCTCTGATGTAATTACTAATAGCTCTTCGGAGATATTCTGTACTATTACTGGGGATGATTTGAAAGCTATCTATGACCTACTAAAGCCAATACTTCCTGGTAGAGATTCGGACTTAGAGCCTACCCTACATATGGAAGATAACATCATTACATTGTGGTTGCCTTATGGAGAATACGCAGTGGAGTTCTATAAAGAGGGATTAGAAGCAATTCTTGACAAGTACTTTAAAGATAACTATAAAATAGAGTATGAATGAAAGATTGGACAAACTGGGGTACTAAAATAAGAGAGTTCCCTGCATACAATTATAAGGCTATATGGGCTAACCTGAAGACTATTCGAGTAGGCACTGGAGTAGCTAAGGAATTACCTCCCGATATGGCTGAATTTTATGATGTGGGTATTAATACTGTATGTAATGCTGAGTGTGACTTTTGTTATGTATCAGCAGGTCATGGAGGTATTAATTACCCTGACATCTGTGAGACATGGAAGAAGTGGATGTATGTGTATCAATCTGAGTTAAAAGATGGTATACTATATACAAGTAAACCATTCCAAATAGCTATAGGTTCTACTGGAGAGCCTACTATGCATCCAGACTTCTGTGAGTTCCTCGAAACAGTATATAATACTGGAGTAGTCCCTAATTACACCACTAATGGTCTTATCTTAGCGAGAGACAATGTAAAGGGAGGAGAGATTCTTGCCTATACTAAAGAATATGTTGGTGGAGTTGCAGTTAGTCTAGGTAATCCTAGTATAAGACTCCAAGCACATAGAGCTATTAATAAGTTACTAACATGGGGTAATACTAATGTAAATATTCATCACATTATATCTGATAAGGTTTCTGTAGACGAGTTCTATGATACTGTAGTTAGATATGGTGATAGTATTTACTATCATGTATTGTTACCTTTAATGCCTTCTGGCAGAAGCAATAAGGGTATTGAACCTGGTGTGTTTGAATACTTAGAGGAAATAATTCAGAAGCACGATATAAAGAATGCTGCATTTGGAGCACACTTTGTAGAGTATCTGAAGACTTCTAAGATAAAAACACATCTCTATCCACCTGAATCGTTAAGTAAGAATGTTATTCTTACTAAGGATGAGGTACAAATAACTCCGAGTTCTTTTAATCTAACACCTATAAAAGTTATTCACGTATGACAACAACTGATGTGAGTTTGTTAGCATATGTGAAGAGTCTATTCCCTTTCAATACAGATAGAATACAATCTATCTCTAGGGAAGATGGTAAACTATTTGTAGCCACTGACGATGATAAGCGTTATATACTAAAGCTAGTTGAACTACCTCCTATTGTAGCTAGTGTTAATATGGGTGAGCACCAAACCTTATTCTATATTAACCCAGAAACTAAGGAACCAGTGTATAGGAATAAGACTACATATGAAACCGAGAAGGAAGCTATTCATGCTGCTATGGTTATCAATGTGCAGGATAAGACTATACATAAAAGGCAGGCTTATAAGTGTAGCGTATGTCATAAGTGGCACGTAGGTAGAGGAAAGACTACACTCACAGATGAGGATAAAAGAAAACTTAAAATTAAGCATAACATTCGATGACAACTTACCTACTCCCATGTTATGGGGATGGTCATTGCTGGATTGAGAAGGTGCGTGCAAGGAACTTCTCTGATGCTCAGCAGAAGTTTATTAATGCTTTTACAGAAGATTATGAGGATATTGATATTCCATCCGATTGGGAGGATTTAATCACTATTCTAAACACTCAAGCAGATATAGTAATTGGAGACATCTACGACATAGAAGAGTTTTGAATCACGAAGAGGCAACCCTCAATGGTAAAAATTATGAGGAGAAGGTATTTCCACTTATATGGGCAATTATGTTCCCTAACACTGTACTTGCAGAGTCCAACCCTTACCAGAATATGCACTGCCATTATGATTACTGGTGGCGCTGCCTAAATAAAGGTAGATGGAGAATATACAAGTTGGAAATCAAGTACAAAATAAAAGGTTGGGGAGTTTACGTCCTATGGGAACTTCTTAACGTAAATGGAGACATTGGTTGGGGCTTGGGAGAAGCAGACCTAATTATATTTGGTGCTGAAGATGGTGTATACGTGGTTAATAGGGCTAAGGTAACTGCTTATATATGCAAAAAGCTAGGTATACAGCCCAATATTAAATCTATAAGGGAGGCAGAGTCTTGTTTGTTCGAGAATTCTCCCATGTGGAAATTATGTCATAGAATATCTAGACCCAACGAGCGTACCATAAAAATACCATTTGAGGAGTTCATGACCTTCGTTTCTCCATTCTTCTTGAATCGATACAAAGAAAATGAGAATAGGTTTAGATATTGACGATTGTCTAGCAGACTTCTGGGGAGCATATTGTAAGTACTTCGATACAGACAATAACCCTAAAATGCTGGAAGACCACATTATAACACGTAATGTACAGCAGATTTTAAGTAAAGACAGAGATTTTTGGTTGAATCTTGAAGTTAAGAACAGACCAGACTTCATACCTGAATTGTACTGCACTAAGCGGGTAAACAATAAGGCATGGACTAAGGAATGGCTTAGACGTAATGGATTCCCTGACAGACCAGTCTATCAAATGATTTATCAGCATGGTAACAAAGCTGATATGATTAAAGACAGGGTGGATATTTTTATTGATGATTCACTATCTAATGTGTTAAAATGTCAAAAGTCTGGACTACCAGCACTGTTGTTCCATACAGAAAGGACAGCAGACTTTCCTATGTTTAAAGTATTCTCACTAAATAAGGATGAGATAATTGACTCATATCTGTTTATGAAGAAATATGCATAGAAATGTAAAACTGATACCACTTCTTGACACTATACAACTCATTGAGATGAGTGACGAAGAATATTTTAGTGATAAATGGGCAGGATATATAAGCAACTCAAAACTTGCATTAATAAATCCAGACCAAGACGGAAGTCCTCAAATTTATAAAGAAGGACTAAGCAAACATCCTAAATATTCTGACTCTCTTGTGTTTGGTTCAGCAGTCCATGAATTAGTGCTACAACCTAAAGAATTTGCAGTAGTTAATAATGTTGATAGACCCACTGCTAAGATGGGAGCTATGGCGGATGAGCTATATAAGACATTCCTTAGTAATAAGGGTGTTGTATCCGATAAGGATATTATAGCTGCATCAGATAAGATTGACTACTATAAAGGAAAAATGGATAGTATTAAGATTGAGAATGTTAAGGACAAATGCATTAACTATTGGTGGGACAGAAGGGATTGGGAGACTGAGCATAATAACTCAGGTACTGAGCCAATCTATCTAGACCCCAAGTCAAGAGAGAAGTTACAGCTTTGTTTAGCTTCTGTTGAGGCTAATAAAGAGGTACAAGATTTATTACATCCAAAGGGAGTGTTCGAGGAGCCTATCTCCATGAACGAAGCAGCTCTATTTATGGATGTGAAGGCTGAACATGAGGGTAAGGAAACAATCCTTAAACTTAAAGGTAAGCTAGATAATTTCACCATTGACACAGAAACCAATGAAGTAGTTCTTAATGACCTTAAGACTACTGGACACTGGTTGATTGACTTTGGTGATTCATTCAAGAAATACCATTATAATAGACAGATGGCAATGTACGCTTGGATGCTACGTTCTTACGTAGAGAAGCAATACAATATAAAGCCTTCTAGTCTGATGGCGAATATGCTATTAGTATGTACTGTTCCAGACTATAGAGCTGGAGTATTTAGAGTGACTAATGGTGAAATTCGTAAAGGTTTCTTAGAATTTAAAGATTTGCTACAAAGAGTGGCATATTGCGAACTATATGATTGAATCTTTTCTTATGGAAGCATGGGAACCATCTTACCAAGACCTTGAGAATTATTATAGAGAATATTATAGTTTAGGTAACTTAAATTGTGATATTGGGAGTAAATTTGCTCTTATATCCCTTATATGTTTCCTTACTAAGCAAGCAAGGATTAAAAATCCTGATGCAACTTGTTATCTCGTAATAATGAAGATTATTGATGGAGAAGAGTCACAACATGACTTAAAATTCATTAGAGGATTATCTGTTGTCTGTACAGACATGATGAAACACTGTAATGAGTTTCTAACATTCGATATGAAAACCTCTAAGGAAATGGTTAAGAAGATTAAGGAAATTCTACATACTTATTTACCTTTCTAATGTCCGAAGAAGTAAGAATATCTTGGGGCGATAAGGTTGCTCAAAGGTATGAGTCAAATCAAAGGATTGTTGAGATTCTATCCGAGTTGGTGGAGAAGTTTCCTCAATGGAGATTCCAACAAATCTTACAGAATGTAGATGTTGCGTCCAGGAATGGAGAGGATTTGTTTTACGAAGAGAGTTATGATACTCTAACTGCATTGACTAATAATACAATAGTTAGGTCAATTTTATCTAAAACTGCTGATTAACACTTTTTAAGGTGAACCAGTTTGACAGTTAGATAAAATGTAGTATCTTTGTATCACGATTTCCGAGAGAAATATAGAGATAATAATTCAAATTTTAGATTATTTAGTACTAAGACTACTTGGCTATGTCCAATTAAAGTAGTATCTTTGTACTATAGAAAGTTACAAGATTAGAACGTATGAAATAATGTTTAAACAATTTTTGAATTATGCAAGCAATGAATTTTAAGAAAGTAGAAGTAAAAGGTTTCACAAAACAAGAAGCTATCGCAGAAGCACCATTCCAAGTAATCCGTGACGCAACTCAGGCATGGAAAACTGCTGGTAAACCAATCGCTGAGAAAGCGTTGAAAGAGTTCTGTGCAGAGTACCTAGCAAAGCACACTAAGTATGCTGCTGGTATTGGTTGTTCAATCACATTTGAAGCAGGTTCTGCTGATACACGTGAGCGTCCTTATACCGTAAAGGATATTAAGAACGAGAAGGGTAAGAGAAAGTATAAAACTGGTTATCAAGGTATTAACCCCGCAACTGGTGAAATTCTATTCACTAACTTCGAGACAAAGAACAAGGCTAAGGAAGTAGCTAAGGAATTGTACACTAAGAAAGATTACAAAGGCGACATCTTCTGCAAATACATCAAGGATGTAGTTGAGGGTGAAGTTGGTGCATTTGAAGTTAAGTATACTCCTTCTAAGAGTGCTAAACAAGGAACTTACATCTGCTTTGGAGTTGAAGCCTAATAGACTTCTACAACTTTAAATATCAAAGGGATTATCTTATGAAAATAAGGTAGTCCCTTATTTTTTTGTAATAGATTGCCAACTACCAAGATGATGTATTTTAAAGGCGTAACTGCTATCTAATTTTAAACATCTAACGATGAAGGAACAAACTATTATTAAACTTACTAATCACCTTAAAACGGTACTCTCAGATAACATCAGTATGAATGCTTATGCAGAGAAGATTGGTCTTCCTACAAGCTATTTCTGTATGAAGAGAAAGGCTGTAGAACAAGCTAAAGAAGCTGGAACAATCCCCGATGAAGATTATAATGTCATTATGGACTTGTTCAAGCAAATTGATGCTAGACCAAGACTAAGAACTTCTAAGAAAGAATCTACTCCAGATTTATTCGGGAATGAAGTTGTTTATAGTGACTCTGAATTAGATTCGGATGATACATCTAAGGTTACTATTGAAAGGGATGAAGAAGGTAAAATAGTTAAATATCTATTCACTATCTATGTAAGAGACAAGCAACCTATACTAGGTTCATTCAATAGAGATGAAATGAACATGGTTTATAGATTGTATTCTAACTATGGTAGTGGTATTACACAAAGGGAGGTATCAAGATTCTTCCCAGATTATTCTCTCGCTGACTTTAAGAGAATACTTAGAGCATTTAGCATTACTAAGGCATCAGCTCCTTTTGCTCCTCATGTGATTGAAGAGAATGAGAAGGATAAGCTGTTAGAAATGCAGTTTAGGGAGAAAGAGAATGACTTCTTAAGAAGCTATGAGGCTGAGAAGATTAAGCATACTGAGTCCCAGCTTAGGAAGTACATGAAAGAGAATCAAGACCTTAAAGAACAACTCCAGGATATGTCTGGAATGTTAGAAGGTATTGATGTATCAAATCTGCCCAAGTTTACTCCTGTTGTTAAAGGCAGGGAAGATAGAGATTTGATTATTTGGTTATCAGATATGCATATTGGTGCATCTGTGTCTGGATATTCTATCTATGCTAATGATTATGACCAAGAGGAAGTTGAAGCTAGACTTAGTAAGTTGGTAGACCAGTTAAAGAGAGAATCTTTAATGTTTGGTAACTTCACTAACATAATTGTGTGTAATCTAGGAGATTCCTTAGATGGATATGATGGTCAAACTACAAGAGGTGGTCATCAACTAGCTCAGAATATGAACAATAAGGAACAGTTAAAGTGCTTTATAGAAGTAATGACTAAGTTTATGACTTCTATAGTAGAAGAGCTACCTTGTGGTGGTCTGTCCTATTATTGTGTTGGAGAATCAAACCATGATGGAGACTTTGGATATTCTGCTAATGTTGCACTTCAATATATCTTACAAAGTATGGATATTGAAGCTACAATATTTGACAAGTTTATTGGTGAGTTTATATTAGGAACTACAACCTATATTCTATGTCATGGTAAGGATAACAAGGATATGTTCAAGAACCTTCCTCTGACATTAGATGTCAAGACAGAGAACTTTATCAATGAGTATATTGATAACAAAGGAATTAAAGGCAATGTAGTCTTTGTAAAGGGCGATTTACATCAGTCCGCAACTACTTATGGTAGGAGGTTTACTTATAAATCAGTAGGCTCTTTATTCGGTAGTTCAGAATGGATTCACAAGAACTTTGGTAATACACCAGCTGCTTGTGATTATTCTATTGTAGATGAGAATGGAAATATGCTAGATGGGCGTATATTACTGCAATGAAAATGATGTATGGAAATAACATTAGACGAATTACTACAAGGAAAGGCAACAAGAATTAAAGAGAGAGCATATTTTCCAACTGAAGCTTATGTAGAGCCTTTCTTGGAAACTATGTCTAAATTTACTTCTGATTTCAGGGTACAAGTTAAACTCCCTGACCAAATCACCAGAACTATTACTGGTGAATATAACACAGATGATGTAACTTATAACAGAGTTCTTATTGAAGCTGTGTTGCCAGATGAATACGCATGGGATAACCATGATGAAGTTATTGGTTTCTTATATGGATTAGATGTCCGTAAACCAATATGTAAGATGTATAGAGGTGGTCTTAATAGGGCGTGTACCAATTTATGTGTATTTGACCCTTCGTTCATCAATATACAGGAATTAGAGCCTGAGAAGGCTATAAACTATAAACCAGTTAAGAATCTGATGGAACAAACATCTGATTTGAAACTATGGTTGAAAACTCTCCACGATACAGAGTGGGAGAGAACAGTTCCAACTATCGAGTCTAATTTAGGTAAGTGGATGCGTAATGCAATTTCACAATCTTGTGACTTAGGCTATGGTAAAGTGAAGTTGGGAACTAAAGAAGTCATTGACGCTTATAAATCATTGTTTGTGGACACTAAGTCCAAGTATTATGTTAAGGAAGATGAAGATGTCAATATGTTTAAGGTTTATAATGCATTTACTGAGCTAATCAGCAATGATGGTGGTAAAGATATCATCAATAAGGCAGAGAAGACCTTATTACTACGTACAATCTTAGACTTTTAATTAATTAATGCTAGTAGTAAAACGAAACAAGACAGTACAGCCCTTTGACTGGGGTAAGATTGACTTAGCAATCACTAAAGCATTCCATGCTGTTAATGAACCTATTGACATGGATATTCTTAGTGATGTAAAAGATGAATTATACTTTAACAACATTATCTCTGTAGAAGAGATTCAAGACCAAATAGAGAAGGCTCTTATGGCTTGTGATTATTATAATGTTGCTAAAGCATTTATCTTATATAGGCAGAAACAAGCTGAACTTAGAACCTTAACAAGCAAGAAACAGTTTATTAAGGACTATGCTAAGGCTAGTAATGCCGCAACAGGTAGTAAATATGATTCTAATGCTAATGTTACTGAGAAGAACATTGTAACTCTTAATGGTGAACTCTTCAAGGGTGATATTATTAAGGTGAATCGTACTATACTTACCGATAAGATTAGAGAAATGTATGGCGAGGATTTAGCTAAGGAGTATATCCAAATGCTAGAATCACACGTATTATATAAACATGATGAGACAAGTATTATGCCATATTGTGTGGCAATTACTATGTATCCATTCTTGTTAGAAGGTTTACAGCCTATTGGAGGTTTATCTGCTAAACCTAAGAACTTAGACTCATTCTGTGGAATGTTTGTGAATCTAGTATTTGCAATTAGTTCACAGTTTGCTGGTGCAGTAGCTACTGGTGAGTTTCTAATGTACTTTGATTACTTTGCTCGTAAGGAGTGGGGTGATGACTACTGGAAACGTCCAGAAGAGATGGTTGATAAGCATAGGAACATTGACAAGACTCTTGAGCAGAAGTTCCAGCAGATTGTATATTCAATCAATCAGCCTGCTGCTGCTCGTAACTTCCAATCAGTATTCTGGAATATCAGTTACTTTGACAAGTATTACTTTGAAGGTTTGTTCGGAGAGTTTGTATTCCCTGATGGAAGTAAACCTCAATGGGATTCATTGAACTGGCTGCAGAAGAAGTTCATGTCGTGGTTTAACGAGGAGAGGACTAAGTGTATTCTTACCTTCCCAGTTGAAACTGTTGCATTACTTACTGATGGTGAGGACATTCGTGACAAAGAATGGGCTGACTTCACTGCTGAAATGTATAGTAAGGGACATTCGTTCTTTACCTATACTTCTGATAGTGCAGACTCACTATCATCATGTTGTAGGTTGAGGAATGAGGTTAGTGATAACCAATTCTCATATTCATTAGGTGCAGGTGGTATTGCTACTGGTAGTAAGTCGGTAATGACTTTAAATATCAATAGGTTAGTACAGGATGCAGTTAATAAGGGATATGATATGATTGATTATCTACGCTCTCAGGTTCAAAAGGTTCATAAATTCCAAACAGCATATAATGAACTATTAAAGGATTATCTGAAAGATGGTCTATTAACAGTTTATACAGCTGGATTTATCAATCTGAAGAAACAATACCTAACTGTAGGTGTAAATGGTGTTATTGAAGCTGCTGAGTTCTTAGGAATAGAAGTAAGTGATAATGATACCTATAGAGAGTTCATGCAGTCAATTCTTAAGGCTATTAGTGATGAAAATCGTAAGGCTAAAACCAAAGAGTTGATGTTCAATACTGAGTTCGTTCCAGCTGAGAACCTTGGAGTTAAACACGCTAATTGGGATAGGAAGGATGGTTACTTTGTACCTAGAGATTGCTATAATAGCTATTTCTATGCAGTAGAGGACACATCTTTAACTATCTTTGATAAGTTCAAACTTCATGGAAAAGAGTATGTTAAATACTTGGACGGAGGTAGTGCACTGCATATGAACTTAGAAGAGCACCTTACTAAAGACCAATACAGAAACCTATTAAAGGTTGCGGCTGCTAATGGTACTAATTACTTTACCTTTAATATTCCAAATACTATCTGTAATGATTGTGGGCACATTGATAAGAGATACTTGCATGAGTGTCCTAAGTGTGGAAGCAAGAATATAGACTATGCTACCAGGATTATTGGATATCTAAAGAGAATTAGCAACTTTAGTGAAGCTAGACAAAAAGAAGCTAGTAAACGTTATTACTATAAACAATAAAAATTATGGTTCTATTTCAAATCATATTTATTGCTATCCTGCTCCTAGAAATAGGGGTAGGGCTGGCAGTAAAGTACAACTACAATGGTCTCCAAGATAAGTTAGTGTCCCTATTTATGAGAATAAATATTGAGGACTATATTAGGTATCAGTTTCCAGATAGGTGGGTATTACAGATGGTATTTCTACTAATCTTATTCCTATTGTGCTTATGACAGGTGTAGAAAATGGATGGGTATGCGATGTGGAACTAGCTAAGAATATTATATTAGCCCACTTCAGTACAATGAGATACTACTCTAGTCCAGTCTATGGGGATAAATCTATGGATGATTGGTTAGACAAAGTTAAAAACAACCTACAGAGCTTTGATGGTGATTTCTCAATTATGAGAGAGAAAGGTTGGTTCTTGGGTGGACCAGATGGTTGGTCTGGCTTTATCATCTGTACATTAGATACATGGTTAGAAGAAATGGACCCCAATGAAGAGGTGTTATCTGTATGCGAAGTAGATGGAAAGCCTACTGTATTTGTCCTACATGAATCTGACTGATATGTTGAAGTACGTTAATTATGATATAGTCTTTCAGGAGATACCAAATGAAACTACACTTGCTATTAATATCTCAAACTGTCCTTGCCATTGTAAGGGCTGCCATAGTTCTTACTTGGCAGAAGATATTGGAAACTTTCTTGACCTCTGCACATTAATGCGATTAATAGATAAGAATGAAGGCATAACTTGTGTTGCATTCATGGGTGGAGATTCAGACCCTCAATCTGTTAATATGCTAGCTGGTATAGTCCAAACCAAAGGATTGTTAACAGCTTGGTATAGTGGTAGGCAAGAACTATCTAAGGATGTTGATATTAAGAACTTCAACTTTATTAAGTTGGGTCCTTATGTTGAAGAATTAGGTGGTCTGAAGAGTCCTACAACTAACCAGAGAATGTATGAGGTTAAGATGTGCAGGGAGTTAGATGAAGATGGTAATCCTATATATGGACTAGAAGACATAACAAGTTCGTTCTGGAAATGAATACCAAATTACCCTTTAGTGGGCACTCGCTGAGGAAGGTAAGAGAACCAAGTAGACCCCGTATTACCTTAGCAGAGGAGCAGATAAAGGCTCTTGAAAGAATGAAAGACTTTCTAAATACAGAGGAGCCAGTACTAGTATTACAAGGTTATGCTGGTACTGGTAAAACCTCTATCCTTAATGAATATATACAATTCCTAAGGTCTACTAGGGAGGACTTCATATTGTGTGCCCCTACACATAAAGCTAAGTTAGTAGTAGAAGAGGTAACTGGTGAAGATGCAATGACTGTCCATAAACTGTTATCTCTTGCTCCTAATATAGAGATATTTGAATTAGACTATAAAGATTTAAAATTCCAGTGTAATGGGTTTGGTGAAATACCTGATAATGGTATTGTTATTATAGATGAAGCATCTATGATTAATGACGAAATATACAAGTTACTACTTGATATGTGCAATCAGTATGGAACTAAATTGCTGTTTATTGGAGATAAGGCTCAAATACAGCCTGTGTGTAGTAAGAGTACAAGTTTAGTATTTAACTGTCCTAACATTATTACACTAACTCAAATACATAGACAAGCTGACACAAATGGTCTGTTACCATTATTGTCAAGACTGAGAGAAAGACCCCTGAAGCGATTTGAACCTATTGAAGCTCCAGAAGGGTCTTTAATTATATGTGACCAAGCCAAAGACTTTATGCTTAAAAGTGCGGACTTTTTTAGACGAGCTATTAAGAAACAAGACGTTAATGAAGTTAAGCTTATAGCATATACTAATGCCAGAGTGCAAGGATTCAACCAATGTATGAGGAAGCTACTATGGGATTCTGATGTAGCTAACGAATATAATCAGTTTGAGTTCTTAACTGGTTACGAGAACTTCGAGTATAATAATACTCAGTTCTATAACTCTTTGGACTACATAATAGTAGATGCTCCAGAAAGAGTGGAGAGACATATCCCCCATTTCATGAAGATGCCTGGATATGAACTTGAATTGTTTGATACAGTATATAAGAAATTATTAACTGTATTCATATTGGAAAGAGACATCAATAAAGACTATATAGATAGCCTTGCTGCTACAATAGAGAATTTTAGAATATCTGCTATTGAAGCTAAAAGGAACGGCAACCGAACTAGGTCCACATTCTTATGGAAGAAGTACTTTGAAATGATAAAGAGCTTTGCAACTCCTAAAGATATAATGTGGGACAACCGAGTTATTAAAAAGAAAACGTTCGATTATGGGTATGCGTCAACCATTCATAAGATTCAGGGAAGCTCTCTTGGAACAGTGTTCATTGATATGGCAAACGTTCTTGTTTGTAAGAATGTTGACGAGATTAGACAGATGCAATATGTATCATTGTCAAGAACTAAAACAGATGCTTATATATTGGTTTAATCCGACTAGACATGACTGTAAAAATAGTTTATAGTGAAACTTGCTTACCTTTGAAGAATAAGGTAGTAGCTTATATCTGGGAGAAATTTCCTAAGATAGAAGTTGAAACTTACGATGAACTACACTATAAAGATAAGAAGAAGGCTATTATGATTAAAGCATCATGTGGCACTAGATTAGTTCCTTTCGTTGCTGTCTATGATAACAACAAAGAACTAGTTAAAGCTTTTTATTCAGAGGTGGGAGATTGTACAGCGGATAATATTATTAAATATTTGAATGAGGTTCAGTGAAGCAATAATGTGGGGAGATAGCTTTATACAAGCCACTCTCAAACATAGAGAAGCAAGCCTTAAAGACTTTGTGAAAGTAGGGGGTAGCCCCGAACTTCACAGAGCTATAAAGGATTCTAAGGTTGGCTACATTAAGATTACTAAAGTCTCTAGCAATGGAGGGTATTTATCCACAGGTGAGTCTGAGGAAGGCATTACCGCTGCATTTGGAGAGGGTCTTAGTCTTTACATAGCTGACGTAGAACAGTGGTATAGAACATCTGTAATCCAGAAGATTTACTGGGATAAAGGTGAGTTCACCACTTTAAATTCAAGATACAAGTTTGAGTTTACAGAGATTGATTATCGTCCTATTCTTGAAGAAATGAAGAATGAAAGTACAAGTAATAAATAAATCTCAATGGGAGCTTCCCAAGTATGAAACCTTATTCTCTGCTGGCATGGATGTCAGAGGAGATTTCAGCAGAATTAAGTTAGTAGATGGTAAACCAGAGAAGTTCTTCTTTGATGCTGACGTTGTTGGTATTGGTCTAATGGAAGACCCTAACAGCAAAGGTGTAGTAGATAAGGAAGGCAACTACACTGGTGAGAAGTTACCAACCATTCAAGTAGCTAAGACTATTGAAATCAAACCTGGAGGTAGATGTTTAATTCCTACTGGTCTATTTGTAGCTATTCCGCAAGGATATGAGCTACAATGTAGAATGAGAAGTGGATTAGCATTAAAGATGGGACTCACTCTTACTAATGGAATCGGTACTATTGATGCTGATTATAGAGGTGAGATAGGTATCATCCTAACCAATACATCTAATGTTCCTGTTCGTATTAATGATGGTGAGAGACTAATGCAATTAGTTCTTGCTAAACATGAAGTGGCTGAATGGGAAGAGGTAGAAGTGCTTCCAGAAACAGATAGAGGTGAAGGTGGATTTGGTCATACTGGCAAATGATGGATATGAGTATCTTCAAAGAATTGGCAACTTTAGAAGAGAGGATTGAGAAGGACTCTAAGAGGAAAGATGAAATACTTTCTGAGATATCTTCTCTGATTAATAAAGGGAAAGAGGTAGCAGGTAACTGGTATGTAAAGGATGGTGTGTATCTGTACGTAAGTCGTATGATACATAAGCAGTACTGGGACTGGGGCTGTGATGGACCTCTCAAGTTCATAAAGTTTAACCCTAAGGAGTTTACATGTGTTAGAGAATTTATGAACTTTGAAGACCTAGATGGATTTGAGTTAATAACAAATGAAGAAGTTCTCAGTCTGCTAAGACCGATTAGTAATTCATTGTGTAGGCTACCAGACATGATGGATGCTGGAGGTAATAGATATATTAAGATGAGTCTAGTTCAGGATTATCGTTGGAGAGCTATTTGGTGATGGATATTCTAGTTAGTAAAGACAATAAGGGTAAAATCAGAGTTGTTGAGATTGACTATGAATGGGATGATTCAAGAAGAGGCTTTGTAATAAGAAGACGTACCTATCAATATGCTGGTAAGGTATCAGTTCAGCCAGAAATCTGGATATTTACAGGTAAGGCTAAAAGAACTGTTACTGAGCAAGTAAAGTTGGAGTATGCTTCCCATTTAAAGAAGTATCAAGATAAAGGATATAAGCTATTACCATCTAACATTAGCATTGATGATAGTAAGGCAGTAGCTGATTTCGTCCAAGAACAAATGGGTGAAGGTGTTTCTGATTCTAACGGATTTAAGAAGCACATGTTAGCTAAACAAGCTGACAAGGTTGCAACCAGTGTGTTCGATAAGATTAAATACTGGTGGGGAAGTAGAAAGATAGATGGAGTTAGATGCTCTTTCTATTGGAAAGACGGTGAAGTTAGAACTGCTTCCAGGGGTGGTGGAGACTATGATGCTTCCACTTCCTTTATGAGGCACAATCCTAAACTTATTCAATTCTTTGAAGACCATCCAGACATTGTATTGGATGGGGAACTATATGAACATGGTAAATCATTGCAGCAGATTAGTGGCGCAGCAAGGTTGGAGAAAGACACTGCTGGAATGGATTGGTTAGAATATTACATCTATGATGTAATGGACAGCACTAAGACATTTGAGGAGAGGTTAGATGTTCTCCATGATATAGCCAATGAGTTAGGCTTGAGTTTCAATCCTGAAAGGAATTGGGATGAAGGTGACTTAAAGTTCCAAATGGTTCCTCAAGAGAAAGTTGTGGGTTGGGCTAATATACAAAAACTACATGATAAATATGTAAGTGAGGGCTTTGAAGGTATAGTAATACGTGACCCTGCTAAGGTGTATAACTTTGGTGGAAGAACTAATGCTATGATTAAAGTCAAAATGTATAAAGATGCTGAATTTAAAATTGTTGGTTATGAGGATGGTCTACGTCCAGAAGACATGGTATTCGTATGTGAGACAGAATTAGGTATTAAGTTTGAAGCTAAACCTATGGGTCCTCGTGAATTAAAATGGGAATACCTTGACAGAATGGATGAAATCATTGGTAAGATGGCTACTGTAAAATATTTCTATCTTAGTGATGAAGGTTGTCCTTTGCAGCCAGTTCTAAAATGTATTAGGGACTATGAGTAATTACAAAGTACCATATCGTTATGATGTGCATTGGGGTTTCATTGATAATCAGATTGAGCTTAATCCAGAGGATTATCTTGATTATGATGATGAATGTGAACTTAATGGTGCAGTTTATGATACAATATGGGATAGTTTTAGTGTCGGAGACTTAGATATAGACCAGGCAGAAATGGATTTTAGTCTGCCTCAAGAATTTATTGACGAGTGGAAGAGACTTAAAGGCTATGAAATATAATATTCCTAGTAAGGTTAGAATAGCTAATCACTGGTATAAAGTAATACTATGTGATTTTATAGATAATGGCGACACATTTGGTTCTCATTGCAATCTAAGGCTGGAAATCAAGGTGGCAGAATGTATGAAAATGATGACGGGGAGACTATCTACCTGACTGAAGAGCAGATTAAGAACTCTTTCTGGCATGAAATGTTCCATGCATTCAACTATTACTATAATAACAAGCAAGATGAGTCATTAGCTCAAACATTCGCCAACTTTATGCGTGAATACGAACTTACAAGAGAATGAATTATATTGTAGTTTTTAGGAGGAGAGGGATTTTAATGTCCCTCTTCTTTGCTTATAGAGACGAGTCAGATATAGTCTTTAAGGATGATACTCTGATTCGTAACGAAGATGATGTTATTAAAGCGATGGATGAGTATTTCTCTCCCGATGAGGGAACGTATGTAATAAGGGAAACCTTGTTAGATTCAGAAGCATTTAGGGAGGATAATCAAGCTATCACTGAACATTTAAGAAAGTTCTTACATTGAAAAAAGTAACATTCCTTAAATTGTTAAACCTTATATCGAATGTAGGTAAGGATACAGAGAAGTTAGAAGAACTTGGTATTGATGTATGCGAAAGTACATTAGTCAATGGTATGTGTGAATTGTTCGATGCTGTTATGGAAGATGCTTATGGTCAAGAAGGACTTGAATGGGTTCAATGGTGGGTATACGAGAAATCTCGCAACCCAGAACTCAAAGCATATGAAACTAATGAACATGGCGAAGACGTTGAAATAATTCGCAGTGTTGATGAACTGTATGACTATCTTGAAGAACATCATAGCTGAGACTGTTGCTTAGTAAATCTAAGTTTCACTTTATAAATATTAAGGGTAACAATGGAAGTAAAACAGTTTGATTTTGGAGAGGCTTTGTCCTTTCTAAAGAGTGGTCTCAAAGTGACTAATCCAAGAGGTAACGTCCTCTTCATGGAGAATGGTAAAGTTTACTGTATCCCTAAAGCTCAATACCCTAAGGGTAAGAGAGAAGAAGTAAAGCTCTACTGGGATGCTATCCTCCGTGATGATTGGAGCTTATTCGAGGAATAGTCACTTTCCTCTTTAAAGATTACCTAATACAGAGATTATTTAGTATGGGTTTTCTAAATTTGCTTTAAATGCAATTAACTCAATCACCAAAATTTAACAGAAATTATGCTGCTAAGATTGTAGAGATTAAGGATTTTATTAATCATCCTAATCCGAAGTGTGAGAGATTAAAATGTTGTACAATTGATGGTTATTCTATCGCTGTAAGTATTGATACCAATCCTGGTACATATATTTACTTCCCTATAGAATGTGCTATTGATGATAGCTTCTTATCTGCCAACAATCTCTTTAGAGATAAGAATAAGAACTTTGATAAGGAACAGGCAGGATTCTTTGAAGATAATTGTAGAGTGAAGATTATCAAGCTACAAGGTTATCCTTCTGAAGGATTTATTACTCCTATTACATACCTATACAACTGGCTTACTTTAATTGGTAAGAAGAGTGAGATAGTACATAAGGTTGCTCCAGGTACTGAGTTTGACTCTGTAGATGGAGAAATCATATGTAGGAAATATGTTCCCAAAGTTGCTTATACTCTTGGTCAGCCCAGAGAGGGAGGTAAGATAAAGAGAAACCTAAAGAAAGTAAAGAAAGTAATTGATACTCAATTTAGGTTTCATTATGATACTACGCTCATTAAGAAGTGTCCATCAGCTGTTCATCCTAACGATATTATAAGCATTACTGCTAAGGTTCATGGAACCTCTGGTATATCTGCTTATGTATTGTGTGAAAGACCTAAGAAATGGTATGAGAAAGTGTTTGAGTTCCTAACTCGTAAAGAGATAGATGATACTCGATATGATTATCTATGGTCTTCTCGTTCAGTAGTTAAGAATCCATACTACAATGGAACTACTAACGGTGGTTTCTATGGAGTAGACGTGTGGAAGTATGCAGATGATGTTGTCAGACCTCATCTACAGAAAGGTATGACTGCTTACTACGAGATAGTAGGCTTCCTACCCAATGGTGGGGCAATCCAGAAATTGGGCGGTAAAGCATTTGACTACGGATTTGAACCTCCTAAAGGTGAATATAAGTATGGTGAGAACTTTGGAGTACAAATCTATCGTTTGACCTATACTAATCCTGATGGACGTGTATATGAGTTTAGTGCACGCCAAGTACAACAATGGTGTGTTAAAGAAGGCTTAAAGCCTGTAGAAGAATATTACTATGGCTATGCTAAGGATTTATATCCTGACCTTTCCGTTTCAGAGCATTGGAATGAGAACTTCCTACAGAGGTTAGCTAGTGATAAGAATTTCTTCATGGAGTGTGAATCTCCAACTTGTAATAACAAAGTTCCTCATGAGGGAATTGTTATTAAGATTGAGAACTCTCTATCCGAAGCTTATAAGCTGAAGTGTATTAAATTCTTGGAAGGAGAATCTAAATCACTGGATAAGGGTGAAGTGGACATTGAAACTGAATCATAAAGTGAAATTTAAGCTTGAATATGTAATGGAAGTGGATGATTTGGAATTGCTAGAGTTGGTCAATGACTATCAAAGGCGTTCTGATGAACCCACTTTCAATACATTAGACGATATTCCAGAGGCTCTAATGATAGATGCCTTAGATGAAGCTAATTACATAGAGGACGAGATTAATGATTATATGATGGTAGAAGACATCAGTATTTCTAAACTTGCTAAATAATGAAGAGGTTTCTAATACACGTTAGCACATATTGGTGCGGTATGGATAACACTTTCAGAGCAGAAGCTGAGAGTGAACTTGAGTTAGATGAAATAGCCGACCAGTTAGCTTATGATAACTTCCAGTCTTAAGGATTCTCAGAGGTATAAGGTTCTCTATTACCAAGAGACTACGGGTATCTGAAGATATGTGGCAGGCTATGAAGGCTTATGACTATTTCGACAAAATGCCAGTAGTATCTGAGGAGAGAATAAGGGAAGAGCTGACAAAGAGCTTTAAGTGTAACTCATCTTTAACTCTAGGGTGGTTATCTGAACTTACTGATTTAAGAGATTACATTTTTAAGAACACTAATTTATGGCTTAAGCCAACTAGTGAGAAATAGTGGAAACTAAGAAACTAATTATCTGTAGAGGTATTCAAGGCTCAGGTAAATCTACTTGGGCTAAACAATGGTGTCACGAAGACCCAGAGAACAGGATTAGATTCAACAACGATGATATTCGTAATATGTTAGGTGATTATTGGGTTCCTAACAGAGAGAAGGTTGTTACTGCAACATATAACACTGTACTAGCTTATGGTATGGAGAAAGGTTATAATATTGTAGTTGATAACATGAACCTTAACCCTAAGACTTGTGTAGAGTTAGAGAAGACGGTTAAGGATTTCAACGAGAATTATACCTATGATTGGAAGTATGAAGTTGAATATAAAGATTTCTTCATTCCAGTTGATGAGTGTATTCGTCGTGATGCCATGAGACCTAATCCAATAGGAGAGAAAGTTATTAAAGCAACTTGGAGAAGGTATCGTGACTTTATTATCCAGGAAGATATTAAGAGTATGTTAAAGAAGAGTCCTAAGCATGTTGATGGTGGTCGTCCTGTTATATTAGTAGACATGGATGCTACATTGTGTCTAAATACTACTGGCAGACCTTACTTTGGAGAAGGTGCAGCTGAGGGTATGTTAGATGATGTAGCTATTGAAGGTACTTGTATGCTTGTTAGACGTATGTATGAGAAGTGTAAAGTATTCATTGTTACTGGCAGAGAAGGCACTCCAGAAATCATAGCCGCTACTAAGAAGTGGTTAGCTAAACACGATATTATAGTAGATGACCTATTCTTCCGTCCAGTTAAGGATTACAGTCCTGGAGCTGATTGCAAGAAGAAAATCTATGAAGATAATATCAAAGGCAAGTACAATGTTCAATTCGTCCTTGAAGACAATTATAAGTGTGTCAAGATGTGGAGAGAACAAGGATTAGTGTGCTTACAACCTAATGAAGGAAAGTTCTAATGGCAATATTAGTAGGACAGCTAATTGAAATACTGAAACAATTCGACCCTGATAGAGAAGTGGTAATACACACTCTTAAAGGGGAGAATGTTGAAGTAAATGGCTATTTCATACAAAAAGACCAAGATAATCATTCATTTTACTTAACAGACTTAGACGTAATTCCACGTGACTGATTTGGATAAGAGGTTCTTAACTAATACTGATGAAACTGGTAGGTTTATTGTTAAATCACTAACTACTGGTAAGAAGTATTATATTGAACCTATAGGTAATGGACACCCAGCAGATTGGGGTGATATTAACCCAGCTACTAAGAAAGTAGAGGGAGATTACGGTCAGAAATACACTGGCTGTGTATCTGAGAAGGAATCATTAATAACTCCAGAAAATGGTTTCAGACTTATTGAAACCCTTGAGGCAGGTATGAGTCCACTTAGTGTAGTATATCAAAGAGATTTGGAATATGAGAAACTAATGAACAAATCAAATGAAATTCAAGGGTGATATTATCATAACAGACCCATGTTATATAATTAAGAAGGATTCAGAGGACTGGCGTAAGTGTGACTATGGTGATAACATGGCAGCATTGGGTCTTACTAATTATATCTCCGAATCTACTCGTTATGGTGATTGGAGTTGCTCAACTTGGTCTACACCTCGTAAAGATGTAGAAGCACAGTTAGAGGAACTCAATGCTTTAGGAAGAGCAAGATGGGAACTTATGAAGCAGTATGGAGAGGATTCAGTTCAAGCTAAAATCTATGACGATAAGATAGCTGATGCTTCCTTAAACATTGAGAAGATTGGATACTTCTGTGCTGATGCTGGTATGGTAGCTGTGTTCTTGTTGGATGAAGTGCTAAAGTATAATCCAGACTTTGACTATCATATTAACAGAGAATGGACTACTACACTTATTAAGGATTTTGATGATGAGGATGATGCTCATATTATCGGAGTAGGTAATGTCAATTTCTTTACTACACAAACAGGATTCTGATTATGAAGTTCGGGCTATATGAGGATGTGAAAGTAACTACATGGTGTAGATACTCTTACGAAGTAGAAGCTGAAACATTGGAGGAAGCTGTTGAGCTGGTTAAAGATGGTGATGTGGACAGTACAGACATGGAGGAGTTCTTTGAAAGCGACGTGTTCCTTACACCACAAGAGAATGGAGGTCAGCCTACTCACGAAATTTATCTAGCTAAAGATGACACATTGTTGTATTCTAATGGAGATAAGTAATGTACAAGTTTAACGGAGGAAATGGTGCTGTAGTCTGTGATGGATGTAGCATCATTATGGAACAGAATATTCCATTTGAGAAATATCGTAAGGAACACAGCGGTTATGACTTCTGTGAACAGTGTTTAAGTAATCTTACCATTGTAGATAACTTTGACATGATAGAAAATATCTTGGAATTTAATAGCCAGGATGAGTTCTATTTCTTACAAATCATTCAACGTAAGAAGGATGGTAATATCACTCAAATTGGGAACAATGGTTATAGAACTATTAAGACTTACTATATCTTTAGTAAAGACCAGTTCTTAACCAAGAAAGAAAAGATTAAAGAGTTATGTCTAAAGAACAACGCTAGAGCGTATATTCATCTTAATAAGAGGAATGCTCAAGAGGTTGCTTTGGCTTCTATTCAGCAATATGCTAAGCTAGTCTCAGAAGGTAACTCATATCAGGGTTATAGAGTATGGGATAGTGCATGTGGTGGAAATAGAGCTAAAGGATATAAACCACTGTGGGTGGTTGATGTTGACTCCAAAGACCCCGAATATTTAAAGACAATTATTACACTAGTCAATGAATGTAGAGGTGTTGAGGAGAACAAAGTAAGGTATCAAATTCCTACACTACATGGTTATCATCTAATAACTATTGGATTTGATGTTCAGCAGTTTAACCAAAAGCTAGCTATTAAGAACATGGACCCGATTGATATTCAGAAAGATAATCCAACTCTGTTGTATTATGCAACTGTTTAAGGCTTAGAAATAAGTACTGTATTAGATTACTCGTTAGGATTTATAAAAGCAAAACACAATGAGTAATTTACCATTAGGAGCAGAGAATGACCCCTTCGCTCCGTATAACGTTCAAGAAGAGACGTTTAAATTCGACTTAGGTGTTAAAGGTATAGCATGGTATGAATACTATGGCTATTTAGACATTGATGAAGCTAGAGAGGCTATTAAACAGCGTCTTATTGCAGCTTTATCACAGCTTGGAGATATTGATATTAATGATGTAGACATAGCTATATATTAATGATATATTTAGTAACCAAGCAACAGTCTCTCTGGGCATCTGATAGATATAAAGTCATCAGTGCCGAGGAGGCTTTAGAATTATTAGCACCTCTCAATGTAGTAGAGCTGGATACTGAAACTATGGGTTTAGACCCATATACTAAGGAACTATTAACTGTTCAACTTGGTTGTGCAGACTTTCAAGTAGTTATTGATTGTACATCTGTGGACATACACCTATTTAAGGGGTATATGGAGAACCCTCAAAGGATATTCTTAGGTTGGAATATTAAGTTTGACTTGAAATTCCTATATCATCAAAGAATCATTCCTATGAGAGTATATGATGGTTATTTAGCCGAGAAGTTACTTTGGCTAGGTTATCCAGCAGGTATGCATGAGATGAGTTTGAAAGCTGCTAGTATCAATTATCTAGGAGTAGATATGGATAAGTCTGTACGAGGTAAGATTATACAGACTGGATTAACAGAAGATGTTATTGTGTATGCTGCAGGAGATGTTTCCTATCTGGGAAGGATTAGGGACAAACAGCTTATCGAACTAGAGAAGAAAGGTCTGTTAAAGGCTATTGATTTCGAGAATGAGTTTGTTAAGTGCCTAGCATATATAGAATATTGTGGGGCTAAGTTAGACATTGATAAGTGGAAAATCAAAATGACTACTGACCTTAATAACCTTGAGAGATATGAAGCAGAACTAAATGATTGGGTAGAGCGTTATTGCACAGAATACGGTGATAAGGGCTATACTATCAATCAAGTTATCCATATTGATAAATGGTATAAGTCTGAGGATGTACTCAAAGAAGAGAGAGCTAAGTTACCTCTAAATGCTGTTAGAGCACCAGAGTTTGATTCTACTGGAGCAAGTCATGACAGTGAGGCTTATGTTATTAAACAAACTGGTAACTACTGTTCTGTTAATATGCAAGGTGATTTGTTTAGTGGTTTTGATACTAAGCCAAGATGTCATATAAACTGGACTAGTTCCCAACAAGTAATCCCATTATTTGAAGAATTGGGATTGAATCTAAGAGTATTGGATAAGAAGACCAAGCATTATAAGAAGTCTGTGGATATTAAAGTGGTAGAACCACAAGCATCTAAGAGTCCTCTAATTCCAATATATATAAAGTATAAGAAAGCTGCTATCATTGTTAATACCTTTGGTCAAAAGTTCTTAAACTTGATAAATCCTGTAACTGGTAGAATCCATGCTAATTTCAACCAGTTAGGAACTGATACTGGTAGGTTAAGTTCAACAGAACCTAATCTTCAGAATCTACCACATGACGCTCAAACTAGAGCCTGCTTTGTTTCCGATAAAGGTAACAGGTGGATTTCAGCTGACTATAGTGGTCAAGAGTCATATCTAATGGCATCTATGGCTAACGATGAAGCTATGTTGGAAGAGCTAACTAATGGTAGTGGTGACTTACATAGTCTAACCGCCAAGATGGTGTTCCAACAAATTCCAAGGGATATGCCCCTAAAGGATATTAAGAAGAACTTTAAAGACCTAAGGCAGGAAGCTAAAGGTTACGAGTTCTGTTTCAATTATGGTGGTCAAGACAGTACCTTAATAAGGAATTATGGTCTTGATGCCAAGAGAGCTAAAGAAATCTATGAGAACTATATGTCAGGTTTTGCTGGCTTGAAGAGGTATCAGGATTTCCGTAGAGTAGATGTTATGCGTAAAGGTTATATCTTATTAAGTAAGATAACTGGGCATAAGGCATATATCTATGACTATGATGAACTTAAAAGACAGATGGATAAGCAAGAAGACCCTGAGTTCTGGGCATATTATAGAGAAATGAAGCAGGAAGACCCTGACTGTGACACTGTACAAGGTGTTAGACGTTTAGCAAGACGTAAAGCAGAGTCTGAGAAGCAGTCTATTAATTATCCTATTCAGGCTGCTGGTGCATTATGTTTTAAGTTAGCATCTATAAAACTATTCAACTGGTTGTTGAAGAATGGTTTGTTATTCAAGGTTAAATATTGTATTCCAGTACATGATGAAATTAATCTTGAAGCCCCAGACGAGATTGCTCAAGAAGTTGCAGATATATTAGTTAAGTGCATGGTAAGTGCAGGTAAACCATTCTGTACAAGAGCACATTTAGGTGCTGATGTAGAGGTTGGTGACCATTGGATTCATTAATATGGCTAAATATATAGACTTAAGTTCAGTAGTTGACGTAGAACCTGAAGTATGTGAGGTACTTCCTCTTATTGAAGATGATGACCTTCAATATGAATTTTGGCAGAGATTAGATGAAGGATTCTTTAAAGACTTTCTTTGTAATCACTGTAATGAGAATGACCTCAGTATAATGAAGGAAATTCTCGACGAGATAATAGAAGATTCTAAGGATGCAGACTGAGATTGAGAGAAAGTTCCTAACCACTAGCAGCTTGTTTAAGGAGCAGGCTGTTAGGGTTATGAATATACAGCAAGGATACATAGGGACTACAAGTAAAGGAGAAGCTAGAGTATCTATAAGAGACGAGAAAGCATGGATTATAGTCAAATCTAATGAAAGACTGTCAAGGTTGGAGTATGAAATTCCTATTCCTAAGAAGGATGCAGAAGAATTACTTAAAAGAACCTGTGGTAGGATTATTCATAAAACTCGTTATATCATTCCAGCAACATCTGGTATGTTGAAATGGGAAGTAGACGAGTTTCATGGAGAGGATGAAGGCTTAATAATTGCTGAGATAGAGTTACCATCAGAGGATACACAGTTTGATAAACCTCAATGGTTAGGTAAAGAAGTAACACAAGATACTACTTATTATAACTCTACACTCTCTAGGGCATCCTGGAAAGCTATTCAGAAGTCATATGCTGAAGCTAAGCCTGGGATGATTGGAGGGATTCATTAGTAAAAGGATGAAGTATAGGAAGAAACCAGTTATCATTGAAGCTATACAGTTTGAAGATAATTCAGACCGTATTATAGAAATTCATGAGTTTATGGGAGGTGATACTATAAGAGTAAACTACGAAGATAAGGATAATCCTTATCTGAAGATTGAGACTCTTGAAGGTATAATGAAAGCCTCTGTTGGAGATTATATCATTAAAGGAGTGAATGGGGAGTTCTATCCTTGCAAGCCAGATATATTTGAGAAAACTTATGAAAGAGTGATTGATGAGGCTGATTAAACCATCATTTGAAATAATTGAACAAAAGCCTGGAGTAGATGGGCTGTTACAACATATAGAAAGATGTGGTAGAACTTGTTATAAGTCAGAAGACAAAATAACAGAAGATAGTGCAGAGAAATTTGTCAATATGCTTGTAAATCGTGGTCATACTGCGATGGTTGAACATGGTACAGTATATTTGAAGTATGATATTATCGAGCATGGTTCTATGAACCTTCCCAATAAATATCATTTCAATAAGTATTCTGTAGTGACTGTTGGTAATGAACCCCTACATGGATATGAGACTCCAGAATATAAAGAGAAGTTCGATGGACATACATATGCCTACATAACCACTAACTATAGAGTACTACTTCAAAACGATTGGCTTGATGACCTTAAATATCAATGTGAGCCTTCAGAGCATCACGTTAAACGTGTTACTGTTAAGTTTGTATGTGATAGAGGAGTTAGTCATGAGTTTGTAAGGCATAGAGTATTCTCCTTTGCACAGGAAAGTACCCGCTATTGTAATTATTCTAAGGATAAGTTTGGTAAGGAATGTACATTTATTATTCCTACATGGTTTGACAAGTATATGAATGATGATTACTCAGATTACCACACCTTGGACTGGCAAGCTGGGTTAGATTCCTCCTGTGCTGAAACAAACTGGTTATATGCTATGCTCTTCGCTGAGAAGAGTTACTTTAGTAGTTTAGAGAATGGCATGATTGCTCAACAGGCTAGAGCTATACTTCCTAACAGCTTAAAGACCGAGTTAATTATGACTGGCACTATTAAACAATGGGAAGGGTTCTTCAAGTTGAGAGATGCTAAGGATGCTCACCCTCAAGCAAGAGAGTTGGCACAACCACTGCATGAAGAATTTATTAAGAGGGGCTATATAAAATGATAGTAAGAGTGTTAGTAGAGTACGTAGACCCTATGGATAATTCACTCCCACCTCAAATTTATATTAGGGAATGGAAAAGTGTAGAAGTTATTCCTATGGAATGGTACTTTCTAATCCTCATGGATATAGGTACTATAGAATATGACCGCAAATGAATACTTTGGTGACTGGATTGATGTTATTGACAAAGAGGAACTACGTAAAGTGGTAACTTGGGTTAATAAGGTCAATTCAGCTGACCTATGTCCTTCTCCTAAGAACATCTTTAGAGCATTTAGGGCTTGCTCATTTAAAGACTGTAAGGTAGTCTTTCTTGGGCAAGACCCTTACCCTCAAAGAGGAGTAGCTACTGGAATACTGTTTGGTAATTCAGAGGATACTTCTGAGGAGTATCTATCTCCTTCACTTAAAGTAGTTAAAGAGGCGGCTATTAATTATGAAATTCCCCATAACCTTATAGAGTTTGACAATACGTTAGAGTCTTGGGCTGAGCAGGGAATATTAATGATTAATACAGCCCTTACTTGTGAGGTAGGCAGAGTTGGAGCACACTTTGACATATGGAAACCATTTGTATCTAAGTTGATTCACAACATGAGCTATAAAGATGGAGGTATGATTTATGTTTTATTTGGCAGCCAGGCTGGGTTATTTAAGAATGATATAGTGAATAGCTTAAAGACAATCGAAGTATATCATCCAGCATATTATGCTAGGACTGGTAAGAAGATGCCTAGTAGTGTATTTACTGACATCAATCAGGCGTTGAAGCAGCAGTATAACTATCAAATAGAATTTTATAAGGAGACGGAATATGGAACGTGCTAATAGAAAATCAGTAAATGATAATTTACGCAAGTATGACCATTTAGCTAAGAAGGATGACTTTATTGAAGTTACTGAATGGACTAATGGTGAAGGTTGGGATATTACTATAAATGATAAGGTAATCCCACTAACTCGTGGTGAATTGGATGCTATTGATTATCTAACTAAGGGTTTAGATTATGATAACGATTAATAATTGTAAAAGATGAAAGAACAGAAGTTTGAATTTAGTGCTAAGAACACTTTCTTTACCTCTGACACTCACTTTGGTCATGCTAATATCATAAGATTGTGCAATAGACCATTTAAGGATGTTGAGGAAATGAATGAAAAGTTAGTTGAGAACTGGAATAGAGTAGTCCCAGAGGATGGTACAGTCTTCCACTTAGGAGATTTTGCCTTTGGTGGAAGTGCTCTATGGAACAGCATCATCCCTCGTCTGAATGGACAAATCTACTTGATTATAGGTAATCATGATAGAAAGAATCTAAGACAGGGTTATATGGATAAGTTTGTTGGGGTGTTACCACAAATGCAAATCCAGATAGAGAAGAGAAGTATCTATTTGAATCATTACCCATTCCTGTGTTATGGAGGTTCGTATCGTAACGATGCTGATGCTGTATGGCAGTTATTCGGTCATGTTCATTCTGGTCCAACTAGTTCTGGATTGGATTGTGATAGGTTGGTTCATCTATTCCCTTATCAATATGATGTAGGTGTAGATAACAACAACTATACTCCAATTTCTTGGACTGAGGTAAAGGAGAAGATTCAGCACCAAATAGATGAAGGAGTAGAGAAATCTGTTAAGGAACATACCATTCCTGACGAAGTGTATAAACTAAGTGACTAAAATATCTTTAGAAATTGACGGACGAGTATTCTCTATGGAGTTGCCTTATAATGATGCAACTGCTGAGGAGCTAATTAAAGGATTCTGTACTCTAATGCATGGACAAACGTTTCTTATTTGCACCATCAAAGATGCCTTAAGAGATGCTGCTCAGGACTATAGAGAGGACATAGAATTAGGTTATGAACCCTCTAAGGAAGATTAAAAGGTTAGAAGCTGGTGAATCATTCATTACCAGTGAACCAGGTAACTCAATGCTTCCATTATATAAAAGTAATGAGAAGCATTTGGTTACTCCTATTAAATGGGAAGATTGTAAAGTGGGTGATGTAGTATTCTGTAAAGTAAGAGGTTCATGTGTAACTCATAAAGTCTATGCAGTAGACAACGAGAAAGGTTGCTTAATAGGCAACAATAAGGGACACATGAATGGCTGGACTAAGAATGTCTATGGACTTGCCCACAAAATTGACCAATCACTAAAGACAAAGAGAGTTTGAAAATTTGTGTAACATCTGACTTGCATGGTATTCTACCTAAAATAGAAGAACCTTGTGAAGTAGTATTGATATGTGGAGACATCATGCCACTGCGTATGCAGAGGAATATTCCTCAAAGTGAAAAGTGGTTAAAGACTACATTTGCTGAGTGGGTTAATAATCTCCCTTGTGAATCAGTTATCATGGTAGGAGGTAATCATGATTTTGCCTTAGCTAATATGTATAGGCAACCTCTAAAGATTAACTCAATATTGAGTAATCCTACTAATGGTAAACTTGAATTATTAGATAATGAAGCAACATCTGTTATTAGTAAGGATGGTAAGGTATATGATGTATGGGGAACACCATACTGCAAAATCTTTGGTAACTGGGCATATATGTATGAGCCAGAGACATTGATTAAAGCATATGAATCTATGCCCCAGTATTGTGATATTGTTATATCTCACGATGCACCCAAATTGTGTGGGCTTGGTGTTATTCACCAAAGGTTTGACAGGGAGGATGCAGGTAATCCTTGGTTAGCTGATGAGATGCTTCGTAAACATCCTAGATATACATTCTGTGGACATATTCATAGTGGTGAGCATACACTGCAAACCTTTGATGATATGAAAATGGCTAATGTATCTTTAGTAGATGAAACTTACACTGAAACTTTTAAACCTTTATACCTCGATGTCGAATAATAAAGTTGTAGTACAAGGAGGAGTTGGATTCCCTGGATTGTTGTTTATAGCACTGTTAGTTTGTAAACTATTTGGTGCTAACATAACATGGTTCTGGGTATTTGCTCCATTATGGATTCCTCTTGCATTAGTGGCAGGATTCTTCTTAGTATCAATCCTAATAGCAATATTCGTAGCATGGAAAAGAAAATTACTCTAGTAGTTGTGGACTTCCAGTATGACTTCTGTCTACTGGGAGCACCACTCTACGTTCCTGGGTCCGATAGGGCTTTGTGGAACATTTCTCATTTGATTGAGAACAAGAAAATTGGTGAGGTGATATTCACTGCCGATTGGCATCCAGCTAACCACTGTTCCTTTAAAAGGAATGGTGGTGAGTGGAACGACCACTGTGTGCAGTTCTCTAAAGGTGCAGCTATACACGACTTACTGTTATATGGTTGTATCGGTTCTGGAGTACCCTATAGAGTACTTATTAAGGGTGAACTACCTAGTTCAGAAGAATATGGAGTTAAGGTTGCTCCTGCTACTGCCAAGGTTAAATATGATACTATTTATAGTAATTCTATAGGTATAGATGTTGGCCCAGAGAATCAGATAGTAGTATGCGGATTGGCAGGTGATTACTGTGTTCTTGAAACTCTAAAGAACCTGGAGCCAATTAAACCTATGGTATATCTTGACGGCATAGCATCTCTAGACGGTGGTATAAAACTAAACAACTATATTGAAAGTAATAATACAAGATTATTTGAACTATGATTGTAAAATCAATTCTTGATACGGACTTGTATAAGTTTACAACTTCGTATGCTTACATGAAACTGTTCCCTCATGCAATAGGAACGTTTGAGTTCTTTGACAGGGACAACACTGAATATACAGAAGAGTTTGTACAACAACTAAGAATGGAAATAGTATATTTCTGTTCCTTGCATTTAACCCAAGAAGAACAGGACTATATGACAACTCATTGTCGTTTTATTCCTCCCATGTATTGGGAATGGTTGAGTGGAATTAAACTTAGCTCTGGTAAGGTATCTATATGGCTTGATGAAGATAAACATCTTCACATTACAGCTAAGGACTATCTTTACAGAGTAACTCTGTATGAAGTGCCTATTTTGGCTATTGTATCAGAACTCAGAAACAGAATGTTGAATAATACTATTAACATGACAGATGTTCTTATTAGATTAGAACCTAAGATTGTTCTTTCTAATCAGAATCAGATGCACTTCTCTGAGTTCGGAACCCGCAGACGTTATTCATATAATGTCCAGGAAGCTATAGTAAAGAGTCTAAAGGATAGTGCAACATACTGTACTGGTACTTCTAACTGCTATCTAGCTATGAAATATGATATGCCTATGATAGGAACTCATCCCCACGAATGGTTCATGTTTCATGGTGCTATGTATGGCTACAAACAAGCCAACTATATGGCATTGGAAGACTGGGTTGAGGTATATGATGGTGACTTGGGTATTGCATTGAGTGATACTTATACTTCTGCTGTATTCTTTAAGAATCTGTCTCGTAAACAGGCTAAGCTGTTTGATGGTGTACGTCAAGATAGTGGAGATGAATTTAAGTTTGTAACAAGTGCTATTGCACGTTATAAAGAACTTGGAATTGACCCCACTACTAAGACAATCATCTTTAGCAATGCTCTTACGTTCGAGAAGGCTCTTGAAATCCGAGAATATTGTAGAGGGCGTATCCGTTGTGCATTTGGTATTGGAACCAACCTCACTAATGATACTGGACATAAACCATCCAATATTGTTATGAAGTTGACTTCCTGCCAGATGAATAAGAATCAACCTGTATTTAACTGTGTGAAGCTATCTGATGATTTGGGAAAACATACTGGTCAAGAACAAGAAGTAGAACACTGTTTGAACGAACTATGTATTTAAACATAAAAATTAAAGAGGATTTCCGCACCCTTAAAGCCAATCAAGAATATAACTTTGACTTCTCTGAGAAGGGATGGCATCTTATTGTTGGTGATAATGGGTGTGGTAAGTCCACATTGTTAAACACTGTCAGGAGTTTTAAGTGTGATAACGTAGACGATAGAACCTGTTCAGATTATGACATGAAGCTAATGTATGGGAGTATTAATTCTTTCAAAGATAAAGTTGAAATTGATACTGACTTTGAGAAGTTTTATTTTATTAGCTCAGAGTTCGATGACCCTCGTGCGTTAGATAACTGTGCAAGTGCAGAAGCATTAATCAAACATGGTGGATTTGCTACTAAAAATCTATCTAACGGACAAAGGCATCTCAGTACATTAGCCCGCTGGATAGAAGAGAATAAAAAGGAATGGGATGAAAAGACACTACTTGTATTTGATGAGGCAGACAGAGGGTTTGGACTCAAATATCAAGCTGGGATGGTCAGAATGTTTGATAACTTCTTTAAGAAGTATAAGGCTAAGTCTTTAGCTGTCTCACATTATTCCCTTCCTATATTATTAACAGATAAGGTGTATTGGTTTGAGAAAAGGAGATTCGTTCCATCTGACCTCTACATATTATTTGAAACTGGTTATATGTTTGAAACTCCTAAATTAATAGGCGAGAAAGATGAGTAAATTAAATTATGAGCATGTCTTCAACACTCTTGTTGAGGAGACAGCTAAATACATTACCAAGAACAACCTTAAGGCAATGGTACTTGGCATCAGTGGGGGAATTGATTCCACTGTTGTTGCTGCCATTTGCCATGAGGTTAGTAAGAAGACTGGTATTCCTCTAATAGGAAGAAGTCTTCCCATTAAGAATAAGGAAGATGAGTTTGACGTATCTAAGTTGGTTGGGGAAGCTTTCTGTAATGATTTCAAGGTTGTTAATCTAACTGATGGATATTTGGCTGTGTACAATTCAATAATAGGGGGAGAGGAGAATCTCATAAGTTGTGGTGACGATGCTGAGAGTAAGTATCAAACCCCTATCGCAAATGGTAATATTCAGGCTCGTCTTAGAATGATATATCTATACAATCTTGCTTCAATCCATAAAGGGTTAGTAATGAGTACAGATAATCAAACTGAGTATCAGCTTGGATTCTGGACTATTCATGGTGATGTGGGTGACTTTGACCCAATTCAAGGTCTATGGAAGACTGAAGTGTATGAATTAGCTAAGTGGCTAATAGGGTATTACTATGGATGTGGGATAAAGAAAGAAGTGGATGCAGATGGCGCTAGGAAGATTTATGATATGTGTGAGGCTATTAAAAAGTCAATGTCTCTTACTCCTACTGATGGTTTAGGTATCAGTAATAGTGACTTAGACCAGATAGGTGCTAAGAGTTATTATGACGTTGATAGAGTATTACAGACTCTTACTTGTAAGGCTTCTCCAGAGAATGATAAACTACAAGACGAATTAACTACGGAACTTGGTCCAGATGTTGTAGGTAAGATTACTGGACGACGCTTCAAATCTAGGTTCAAGAGATTAGTTAGTCCTATCATAGTGCCAAGGGAAATGTATGATTGACTTCTTAGAGCTAATCCTAGAATTAGTAAATGTTAAATCACGTAATGAGCTAGTAGCTCTACTTGTTATAGGCGGAGTACTAGCCATTATCTATTATTTGTTTCTTGTATGAAATTATATTATTTATTTTTGTTGGTAATGTTCTTTCTCTTTAATAGCTGTGTAGAACAAACTCCGAGAACTAAGTCAGTTGCCCCTATATCAGTTAGGGATACTACTAAGAGGACGAGTAGAAGCCATTTGTGGAACTCTAATACATCAACCTACAAGAAGACCAAATCCTCATACACTCCGTCTAAGAAAACGTACAAGAGGAAATCTTCTTACAAATCAAGAAGTAGGAGGCATAGAAGATGATAGGAGTATTCTTTGGGTCTTTTGACCCTCCACATATTGGTCATGTTAATATTGTCACAGCTGCACTTAATTCTAGTATTGTTGACAAGGTTATAGTAGTTCCAGCGTATAAGAGTGTTTGGAAGAACACAGAAACTAAATGGGAGTATAGACTTACTATGGCTAAGGAAACCTTTGACAATATTCCTGGAGTAGTTGTGGATGGTATTGAATATCGTATCGCTAATGGAGAACCATTACCTACTTATAAGACTATTGAGGCATTAAAAGAGATTTATGGTGAGTTTATCATTGTAACATCTGCCGAGACTTATAAGGAGATTCCAAGATGGCAGTATGGTGAAGACATATTAAAGGATAATAAGTTCTTAGTAGTCGATGTAGCACACTTTAACAGTGAGGATATTCCGCATGACGAGGTAAAGGTTATCTATGCTCCTGACATTACAATATGCTCTACAGCTATTAGAAAGTGGGTTGATGATGGAAAGATTATATTACCATTTGTAACAGATGAGGTAAATTCAATAATCAGAAAACTTGGACTATATAAATGAGCCAAATCTATGTTTCAGGTCCTTGGTCTTTTGCTTCTGGTGTATTACAAGTAGTCAAAAGTATAAAGGTTAAAAGTAGAGCAGATAAGGTGGTTTACAGTGAGAAGGGAACTGAGTATCAGTTTTCTAAGCTGGAACAATCAGACTATGTCGTATTTGTATTAGATGGATTTGCATGGCAACAGAAATTGGAAAGTATTTCTAAGGGAATGCTTTCAGAACTTATGTGGTGTGTTAATCACAGAGTTCCAATGTTCTTAGCTTACAAATCAGCTAACGGGTTAGGCATATATAGTACAGAGATAGATGAGAATTTAAACTTTAAAGGAATTGCTGGAACAGCTGATAACTTCTATCAAATTGTAAATGGGCAGTTTGGAACTATTGTGGCTTCAAATCCCTTTACTGGTGTACTTAAGGTAAACAATGACGGTGGTTACACAATACAAGATGAAGGTGTATATCTAAAGGGTGAGTTATTAGGTGACCCACTAGACTTCCTTAATGTTGAACAACCAAAGAGTTACTTTTATTAATATGAAGAATTTTCCATTATTAGACGAAAATGGTAAGGAATGGTGGATTAGCCGTTCTATTGCTGTAACAGGATGTGTATTTACATTCCTAAATGGTAAGTGGTGCGTACTTGCTAATAAAAGAGGCGAGGGAACTCCAGACTTTCAAGGAATGTGGAATATGCCATGTGGTTACTTAGACTTTAATGAAACTACAGCAGAAGCTGTAATCAGAGAAGTTTATGAAGAGACTGGAGTTAGACTGAATCCTAACTTCCTACACTTCTGGAAATTCAATGACTCTCCTACCCAAAATAGGCAGAATGTATCCTTTAGATATTACGCTCTAATTGATGCACAGCCAGGTAGTATCAGTGTTGGCACTGGTAACGATAGAGGTGGAGAAGAGGATGAAGTAGAAGCTATCGGGTGGATTCCATTGGATTCTATTGATAAGTATCAATGGGCGTTTGACCATGATAAAATTATCAGAGAGTTTGCTGAGTGGATGCACTTAGAGGACGGAGATTTGGATATGGAGGATATTGACTTAGACCCAGTATGACATACTTTATAAGTGGGATAGGGACTTAACATGGGAGGAGTTTACCAAGTGGTATGCTCCTGCCATTAGTAAAGTCATTTGTACTGATAAGGAAGCCAGATTCGTTGTAGGAGACTGTGAAGGTGCAGACCGTATGGCACAGGACTACTTGTCTGCTTGTGGGGTTTTCTTTAGGGATATTACTGTATATCATATGTTTAAAGCTCCTAGATACTTGACTAGAAGTTGTACTCTCACACAAGGAGGATTTACTAAAGAATATCTAAAGCATGAATAAGTTTATATTCTTAGATATAGATGGGGTTATGAATAGTAATCTCTTCTACTCAGAGAGAACTCAGGACAAAAGATATAATGATTGGATTAAAGAGCATCCTCAGCGTATAGCTTGGAATGCTTGTAATATTGACCCAAGAGCAGTGGAAAGACTAAATAGACTTACTGATGCTACTGGAGCTAAGATTGTTGTATCTTCTACCTGGAGAAGTGATAGTAATTTGCAGGAAGTGTTTAACCTTGTTGGAATTAAAGAACCTATACATGACATAACTCCTTATATGAGGAGTAGGCATAGAGGTTCCGAAATCCAAGAATGGTTAGATAAGCAAACTGAACCTTATCGGTATGTAATCTTCGACGATGATACTGATATGTTGGACTCTCAATTACCTTATTTCATTCAATCTGATTGGTTGAAATGGGGACTAAGTGATGAAGATGTTGAACAAGCAATACATATTCTAAATGATACCAATACAACCGCTGAGACACATCTATAATAACCCTTCACTAGATAGGGAACTTCTATTAAGGAAGCTGGCATCTCTCAGACTAAAGGGTATGATTAGTATTGAAGAGTATGAGTATTTAAAACATTTAATAAGAAAGGAGAACGAAAATGCTCAGAGAGCAAATGGATGCACTTATTAAGCAATCAATGCTTGATAAGAATGTAAAGAGAACAGAAGTATTAAGAGCCATTAAGAATGAGTTCTTAGTGTACCAAACTGCTAAAGGTGCTAAGCCTTTAGACGATGCAGCTGAGTTTACTATTCTTCGTAAGATGGTGAAACAGAGATTGGATAGTAGAGACCAATACATTTCAGCTGGAAGGAAAGACTTAGCCGATAATGAATCTAAAGAGATTCTTGTGCTTGAGTCTTTCCTTCCGAGTGAAGCCTCACCTGAGGAAATCATTAGTGCAGTCTACACGATTATCACGGAAAAGGGTTGGGGAGATGGCGAAACAGGTCCCCAAATCCCGAAGAAGTGCATGGGAGAGGCTATTAAACTGGTCAAGGCGAAGCTTGCTAATGTAGATGGTAAGTTGCTGGCTGATACAATTAAGACTTATCTTGTATGACACTAAAGGAAATAGTAACTCTTCCTGCTGAAGCAAAGTTTGTTCATGCAATAGCTGGAACTCTTTACTACAGAATTACGACTGACGATGTAGTAGTAGAGTTCCCTATTGATATGAATGATAAAGATGATGTGGGCACAACTACCTTCGTGGCTTCTTATAAACCTATTACACTGATGAGGTATATAAGAAAGGCTATAGCAAATGAAACTTTGCTTATAGTTGATAAATCCAAGTTGAGGTAGCTGTACTATGTGATAACTGATTAATATATTTTACTCTGCTTTAATTTCATAAATTTCTTGGTTTAATTTGGTAATACTGCTTATAATGCTTATATTTGCAGAAATTAAGTAGTTAAACCGTTTAAACGTATTAATTTATGAAAATCGAAGAGAAATTAAAAAAATTCCAACAAGGTGGTGCTGCACCTCAACCTGGTGCTGAACCAGCAGGAGGAGCACCCGCTGAGGGAGCACCAGCAGAAGGTGGTGCACCTGCTGAGGGTGGACAAGACCCAATGCAACAGATTCTACAAGTGGCTGCTCAGGCAGTTCAAACACAGAATTGTGAAGCTGCGATGGCTGTGTGTCAAGCCCTAATGCAAATCGCTCAAGGTGGTGCTGCTCAAGAACAAGCTCCTCAAGAGGAACCAACTTTTGCAAGAAAAGGTGCTAGACTAGTAAGAGTAAGATAATTAGTCAACAAGGTAAGAAGGGGCGTATATTAATTATATGCTCCTTTTTTGTTATACATAGTATATGTCACAAGTAATAAGAAAATTTGAGAACTCTGGTAAGATAGAACAATCTAAGCCAGAACTATTCGAGAGAAGTGGCGTTGGTAAGTACAATAAGGCTGATTTAGTTGCTGGACTATATAGGAATATAGATACCTATATAAAGAATAATAATCTTAGCGGAGACAAAGCAGTTTCATTCAGAGACTCTGCTAACCAGTTTATTAAAGGTATTGAGAATGGAACTATTAGTATGAATGGTGATGGTACATTCTCTGATGCAACAGGTAGTATGGCTAGTACTGGAAAGTTTGATAAAAACTGGATAGGACGTAAGAAGGATACTACTAATAATGCCTTTAATTTAGTTGGGGACTATGCACTAGACTACATCAATCAGATGCAACAATACACTGAGCCAGCAGCTAAGTCAAAGTTTAATACTAACGACTTCCTAACTAAAGAGATTTCTAAAAGATGGTATGGTGGTAACGATATAGATTTCGGTAACTGGTTCAAAAACAGAAGTGAGCAAGACCGTAATGCACTATTGGGAGACATCTTCAATAATGCAGACTATAATCAATTATACCAAGATTATGATTGGACTGACACTGGAATTAACAGTGCAGAAGATTTAGCTACTCGTGGAAGGGCATTTAGTACAGCCATTTCTAATAATACGTTAGATAATGATGACTATAATACCTTTGCTACATTAGGTGGCAGTGGTTTGGATAAGTTCCTAAAAGAAGCTCCAGTACAAACTGAACCTACTCCAGAGCAAAGTAGGATGAAAGCATGGGAAGCTGAAGCAGAAGCAGCAGGTGCTACGACTCCTGAAGCTAAATCAGCATATATCCAACGTAAACAAAGAGAAGAAGCTGATAGAAATGCAGCTATTGTTAGGGCAAACGAAGAAGATATATATAATAGAGAAAGGGATGCATTCTTTAATGATTATGCTACTAAGAACCCATTCAAGGGGACTGTAAGTGGATATGTAGCAAGTAAGACTTCATACAACCCAGAGAATGTACTACAGTACATAGACACCACTCATAAGGGAGTTATCAATGACTATTTAAAGAGTGCATTAGACCCAAGGTATTTTAGAGGTCAATTATCTCACCAAAATGAACAAGGTCAAGACAACCTTAGAGAACATTTAGCTAATAACCTTGACCTAGCTATCAATACTGGTAAATTACCAAAGATAGACGATGAAACTTATGCTATTCCTGGTACTTATAACTATGACAACTGGTCTTTAATAACTTACAATCCAGTATCTAGACAATATAAAGAGACTTCTATGCTCGCCAATGATGCTTTGAAAAAGATAGCATATGCTGAGTATGATAGAAGAAAGAAAACTCCTACCAATAAAGAGGGCGGTATTATTAAACTTCAATACGGTGGATTTGTTGAGGATGATAGTGCATACAACGCTTACAGAGAACAGTTTGCTAAGAAGAAAGAGGAGAAGAAGCAACAAATACAGGCTAAAGCTAAGGCTACTGATAGAACCCCAGAACAAGTAGAAGCAGGCGAAAGGAAACCTATGGCTGATGGGCAGGATTGGGAATATGAAGACTATGCTAGACTAGTATCTGCTGGTGCTGATGTTGGTTCAATGATAGCTTCCTTTGTTCCAGGATATGGTACAGCCGCATCAGCTGCACTTGGAGTAGGTAGTACAATAGGAAACTTTACAGCTGACTTGGCTGATGAGAGTGTGGGAGTAGGTTCTGCATTCTTAAATGCTGGGGCTGGATTAGGAATGGACCTTATAGGTCTGATTCCAGGTTTAGGAGCTGCTGGTAAAGGTAGTAAGATTGTAAAGAATCTACTAAAAGTTACTCCTAAGTTGGCTACAATTTGGAGTGCATCTACATCATTTGCACCTGCAATGCAAGCCTTTAATAAACTAAAGGATAAGGGTGCTAAGGAAATGACTGTAGATGATTGGAAAGCATTAGCTAACGGTCTAACAGCTGCTGCTGGTGCTACTCGTTGGGGTGCTGCTGCTGCAAAGAACAAAATCAATACACATAAATATGGAACTACTACTAGAACAGTTACAACTAAATCTGGTAAGCAAGTTCAAATGTCAGAAGAGGAGTTCCAGAGAATAAAGAGAGCTTCTGGTATTGAAGGTCAGAATGAAGCTTTACAAGCTGTAGAAGGTGCAAAAGGCGAACAACTTCCAACAACATTCAAGAAATGGTATGATGTTAGGAGAGCTTATCAAGGAACTCCTGATGTTGATAAGAATACTGTAATCAATACAGATGCTATGAGGAGAACTGCCCCTGATGGTACTATTCTTGAGCCAACTAAATGGTCTAATGAAGGTATTTGGAGAAGTGCAGTAAATAATAGTTTTGGTAAGAACTGGGAAGGAGATTGGTTTAAGAACTGGGGATATGCTCCTCCTAAGAGTAACGCCCCAAAGCCAGCCAAACCTAAGAAAACTAAGCAAGCTACTCAACCCTTACAGTACAAGAGGAAAGACACACCTGTAGATACTTCTATAAGAGACAGGATTGACAAGAATTTAGGAATTAACAATTTTAACCTTACTGGTAACGATGTACATACAAGGGCATACAACAGAGTAAGAGAGAGGGGATATCAACAGACGTTTGATGAGGCTGGCGCAAAGGCTTTGAAACAAATTAGGACTAAAACTTCTGCTAAGAATAAAAGAGAACAGTATGCTAATTCTATGGCAGATGATGCAATAGCTTTACAATATTGGAGAAAGAGGTATCCTAAGAGAACCGCTGGACTAAGTGATAATGACCTACTAGACTTAATTGAGCAGCAGAAAGTAGCCAGTAGAGACCCACAAGGTAGACTTAAGTTTAACGCAGGTGGTATAGTTCAATTCCTACAAGGTGGTAACACTGTAGGAAGAATCAAAGCTAAAGATATGTCTAATTGGAATAGAGCTAATGCTTTAGCCAACTATGATTGGATTGCTGATTATGATAGATGGGCATCTCAACATGAAGGTCCAGATGACGTAGTTGATTCTTATATATTAGCATTTAACGGTGGTGAAGATATTTACGACCAACTAACATCTAAGACAGGTGATTATTTCGGAGGTAAGTACAATTATTCAGTACAAGACCCATTAGCTAAACATAGACAGATTACTTTTAGAGGTACTAATCAGGGCTTTGATGATTTAATCAGAAAGGGTATTGTAGGTTATGGTACTACAGAAGGTAACTCTGGATTTGATATATATGCTGGTGATAGAACTGGTAACAGAACACTTGCAAGAGGAATGTCTCCAGAAGATGTTGCTCGTTTTAATAAGCAGTTAGCAACTAGAGGAATGGAACTCTATGATAAGGGTAACGGTGCTTATAGACTAAGGAGATTAGAACAAAAACCTGTTGAATTACCAGAGGTTGTTGTAACTGCTGATACTCCTAAGACTCCTGCAACTACTAACCCTTCAGCTATTAAGGGAGCTGCACCTAAGAAAGGTAAAGGTTTCAATCTTGGAGTAATGCCAGAGGATGTAATAGCATTAGGTAGAATGGTCGGTGGATTGGCAGCTAACAACAGAGCAGCTAAGTTGTATAAAGAAGGATTAAAACCTACTTTATTAGACACATTCGAAAACACTGTTCCATTGCAAGGTAACTTCCAGGCTACAACTAATGCTGAACAACAGGCAGGTAATCTCGAATCTGTTGCAGCTAGACCTAGAACTTCTGATGCTTCACTTCAGCTTGCTGGAGAATTAGAAGCTAGTGGTAGAGCAGGTCAAGCTAGATTCCAAGGTGGTCTACAAGATGCAGAAATGTTCTATAAGACTAGAATGTTAGGACAACAAGAATCTGATGCTGCTAAGGCAAGGAGAGTTGATGTAGCTAATAGGAACAGAGCTTCAATGAATCAAATTGATGCAGCTAAGAAACAGATTGATGCAGCTAGAGTTACATCTAACTATCAAAATGTTATTGCTCCTTATTTAGCTGGGGTTGAGAACCAATTCGCACAGAAGAGGGCTATGAACCAACAATTAGATATGGAAGAAGCTCAGAGAGAAGCTGAAAGAACTTACTCTCCAGAGTTCGATAGACTAACCCAGGATTATAACAATGCTTATAAAGCATACGGTGTAGCTAATAACAATAACTATACTGGATGGGAGACATCTAATGAGTATAAATCGTTAGTAAGTAGAAGAAAATCTCTTAATGATAATGTATCTCAGTTCTTACTGGATAAGAGAAGAGGAATAATGGGTTCTCCATATATGTTCCAAGTTAAGAAAAACTCTTCTATAAAGACTCCATATGTTAAGTCTGGAGGTAAACTAAGTGCCGCTGACAGAGAGAAATTACAAAGAGCTAAAGATTTTAATAAGAGATTGCTTGAAGACAATAAGCAGTTCCACAAAGATATTATGGAATCTAAGAGAGAACATAACAAACTGATAATGTCTATGTCTTCTCTAACTTCTGAGTTAATAAAGAAAGCAATGTCATGAGAATAACTTCTAATATAGATAAGCTACAACAGGGTGGAGGTATTCCACCCTTTGTTAGCTACACTAATGTTCCAAGACCTCAACCAACTGCTCCGTATAGCACATCAGATGCTAAACAAGCAACTGGGGGAGAATCAGAAGGAGGGTTTGGTTTACTAGATAAAAATATGGTGAAGATGCTTTATGAGAAGGGCTTACCAAGTGATGTAGAGCAATTCTTAGACCAATCTGGGTTGTTCTCTGAGTCCATAATGTCTAACCCATTTGAAAAGACTAACGGTGCAGCCCAATATAAAGCACTGTTAAAGATATTACCTAAAATAGCTATGAATAAGGAAGAGTATAATAGAGCCATACAAGAAGCTACTAAGAACAATGCTCTTAAAGAAACAGCTATTGATACAGACGGTAGAGTATTTGCAATTAGTCCAGATGGTCAAGTTACTAAGAAATTTATAAGCCAATTAGAGGAAGGTGAGCAAACCTTAACAGTTGGTCAAATGGCTGAGAATAGAGCCTATAGTCAAGGATTAGCATTTAACAGTAATGCTATTACTGCTATTGCTAACAGCACAAGTATTGAACAAATTAATAAGACAATATGGGAAGCGATTAAGAATTTAGGTTCTAATACAAGAGCTAATGAATACTTTAGGTCTAAGGATGAAAGAAAAGCTAAGGCAGGAATTGATAAGCTATTAGAGGAAGGTGCAGACGGTGTGTATAAGATTAATTCTAAATCTATATCACAGGATGCTCAAGCCAAATATGCTTTGAATTATATATTATCAACATTACCAGCTAATCAAAAAGTTCTATTGCAAGACTATGCCAGGAAATCTGGACTAGATTTAAAGACTGGTCCGTTAGAAATCATTACTAGCATGATACAATCTGGAATCAGTTCTACTGAAGAACTTGGAGTTAACTATGACAAGCAAGCTACTAATGGTGCTAATACTGATGAGAAGGGCAACAAGAAGACTAGGGCATTTGATATTCCTATGATGATTATAACTGGAGATGGTCTTCCTAAAGAGAATGCAAGAATTAGTTTTGGTAGTAACTATGCTATTGATGTACAGGCACAGAAGTTACCATTCATTCCAGGTAGTGATGGTAAACCTATTGGTCCGACTTCCTTAATGGGAGCTTTAAGTGGTCAATTAGGTAGTGTAGTTAATAAGGATGCTGTCCATGTTGGTAAACGAAGACTTGATGCCACTAAGCTTAATCAGCTATACTATGACGGTACTGGAGTATCTACAATGGAATTACCTTATACTCTTGATGAAAATGGACAAGCTGTTCCTGATTTCGATGTTATAGGTACTTACAAGGCAGCTGTGGATGAAATCAATAAGAGAGGTAAGGATGTTACTAAAGCTGAAGTAAATCAAGTATTCCAAGAAAGAGGTCTGAATAGATATTTTAATGAAGATGGTAGTTTTAATAGGGATAACTTTATGAGGTTTGCAGGCATATCAGTTATTGGTGATGATAAAACCTTTGAAGGCCCTGACGATAACTCTGACTTCTTTATGCCTATCACAGATGGTAGGTTAACAGCACAGATAAGTGCAACATTAGGTACTAAGTCAAACCCTATGAATATGGGAGACCTATATAGAACTATTGCTTATGTACCTATTTATGACTCTCCGAGTCTAGCAGGTGCAGCATCTGGTAACTTCTCATGGATTAAGGATGAAGGAGCTATGATGGAAATAGCAAAAGAACAACAACTCCGTAACGCTAGACAGGCATATAACAACAACATAACTAAAAGTCAATTATTAAATGGACAATAAGAAGCCGAATGATTGGATGTTGAATGTGTTACAGAACCCTAGTTTCTCTTTATCTGATTTTAAAGCGGTAGGGATTGATGGTAATAACACTTCCATTGAAGATAGAGAAGTCTATGCTAATAACAAGATTATACAATCAAATCCACAATTCCAGGATAGTGACGGTAACTTTGATAATGCAAAGTTTAACCAATTCTATGATGGTGCATTAGAGTCATATCAACTATTAGCTAATAATACGTTTAATGAGACTGTAATGGATGAGGCTACCTTTGGATTTAATAATATTTGGGCACCTAAGGAAGCTAGTAAAAGAACTCAACCTGAGTTTCAAATCAATAGGATATTCAATCCTGACAGAAGGAAGATGGGAGTAGAGAAAGTAGGGTTCACTAGTGATAGAACCCTTACTGCTGCTGAAATAGCTCAGACTCAAAGGGTATATGACCCAGAGACAGGTGAGTGGGATGAATCTCCTAATGATGCGTGGTTAGGTAGGAATTGGTTCCAACCAGTAGCCCTAGCTCAATGGGACTCCGATGATTATCATATTGACCCAGAAACCAATAGAAAGGTATGGCACAAGAAAGGTGAGCTAAAACTAAACGACGAAGGTACTTACTACTATGAAAAATTAGGTAGTAGAGAGCCTTATGGTAGACAAATACTATCTCCATTTGACGTTCTAACTACTGATGGTTCTAAGGCTAATAAATATGACTTCTTCGATTCAGATAGCTTAGATAAGAGTGTATTCGGAAGTATAATGAAGAATACATTTAAGATTGCTCCTATGTTTGTGCCTTATGTAGGACCAGTATATATTGGATTAGGTATTGCTAATGAGTTAGCTAAAGTGTTACCTATTATATATAAGACTACATTTGGATTAGCTGGAGCATCTACTGACTGGGCTAATAAGTTAGAAGGATTTGCATATTCTATGGATAGCGGAACATCTGAGTATGCTAAGCAACACCCTTGGGCAGCTGAGAACATCCTTAATATGGTTGGCGATGTAGCTAAACAGCTATATGAACAGAGGTGGATATTCACTAATGCCCCAAGATTATTTAAGTCTTACGGCATATCATCTAAGAATGGTACTCCGTCAGAGTTGGATAAGCAAATAACTAAGTTGGCAGAAGAGTATACTCAAACTGCTGTTAAGGATATTCCTAAGGTATTAAAGTCTTTAGAGGCTACAGGTAGTCTTGATATTATACAGAAAGAAGCTTTAGCTAAAGCTACTATATGGAGTCAGAATTATATGAAGAGTTACGAGAACTGGGGTAAACACCTATCTCGTCTTTATATGACTGGTACAGCTTCATATAATGCTTTTAGTGATGCTAAACAAGAAGGAGCATCTGATGAACAAGCTGCTGCTGTGTTCTGGGGATATATGGCTGGAATGTATGCTCTAATGGCTAGTGATATTGGAGAACATGTACTTCCAGAATTGAGGATGGATAAGGCTCAAATCAAAAAACTTATCCAAGATGTAAGTCAGCAAGCAAAGCAAAGCATATCTACTAATGCAGTTAAATCTGAATCTAAGGAGTTAACTAAGAATGTATTTGCTAAGTTGTTTAATGGTGCAAAGTCCTTTGCTCAGAATAACTACAAAGCTATTGCTGACGGCTCTACTTCTATTCTATCTAATGCTCTTGCAGAAGGTGTAGAAGAAGTAACTGAGGAAGTATTATATGATGTTACTAAAGCAACATTTAATGCTATCTCATATTTTACTGGTAACGAAAGAAGGCTATCAGCTTTTAATGATATGGCTTCTCGTTATAGTATGTCATTCTTTGGAGGTGCTATCGGTGGTGGTATGTTCCAAGGTATTAATGATATTAAGATTAGAAAATCCTACGATTCTAGTAATATGCAGGCTAATCAAGAACTTATCTATCTAATCAGACAAGGTCGTGGTGAAGAGATTTACAAGGCTTTGGAGGATATGAAGAAGAAAGGAGTGCTTGGTGATAGAAACCTATCTGCAACTAAGGTTGATAAGGTGGGTGATAAGTATGCATATCAACAAGGAACCGATAAAGATAATCAAAATGATGCTATATATAGTCTAATGAAGGATTATGTGAGCAACATTGAACAAGTTCTATCTGTTGAGGGAATGAAGCTATCTGATGCTACTTTACTTGATAAGCAAATGTTATCTGAGTTAAGGTATCAGGAGTTATTCAAGAATGCTCCTTCTGCTGGTAAAATTTTACAAGACTTCAATAACCTTGCTGATAGGTTTTTAACCCTACACAGTAAGATTGATGAAATCAACGCTACTTATTCAGACGAGAACGGTAAGAAGAGTAAGGAATATGCTGACGCTATGGCTGCTGTTCAACAACAAATAGATGATGCTAAGAAGGAACAATATGAGTTCTTACATACTGGTAAGAGAGGTAAGTATTTAGGAATGATGATGTTCTCTACTAATCCTGTGATTAGTAAGCCATTTATTGATATGAACTTCAGAATGTATGCAGAGTCCAAATATAACAAAGACTTCGAAGCATTATCTGAAGATGATATAGCTAAAGCTAAAGAGGACTACAACGATTACCTACAGTATGATGCCAATTCTAAGTTAGATATGGCATATGATGTATTCCGTAATATGAACGAGAAGCTATCTCCTATCTTCCAAGAAGCAGGAGAGTTGGGATATAAGCAATATGCTCAACTAAAAAGGAACTTCTATAGTGCCAATCTATCTCTGACCGATGCTGATGGTAATGTTACTCCTATGACTATATCAGATATACTTGGTGATATGTTCGGAAGTAAGAATGCTACTGATGAAGATATAATCGAGAAGGCTGAGAGTCTAAAGAAACCGAGAATAAATGAAGCTAAGGAACATCCATTTGATGAAATATCAAGGTTCTTAACTTATACTATGCCTACGGTTGATGGTTCTGCAATCTCTAACGGTGCTGTATTGGTTAGGCAGCTAAATCAAGCCGCTGACGTATTCATGGCTAATGGATATATTGATAAGGAGATAGCTGACTCTATGAGAAGGCTAACTGAACAGGTTGTAACTGTAAATAGAGATATATACCATCAGGACATGGAGGATGCTTACTATGCTGTAAGTGAAGAGGCTGGAGATGCAATCCGTAATTGGGTTGACCAAGATTTAACTATAGCTAACATAAAGGAGAAAACCCAAGAGTTAGTCGAGAAGTTAAAATCCATTGAAGGTCTTGATGATGCACAGCAGAATATGCTGAACACTATCATTGGTGATATAAAGAGTCAAAGCAATTCAACTTTAGCTCAGAACCTTCCTATTCTTAACGATGCAAATGCCTTATTAAAGAAGCTTGATACTGCAAAGACTAATCCATTATATGACACTCTATCTAAGATAGGAATTAATGTGATTGGTAAGAAGACTAATGTATTTGACCTATTGCAGGATTTAGAGCGTCAGTTCAATGAAGTACATATCTCTGACTTTGCATTAGATAACAAGCTACAGCAAGAGCAAATAAAGGATGCAAGGAAGATTATATCAGCTGCCAGGTCTATTATATATGCTTCTCAATACGATAACTTAGATGCATCTAATCCATTTGGATTTAATGTAACTCTAAAAGAGTTTTATCAAAAGAATAGTATTGAAGATGCTCCAGAGTTAGGGCTGATTGATTCTGAAGTTGCTACTATAATGAACAGAGACTTAGATAGAATTGAGAGTAAGTTAGACTTTATCGAGAAACTATCTAACTTGAATAAAGAATCTCAGTTAAAGGAGCAAAGAAGAACATCAGTAAATATGAACTATCTATTCTATGACGTTGTGGGTGATGAGAATAGTTTCCTATATACTAAAATGGTTGATGGGGAACCACAGCTAAAGGGAATTGATGGTGAAGTACTACTAAATGACAAAGTAAGGGAAGCTATTAATAATGCTACTACTCTAAGACAGTTTACTGAAGACCAAGACAGGACGTTGGATGTATCTGATGAAGATTATGTAGCAATGGAAAAGGAAAGGGTGGCTATCGAGGATGCTCTTTATGATAGATTCCAAGAAATATCTCATGGTAAAGACCAAGTAGAAGCTATTAAATCTATCTTATTTGATGGCGGACTATCTCATAAGGGTATTGCAAAGGGGAGTGAAGGTATTAGGTCAGTTACTAAGGCTCTTAGTGATGCTGAGAAGTTAGCTTATGCTAGTGGTATCCTTGGGGTTAAGAGTTCTGATTTCCTATCACAATACTATACAGTTATTAAGAGTGATACATCTAAGTTAGCACCTATAGCTACTCAAGAGTTTGCTGTTAGAATAGCTTATACATTAGCATCTAATAGAAGATTCATTAACAATGTAGTTAAAGCTGCTGATATTCCGAACCACCTTGAAGGTACTCCTCTTCTGAACACAGTATTTATTGAAGGTGTTCCTGGAGCAGGTAAGACTAGAGCTGTTGTTAAAACAGTATATCAAATGCTTAAAGCTGTAAATCCTAACGTAAAGACTTGGACAGCTGGACCTCGCCAAAAGCAAAGTGATAACTTAGCTGATGAGATTGGGGCTGAGCATAACACGTCATTTACTAAGGAAACATTATTTGCTAAATTAGGAGTATCTCCTGATTATGTAAATGATGCTGCTAATTTGAGTATTGTAGTATCTCCTTCTGATATTAGACACGTTGAAATTACTGGTCTTGATGAAAGAGAGTATAGTAAGGATGATTTACCATCTGTATTATTTATTGATGAGGCTACTCACTTCACTAATGGAGAATTACAAGTAATCTCTGATTTTGCTGCAAAGAACAATGTAGCAGTAGTAATGTTAGGAGACACTGAACAGAGTGGTAAGAGTCAACTATGGCGTTTAAAGGATGGAAATGATGATGTGGCTGTTTACAATACATTCTCAACTACATTCAGTATATCTTCTCCTAAGTTAACAGTTTCAATGAGAGCTTCTAATACTAATAAGAGAGACAATCTTAATAATATTAGGGCATTGATTGAACCACTTAGGGCAACTAAAACTGATATGTCTATTGCTGAGAAGTGGTCATTTATAGGCGATAATCTTGAGGTAAAATATACACAAGATGAATCTGGAGTACATGGAGAAAAAGTCCAAGGTTCTTTAGATTCTAGTGACTTAGACCTAATGCTATCTACTTTGAAAGAGGGAGAAACAATAGGATTTATCTACGATAATACTGAGTCAGATACCTATAAGATGCTTAACTCATTACCTTCTGAGAAGAAGGATAAAATAGAGTTCTTTACTGAAGACTCCGCACAAGGTAGTGAGGCTAAATACTTCATTGTTGATGTTGATTGGAGCAAGAAGAGAACTATGAATGGTGAAACTGCTGAGGCTAGTATAGAAGTGGCTGATTTTATTAAGAGCTTATATACTATTGCAACTCGTTCAGAGGAAGGTACTATCATTATTGATAACCATCTAACTGAAGTAGTTAATCCAAATGCCTTTGTAGAAAGTGACTATAATGCTCCAACATCTTATACTGATGAATCTCTTGCAGATTATAAGGAAAAGAGACTAAGAGCGTTAGAGGAAATACTTAAAGGTTATACTCCATCTAATCCAGCTATTGCTCCTGTAGTTCCAGGTGGTCAACCTGCTACCGACAAACCAACAATAGCACCTAAACTAAAGGAAGGTACTTGGATTCAACTAAATGATGGAGGTAAGTATCAAGTTATGAGTATAAAAGGGTCTAATTATGTTCTTGCAACTTTGGATAAAGTAGCATACTATGAATATCCTATAGAACAAATAGACTCTGTGTTAGGTGTTTCTGTTCATCTAACTACTGAATCTACTAAGCCAGTTATATTACCAGAAGGTGGTAAAAGACCTGACTTACAGCAAGTCTTGATTGAAGAGGCTCAAGCAAGTGAGGAGGGTGTTGAGAGTGATTTAGAAGCCCAAAAGAAAGCTCAGTGGTATGCTAAAGATGACCCTGGATTCAAAGTATATACTTTTGCTGGATATAGGTCTGGTATTGGTTTAGAAATGTCTCAAGGCTCTGTAGCAGTAGATGCTGACAATAATGTAAACATTATTAATTCTGGTAGAAAGTACAAGAGTACTTCTGGTGAACTTGTGGATGAGACTAAGAGTGACTTGCAAGCTCTACTTGACTTAGATACATTTAGAAATGGCTCAGTCAAGGTTCCATTTAATACTTATAACACTGCTACTACATTACTTGCAGATGTTAGAAGTGCTGTAATGTTTGCTAAAACTAATGGTGCTGCACTATCAAATGTTAAGAAATTGGTGAGGGAGTTTCCTCCAGCTTCAAAGATAGCATCAGCTACTACTGGAGAGCTGCAGGTTAAGTATGTCAATGCGTTCTATCAACAAACTGACCAGACTGTCGAGATGGGTGATAAAACTACTCCTAATAGGAAGTTAGTGGTCTACACTCTTAAAGACAGAAGTGGTAATCCAGTTGCAGAATTTACTATTGGGGTTCTTCCTGGTGAATTTACCTTAGATAACTGGGTTCAGAACTATGTTGGAGAGGATAAGAATATCAGGTCTAAATGGCAGAGGTTAAGTAAGCTACTTGCTGATGGTAACGAGGTGGCTAAGAATGCTAGACGTACAGTGTACATCCCATTAGGAACTGACTTTGCATTAGGTCCTAATATTATTTCTAACACTAAGATTAGTAAGGTAAATGAACTTGGTCAAGACATTGACAAGTTTGGAGGGAATGTTAGAAGGACTCCATTTAGTGAGTTCAAGAACGCCAAATCAAGAATAGTATCTGATGTCTTCATTATGACTAATGTAGGTGTTGATAACGATTTCTATGATAAGTCATTATCAGGTAAGGCGGTCACATTCGTAACCACCAAGAAGGACTTTACCTACAAAGGAATAAAAGCTCTGAATGACCCTAATATTCTTGCAGAAGCATGGATGGAGACAAGGGGAAATAAAGATGCTGACAAGTTAGACGAAGTGGTTAAGGTTGTTAAACTCGACCCAATAGGCGTCAACTTTGAGGAGTATATTAATGGAGTTAGTGCTTTCAGAAGAGAGTTAGCTAATAAGACTGGCAATGCAAAGATGTTTAGTCCTCCAGGAAATAAATATACTGCTGCTCGTATCTTCATGAATTTGTTACAATTTGACTTAGATTTAAAGACTGCCTTGGTTACTGGTCAAACAGTACATGGTGTATCTATTGTTGAAGGAGATAAGTTCAGATACGAAACTGGAAAGGTGGACATACCTAGTAGTAGAGCAATAGAGCTAATTAGTAGCCTAGATTCAATGATGGCTTCTGCTGTTAATAGAATCTATGGTAAAAATGATGCTGAAAAGTTAGCAACAACTAATGCAGAATGGGGGCTTACTGGTGAAGTTTCTCAGGCAGCAATAGACAAGCTAAATAACGCTGTACTTAATAGGTTTGACAACTATCTTGAGAATTTGAAGAGCTATAAGGATGGAGAAATCTTAGCAGAGTTTGCTGACTCATACTCATTCACACTTGCTAAGTTATTCCATAATTACTTTGCAGAATTTAGAACAGACTCTAAGAATTATTCTTTAAGGACTGATGCTAAATCTCAGAACTTACTGAGAACTGTAACTAGGGTTCTTCAAAATTATGAGCAAAGTTCCTTTAAAGAGGGTATCTATTATACTCCTGTTTATAAGGGCAGTGCTGAAGGTGGTGGTTTAGCTACGTCAATGGCATACCCCGCTATTAATATGGTTAACAACTTTACGGTGGATGTGGAAGCACAGACTCCAGATTTTGTTATCACTGGTGAAGCTTTGCAAAGGCTTGCGAATGGTATTGAACAATATATGTCTAGTAAACCAACTCTAAGACCAGTAGAACAGAATTATACTATGGACAATGCTAAAGCTGTTTTGGCTGCCAAAGCTAAGTTCGAGTATGATGAACAGTTCAAGGGAGTGTTTGAGATGGCTTCTGATATAGTTGCTAAGTCAATACCAACAAATAAACCAGCTCTTGATAAGGACATTGCAAACTCAATTTATACTACTATTAAGAAGATGGTAGCTGACAGGAAAGAGGGTCTGGTAGATTCTAATACTGAAGGTTTCATTCTTAGTGTACAAGGAAATCTTACTCCACAAGGTAGTATGCAACTGAAGTTTAACACACTCGGAGGAGTACTAAGAGGATTACTTAATCAGCCAGTAACCAACATTAGTGTTGATGGAAATGAAGGTAGTGCTTTGTATTCTGGAAAATTTGAGGTAAATTTGCAACCATATCAATGGACAATGGATAGTACAGGTAAGGTTACTTACAGTGAAATCCAAAATCCAGCTACTGATGAAAGTCAAAAAGCTGAGAACTTAGCAAAGCTTGAAGCTGAGACACAAAAGTTGGAGGCAAGAAAAGAGAAAATACTTAATGAGCTAGTTAAAGGTGTCAGTGCACCATTAGTTCCCAAAATAAAGGAAGGTATAAATATACTACTTTCTGGAGATTTAGGTACTAAGGAATACACTAGAGCTAAGGTACTAGTTGCTAAAGCATTCTCCATGGCTCCGTCCAACTTAAAGAGTGAATGGGATTCATTGTTATCAGATTATGCTAATAACAAGGATGCCATAAATAACATATTAGGAACTTGTAATTAAACAAAGAATTATGCGTTGTATTGTTACTAATGACAAAAAAGAGATTATTATTGATTCGTTAAACAGTGTCTTCAATGATGCTGAATTGATAACCTTAGAGGCTAAGTTCAAGAGACTGGGGGAAGACCTTTCCCCTACTCTTGTCTTAGACGATGAGCGTTCTATAAGTGTAATATCAGACATCATCAATGAGTGGATTCCTGAAGCTAGAGATGTGGCTGAGTTGTTTGAAGATAATGTCCAACTAGCTCTATTAACTGAGTTAGAAGAAACAAAGGATTTACGAATTACTGACCTTAGAAAGGCAGGTGTAGCTCCAGCTAATAAGGCTGCTGCTAATTTAAACATGGACATTAAGGAAGAGTCTTTAATTGATTATCAAGAAAAGATTACTTCTTCTACTATCAATAACCTATATAGAAGTGCTCAACAGCCTCGAAATCTAATGCAAGATGAGCTAAGACGTAGTGTTATATCATCATTCCTTGTAGATTTTAAAGAGGGGCGAATAGTTAGAAGTTCTCAGGAATTTAATAAGAACCTAGCCGCTCTATTTAATAGGTTGCTAACAGATTTAAAGATATATGCAGAAGAGGCTAAAGTCGATTTCGACAATTCTCTACTGTTATATGACGAAGATGGTAAATATACTGGACAGTTCTCAGTTGTACAAAAGTTGGCTGATACTCTCTTTGGTGATAAGTTTAATGCTACATACCTTAATCATCTATATGCTACAAGAACAAGTAGCTTTAAGAGTTCTAAGGCATTAAGAGCATACAACTCGTATGTAATACTAAATAACTTTGATACATTGTTAAAGACCTTACTTGGTAAGACTATAACTATTGACCAAAGATATGTAGACTCTTTTACTGATGTAGAAAATGACAAGTATAAATTGCTTGACAATTCTAACCTAGTAAAGACATGGAGAAGTTCTGACGATGTAGATGCTTTATCTGAAATGGGTAACATCACTAAGATATTGGTAGAACAAACTCCTGTATTACATTATCCAACTGGAGAGAATAAATTTAACAACTATTTGGAGGTAAAGGACTTTACCTATGTCTTCAACAAACTTAAGAACATTCCAATCTTCTCTGAGATAGTAAACAAAATTAGGTTTGCACCTAACAAGTTTATCCCAGAATTGATTGATACTGCACTTAAAACCAACACTAGGGGATTAACTGCTCATGATAAGGACATTATATTCTCAGTACAAAGAAGGTTCTATAAGAACAACTTTGATGTTTATGGAGACTCTGAGTATTCTCTAACAGAGATTATCAACAAAGAGTATGCAGAAGGTAGTGATAGTGTTCTTAGTCAGAACTTAGTTGATTTTATATCTGGTATGATTGATAAGACTGTGTCTACTAATTATATTGGGTATAGACCATCTGACTCTGGTAACATAGAGATATTTGATGTTAAGGATAACAATCTTAATAGTCATAAGTTGATTATTGAGAAAGGTATCAATAATATCAATAACACTCTATCAACTGAGTATAGGAAAGACTTACTTGATAAGTATTCAGTTAGAAGAAATGGGGCTAAACTTAGTATTAGAATCCCAGGATATACTACTAAGAACGGTCATACACTACATATTGTTCATGCTAATAATAGCAGTAGAGGAATATCTGTGTTTACTGTTGATTCTAACAGAAATCAATCTCCTTTATCTTTAAATGAAATGGACCGCATGGTTGCTGAGGGAGATACAGACCTTGTAAGAGCTTTAACTGAGTTCTTAGATGACACCTTGTACCAATCACTTGGATTACAACCCGAAATACTTGATGCTTTTAGAGAGATTGTAGAAGCTGGCTCTGATATAAGTGCTATAATGCAACTTGCTGCGTTAGGTGGGCGTTCTTTAATGCGTAACCAAATAGAGAAGGAGTTAACAGATGGCACAATGGACAAGGCTTCTGTAGCTGAATGCTTCCCCGAAGCATATAGTAAGGAGACTACTCTATTCGACAAGAAAACTGGTTCACTAAAGACTGTAATAGCTGACCAAGCTAATATTGTAAGGGATTTAGCTAGGGCACGTATGTTAGTTAATGGTGAAGCTGCAAAGAGTAATTCTCGTGACCTATCTGGTAACTCAATATCTAATAATGGTTTAACAAACCTTATTAATACTGCTAAGGTAAATTGGCTGGAAGCTAAACACCTCGCTGGATATGGTTACAATGTAGCCTCATTAGGAAGTATCTTTGTTAAGAATCCTAACCTTATATTTGGTACTACTGTAAAGAAGGAAGCCCAAAGTAAGGATAGGTCTGTAACTAAGTCTAGTGCTAAGTTCTTCTCATCAGAGATTGCTCATAGTTCAGTTCTATATGACTTCTGGTCTGGATTCCTTAATAAGGATGGTGATATGGCTGGTAAGTTCTATATTCAACCTACAGTATATTCAGATAAGTCAAGACATTATTTGATTGGAATTGATGGTATGCAAGTGCTAACTCCAACATTTGATGAAACTACTGGAGGTAATGTAGGAGGTAAGAGAATTACAGAATCTACTGCTGAGGATATTAGAAATGTTCACTATGCTTCTATGGCTCAGATGTACAGAGTTATGAGAACTAACTTGTTAGCTGACTATCAACAGACATTAGCTCCGATACTACCTATGTTGGGTATATCAAACATTACTACATTTAGTGATGCTGAGAGAGTGTTTGATGCTATCAATGCTAAGTATAAACTGAAGAAGGATGTAGAGTTCTTTAGGTCTAAAGGTATTCCAGTTAGTCCAGAGAATGAAGCTGAATATCAGCAGATTATGCAGAGCCAGATGGCTTTAGCTAACTCTCCTCAAGACTTGTATATGTTACTTGCTAAGGAAGCTAATACTGAAGTTATTGACCAAATTCACTTCTCTGGTAAAGACACTCTTGGAATTAATAAATTGTTAAAGCATTACTTTGAAATGTTCTTAGATGATGCTAAAACAAGAAGCATTTATAATGCTAAGGTTCTTAGAGAGAAGAAGAAATTTGCTAGAGACTTGCTCAATAACAATAAGTTCTTCTTATATGATAAGAGAGGTGAAATTGACCCTGTGTTGAATAAATTCATACATGGTTCAAGCGAGTCTGAGAGGTATAGTATCTGGGCTGGTCCAGACTATGAATCTAAATGGGTAGACCCTGATACAGCTGAGATTATCATAGCTAAACTGGTTGACAAGAACGGTAAAGAAACGAGACTTACTAAGAACTCACTATTTGACCCTAAGGATTCTCAAGGTTTAATCCTTAATCCTTTGTTTGATATGTTCTTTGAAGTCGACAACCTAATCTCAAGTAATTTCTTAACTTCTACTGTTGGTGGACCTTATGGTCATCCTCTTAAATCGAGGATTGATGCTAATGCAGATGAAGTAACTAAGATTGAACAAGAGGAAGCTGCTCGTACATTGGCTCAGTTTAAGCGTATGGTTATCTATCCAGCAACTATGCATAACTACGTGCAGAACCAGTTTAATGGTATTCCGCCACAGTACAATGTTGCAACTATTAGAGATATGTCTGCTTCAGTGCATAACTTCTCTGGGGTTACATCTAAGGTGGATGTTCAAGATGGTAGTGGTTGGGCTAATCCATTCATTGCTATATTAGAGAACTATTCTCTGAATGATGCTAAGGCTGGCGAGGATAAGAAGCCTATTGGTCATAGTATGAATCCTATGTACTTGTCTGAACTAGAGTTGAAGTATGCTTTGATGGACATCTATAATGAGCGTGTTAGAGACTCTGGAAAACCTGATAATAAGGGCTTGAGATGGAAGAATATACTAAAGAAGATGACAGATAGACAATGGGATGTTCCTGTTGACTTAACTGTTGCCTTTAATGGTAAACCTATCAATATAGCTGAGAATATACAGAACCCTTATTATAGAGACATAGTTACTGGTAAGTTCTATAAGATTACTGACATCAAGAGAACTGGTGATAACTTATATGACGTAACTCAAGTACAAGTTAACAAGATGGGTAACGTAATAGGTCAGCCAGAACTTAAAGGTGGAACTTCTCTTCTTATTGATACTAATTACAAGCTATGGGAAGCCTTTGGTGGAGAATGGTCTTGTGATTTAACTGATTTAGGATTATTCGAAGGTAACTCTTCTATTGAAGCAGTAGCTTGGTATATGAATAACATTGGTGTAGTAAGAAGTAAAGAAAACTCAGAAATCTATGGAACAGACTTTAAGCAGGAGCTTTATACGTTCGGAGAGGATTATGAAGAACTTCCTTCTGAAAGTGAAATCAGAAATCCTGATGGAACATTCACTGACTTTGCTAATCTGTCCCAAATTGAGGTATATCAGCCTCTAAAGCATTCTGACATTCACTATCTGGTTAATACTAGTGGTGCTAAATGTGGTGCTACTAATATCAATCCTACAAGTTCTTGGTTTGACGATACTCCATTAAGAAGCTTTAAGATGTCTACTAGACACTTAGGCATTCAGATGGATGCTGACCACCATGCTGATGATTCAGAATTAACTGAGATGTCTCAGGTAATATCTTCATTAGAAGCCAATGGTTATACTCATCATATTGCTAAGGAAGCATACCATGATTTAGGTTCTATTGTATATTCTACAATGAAGCGAGAGATTGATGCTGTAGCTGAGTATTATAAGATGGGTGATTCAAGAGAAATCTACAATATTGTAGGTAAGTCATTCTTGAAGTCTTTCGATGATAGTTCTAGTAACAAGGCTAGCTTGGCTGAGGCTATTGTCTATAACATGAAGAAAGAGCTGGGTAAGTACTTAAAGATTTCAGAAGCTGATGTGAAACTACCATTCAGTGATAATAATCTATTGGGTGCAGTTATCTCTAGTGTAACCTCCATGATTAATAAGACAGCTATCAAGAGAAAGTATCCAGGTATTGCATCTGTGTTAATTCCTTCTCATGGTGCTATTCAAATCTATAAGGCTAATGAGATTGACTATACTTATGGTCAAGCTCAGTTATCTAAAGTAGATTTTAATCATCAGTTCAATATGCAACCTATTATACCTATCACTGATATTGAGTTCGGTGAGAGTTATGTAGTTGTTGAAGGTACTCAGGGCTATCCAGTTGATGTAAATGGTGTAGTTCCAGAAGGTGCTTCTATGTGGGATGGTGATATGCACAATGAAAGTCAGTTTAACCTTAATGTTCCTGGAGTTCAACACATTACTGTTGATTCTATTGAAAAGTACAATGAACTAAGGAATGATACTTCTGGTAGGTTAGTTAAGTGCAATCCTTATAAAGGACGTGACTTACAACCTTCTCGTACTCTGTTTAAGATTGGAGGTAGACAATATAGTATATTTGATTCTGATTCTATCAAGTCCAGATATGCTGTAGAGAAAGCCTTTGATAAAGGTGGAGTAATTGACTTAGCTAAGAGTGGCGATATTGATGCTGCTATTGAAATACTTAGAGGCTTTAGAGTCCCTAATGATTTGGTTGGAACTAAACTAAATGAGTTAGCAAACAAGCTAGCTAATAAGGACTTCTGGAGAATTAGTAACCTGGTTGATGATATTAAGAACCTGTATAGGGATGATGTTATCAACACATTCAAAAGGTTGTCTGCTGATGGTACTGTCATTATCAACGACGAAGTTAAAACTATTGACCCAGAATCCTTAGAGATTAAGGAAGCTGAGTTAGTATTACCTAAAATCTATGCAACAAAGTTTGGTTTAAGAAGAGGAGACTCTCTGAATGATATAATGAAGAATGAAAACTTCTTCTATAACAGAATTATTGATGCATGGAATGATAAGACTACTAAGTATGATATTGCTCTGAAAAGAGCTAATGGTAATCATACCTATATTATTCTTAAGAGTGGAGGTAATGCTAGGGTTGTAGAAGGTTTACAGAAAGTAAATGTAAACACTATAGTCGAAGATGGTGAGAATACTCTAAGGGTTAATAACAAGGGTGAAATCGAAGGTCCTCTAAACGATGCTGAGGTTTATGTTGATAGTAGAGGTAATGAAATTATCTTTACTGACAATGTTAAGCAGTTCTTAGAGGAACAGTACGATGACTATGATGATGTAGAACTAAACTCTAGGTTAAAGGAAGGTACTCTAAATGCTGCATTCGATGTGGTTAAGGGTATTGACCATAAACTTACTGAACAGTACAAGGAAATAGCTCTTCGTATGGAGAACAATGAGTCTGTAACTCTTAAACTTGCTCTGCAAGAGAAGAACACTCACCTTGATAGAATGTTTAGGCGTCTATCAAGAGAAAAGAGAACTTCATTCTTGAAATCTCTTGAGTTCATTGCAGCTCGTATTCCAGCTCAGTCTATGCAGTCATTCATGCCTATGAAGGTAGTTGCATTCTCTGAATCAGAGAAGAATATTGCTTATGTATCACACTGGCAGATTTGGTTGCAAGGTTCTGACTTTGATATTGATAAGGTATATCTAATGGGTTCTGAGTTTTCAGATAATGGTAAGTATATTGGATGGTCTCCTTATTTCAATCTATATTCTGATGAAGTAAGAAAGGCTTCTGAATTATTACCTATGCCGAGTGGTAAAGAATATCAGGTATTCTATCCTGATGTTCAACCAGAAGACTCATTTGATATTACTCAATTAGTTAAGAATGTTAACTTAGCAGCTAGTGATAAACTTGGTACTAATACCAAGAGATTCATTATTGCATTGGCAGACTTACTAAAGGGTATCAGAGACAGTGGTTATACTAAGTTATGGTTAGACCCAAAGAGTATTATTGAAGCTAACTGGATGAACTTAGATACTGTAGAGAAGAGGATTAACAGACACTCTCTATATCTATCTAAGATTAAGTCACCTGATAGGATTATTTCTATGATGAAGAACTCAGTTTCATCTAAGATTTATCGTATTATCAATGACCCAGCTAATATGGTTTCAGCTTATTCTCCGATTGAGATGAATGAGCCTCAAGCAGCAGCAGAATTATCTGAATCAGGTAAGGAAGCTAAGGAGTATACTCTGGGAAATCCATTTGTTAAGTGGAATATGCAATATCAGAATATGACTGGTAAGGATGTTATTGGTATTGCAGCTGTTGGTGAGAAGGTTTTCTTTGCATTATCTTACTATTATAATGAAGCTGCTAGAAGTGGTAACATGGAATGGCAGGAGAATGCATATTTTAGAAGGTCATTCAAGCTGATTAAGTCAAGGGATGGTAAGAAGTACCTTCCATTAGTAAGAAACATTATTGCTAATGTAAACTTTGATGGCGTTGATACTTCTAAGGTTCTTTGGAACTCTATGATTGAACAACAATCTGGAGTTAGCATGGAAGACTCTGGTAAGAAGTATACTGAGGAGGAAGTAGCTTACATACGTGAGCAGTTGTTAAGTCAACTTGGAAGTCAGAAGGATGCATCATTAGTTATTTCAGCTCTGTTATCAGCAGCAACTGATAATGCTAAGGAGTTGATTTTAGCTAAGATTAATTCTGGTTCAGATTTAGCTTCCGTATATCTATATTCAATTATGTTGGGTATTGATTTTAAGGACATAGCTAATCTTATGATTTCTAATACAGTTCAGACTATAGCTAAGTTAAACAAGACCAATATCTTTGATGAGTATAACCAGAGTTCAACTATTGACAGTGTGTTTAATAAGTTGGAGAATGGGTTACAAATCAAGAATTACTTGAATAAGTTTGAAGGTCTTAATGAAGCTATTGCAGCTGTTTATCCTAAAGCTGGAGGTAAATCTACTCAAGCTGCACTAACTGAAATATTCAAACAGGATAATAGGTTAGAGTTGCTCAAGAAGTTGCGAGAAGAGTTCAAGACAACTGAAATCTATAAGAACAATGGTTTCCCTAAGTTCAACCTAATGAGATTTATGAGTGATTTTGAAGAATTAGCTGTAATGGCTGACTCAATCTTTAAGAATGAGTTAAGTAGAACAGAGTATTATACCTTCAAGAGAATTTATAAGCTAGCTCAAGAGGTTAAGCAGTTAGGTTCTATCCTAAGTGCAAATCAGGGACTGCAGACCAATATGTTTGATAAGTTTGGTTATCTTGATAGAATCGAGCAGGCTGTAAAGGATAGAGTAGAGGAGTATGTAACTGGTGCTGGGGATAATAGGGATGTTAGTATCTTTAAAATCCTTGAAGACAAACCATATCTTGAGAAGCTACATGGCGGTAAGGAGGGTGCTAAGACATATGTCGAAAGCATTGTTAGAGCAGCTAAAACAGAAGGAATGATTGATGACTTTAATACATTGAGGTTCTTAAATGACGATGAATATAGAAGACTTGCAGTTTCTTTCTATAATCTAATCAAGGGAACTATCAATGTGTTAGATGTTATTACTAGAGTTCCTCACTTTAGAGCAACTATTGATATGGCAGCTACAGACTTTGGTATATTTGATGCCATTAGTGCTAAGTTTACTAACGTTTATAATCTATCTAAACTCCTAATTAGGAATGTATATAATGTTTCTTCTAGTAAAGATAGAGATTCTATATATAGGAATGTTGGTAACTTCCTGGATAGTGTTATAAATACTAAGTGGTTCAAAGACAGAGGTACTTCATTTACTATAGCTGAAGGTGATAGATACTTTGATAAGTATGGACACACCCATCAAGCTACAGGTAATGAGGTTATAGATTTGGGTACTGGTCATGGTCAGGCTACTTTCAAAATGTGGTTTGAGAATACAGTAGTTCCAAGTCTCAAGAGGGGTCTTCAAGAGAAGAATGGAGAGAGAAAACTATCGCTTGCTAGAAACAAGTTTATAAGTGCTCTTCAGTTATCTATCTCTGATAGAACTCTTACTCGTGATGTAAGCTATGCATGGACACTTCCTATGAATATGTCAAGTATTAACTCTATTACCGAAATGAACAACTATGTAGAATATTTAACTCACTTTGATGAGTTGGATAAATATACGTTCAATGGAACTCCAGTTTCAGAGTTGTTCTTCTATTACAACATGATTGTAAATAAGAATAGGTATGGACAAACATCCTTGACAAGACTGTTTGAGCACTTTGTTGGCGAGAAACAAAACTCTGTTGTACAAGATTACTTCAAGTATATCGGAGATATGGACTTCAACAAGTTACTGAATAACTCTGACTATTCACTTGAAGATGTAATCATGGCTTGCGCTATAACTGTTAGTGGAGGTAATTACGGTAAGAAGTTCCCCTATATTAAGGTCTTTAATCCTTTATTGCAGACTTATGAGCTGTTTACGTATATGGGTGAATTTAACTCTTCTGAGCAGCTTCCAGATGATGTCATTGACAATCTGCCAGAGGGAGATGCTAGTGGTCCTGCTAACTACAAGCCAGTGGTCTTCCCAAATCAGAAAGAGTTGATGAACTATTTTACATGGTTACCAATGAACTTCAGCAAAGAGCAAGATGCAGAACCTCTAGAAGATAAACTGTTAAAGCTAATAAATCAAAACAGAGCAATAGTAAAGTATGAGTGCTAAGAACTGTACTTCTACATTGATAATTGGGGGGCTGGAATTTAAAGTCCAGTCTCCCAACGTCAATGGGAATCCTCCAATTAAAGACATTATACAGAACATAATTAAAGAACATGGTTCTGAAATTTCTAAAGCATTATCTGACCCAAAAGGTGCATATGAAGTACTTAACATTAATGATATATCACATTTAAGAGGTAATGCTACATTTAAAGATATTACTAAGTACCTAAACAGTTTAGGTAGGCAGTATATACCAATGAGAGATAGTTTAAGGGTATTAATATCCAAACTAAACAAAGTTGTTCCAGAGTCTGAACAGAACATTCTTTGGGTTTCATCACCCATAACACTAAATGACGTAAAAGTACCTAACGTAAATGTTAGTACTAACGGGGATTTAGTTATTCTAGACTCCAATAACCTTAATAAAGTATATAATACACTAAGGGAATATTTCTATGCTAAGACTATTAATACTCCTGAAAAGATTAATCAAATCTTATCCTTTATAGGAAGTATTGGTAAAGCAACTGACAAAATGAAATTAAAGTCTGATGTATGGATAGCTAATCTACAGTCCAAGTTCACTGAGATGAGAAAGAATCCTGCAACAGCACTACACTACATTGTTAGTGATGATATTATAAACGAATTAGTAGACCTATCTGGAATGAGGTCAGAACTTAATACCTTGCTTAGAACATTAAGTAATGTTCAGTTAAAGGAAGGTAAAGGTAAGCAATGGTGGTTAGAGTGGAATGGTAATGCTGGAACCTATACTAATAGGAATGGTCAGCAGTTTAAGTTCAACTTTAAAGAAATGGATACCACTATTACAGGATACCTAAAAGAGAAGGGTATTGAAGCTAATGAAGAAGAAATTAGAGCTACAAAGGCTGTTCTACTAAGTGGAATATCACAAGGACATCCATTGTCAGACAACGAGATATACGATTTATGGGACGAATTTACTAGAAAAGGTTGTGAATAATGGCTTGTATTAATCATAATGATATAACATATAGAACACTTCTAGAACTTTCTGGATTAACCCAGTTAGAGCTTGATGCAAAGGTAAGGAAGACACTAGAGACTACTGGGGAATACCCATTTATTGAACAAGTAGTATCTTCCGACACAATACCTGCATTAGTAAAGAAGTATAATTTAGTCAAGTCGGGCGATAGATATGTTGCTAAAGATGTTGACTTAGAAGGAGTGGATGCACCCTATTTAAATAGCATCTATAGAGACTTAGAGATAACGATAACTCCACTGTTTGATGGAGAATCCCTAGTAGACATCAAGAAGAGAGCTACTATAAATAGAGATTTAGAAGTAGAAGAGGATTATGTAGGACCTTACACTGAGCATAATAGTAATATATTCCCTCAACCTATTCAGGTAATTAATGGAAACTACATCTATCAGTATGATGGTAATTACTACATATCTAAACACAAAGTAGGAAGTTATACTGCATTAAGTAATCTACCAAGAACAAAGAACTTGAAGACGGCTTATTCCAAAGCTACTCCAGTAAACACTAAGTATGAAGTTAATAGAGATGTTCTTAGGTTTATATCTGACTACAGCAATCTATTGTCTGCAGGACAGAATGCTATATACAATACTAATTCAGAACTTCCACCAATTATATCATATTATGGCAATTTTAACTATCCTAAGTTCAAAGTTGATACAACTCTTAAAGGCAAGTATGACATTAATGAAGAGGGTACTATCCTAATAAATCCAAACAAAGTTGGAACTGAGCCTAAAGCATTAGAGAGGGCTATTCTTGAGGCTGAAGGCTTCTATAGTGAAACAGAGATACTTGAAGCACTAAATAGACTTACTAATCCAATTAAAGTTGAAACATTAAAAGTAGGTAACAACCAATATTTATTAAGGTCTACTAATAAAGATAATAAACTTAATAATTATTACCCAGAACTTTCTAACGGTAATATAAGAATCAATAAACTTGAAGCTATGTTGGATAGACTAACCGACCTATATGGGGTTAAGTTCAATAGAGTTACAAGTTCAGAATTGAGGTTGGGAGGGTTTAAGGATGTAATTCCAGATGCTACTAGAGTCAATGCTTTCATACTTGATGGAGAAATCTATATCAATACTGATAACGCAAGTGATGATGCTCCTATTCATGAGTTGTCTCATATGTTGCTTGGTTCACTAAAGTCTACAGACTATAACCTATACTCAGCATTAGTAAACTCCGTAGAGAATCTTGATGATTATGATTTGAGGCTAGAGGAGTTCCCCAATAGGGCTAGAATGGATGCAAATGAAGAGATATTTGTAGACCTATTTGCAAAACACTTTACTGAGAACTTAGAGCTACCAGTTGATGCTAATCTAATGGATAGGGCAGAATATGAGATTAAGAGAAATATTGACTCTGCTATCTTCCCTAACGAAAGTACAACTAAGGTTAGTTTGAGTAGTATTAGTGGTAAGTCTTTCTCGGAAATCATGGACTTATTTGGAACATCACTGAATGAAACCACAATAGCCAATGCCTTTAATGGCAATGAGGCAGGAACTAATAGACGACTAGCTAACATAAAGGAAGATTTATTAAAACAAGGATTATTAAAAGAGTATTGTGAATAATGGCAAAGTGTGGATATACTCTATTAGGAAGGTCGTTTGGTTCTGAGTTAGAGTTAAATAACTTCCTACTTAACAATAAACATAGTATAGACCTTGGTAGAATATCTGATATAGTATTCAGTCTTAATAGCAAAAAGGATGAAGTAGTATCTATATTGGACAGTAAACTATCATGGGCTACTAAAATCCAGAATATTAAGAGAAATCCTAATTCATTCTTGGACGATGAAGATATAGACCCAGAATCAGTAAAGCCATATAAAGGTGTAACTTCTGCTATAAAGTTATTTAGGCAGGCAGATGGTGTTACTAGGTTTGTACCTGAATTTAAGATAGAAAACTTCAAGGAGAAGTGCTTTGAAAGGTGGGGTAAAGAAGGCTTCAGTGCAATGGAAGCTAAGTTGGTTGATAAGGAAGCAAACACTCCAGTCAATAAAAGTGATATGGAAGCTGCTTTTAAAGCACTTACTACTAAGTGGGACTTACTTGGTAAGGTAGGTACTTCACTTCATAAGGTGGCTGAGTTATTCTGGAAAGGTGAGAGTTTGTCAGCCATAGTGCAGGATGATGAAGTAAAGAATTATCTTGACCCAGTAATGGCATCTCATATGTATAGCAACATGGAGATATTGAGAAATCAGTTAATCAAACTTCATGGTAATGGAGACCCAAACAGTGTAAAGTTCTATCCAGAGTATGTAGTTGCTGGTGACACACAGGCTCTTGATGATAATGGTAATCCAATTAAGCTACTTGGTATTATCGACTTACTAGTAGTAGATTCAGAGGGACAAGTTCACGTGTATGACTATAAGACTTCTGATAAAGCTCACTTAGACTTTGATAGTACTAAGAAATTAACATTCGATTATCAGCTAGCTGTATATAGACAACTGTTAGAAAGTTATGGTTTACCAGTAAGTAGAGCAATGCTTGGAATCATTCCATTATCTATGCAGGATTTTGACGGAGCTACTGGTAACTTCTCTAACATCGTTGCTCCCACTAGTGTTGTAGGTGGAGTAAAGGAAATTAACATTGATTACAGAGATAGAAATCCCAGACTATCTTATGATAGTGCTTCTGCATTTGTTACAAATAATGTGGAAATGGTTATGCCCGTTGAACCCGTTGAGGATTTAGTTACTAAGGACTTCGTCGAGCATATGTCTACAGGATTTGCTAAACTGTTCCCAGGATATAAGTTCAACAGGGAGTTGAATGAAGCTACCCTAGAGGCTTTAAAGAAGGATGTTAGGTACAATACATCTACTGGTAAGTGGACTCTTCCAGACTTAAAGAATAGAGGTAAAACTCTAACATTCGATACACAAGCTGAAGCATATAAAGCTTTGGAAAGCTACCATGAATCGTTACTAAGTTCTAAGACAAGGGAAACTGAAAGGTTAATTGGTAACATTAGAACAGCTATCAACACTGGTAATACCAGCTTCTTACCTTTGTCTACTCGTAAGATTAAAGGACATAGTGCAGGTTGGTTTATAAAGGAATGTAGTAGGTACTGTAATGCAGAGTGGAAAGTAATGGACGTTCCAGAGCTTACATCTTTGGGTGTAATGCTACTATTTAATAAGAGAGCTAAATACTTTGATGTATTGGTGTTAGATAACACTCCGTTAAAAACTCAGCTTAAATTTACAAAAGGTTCTACTGTTCTTGGAGAATATGCTTCTAATGTAGAACTAGAGCAGAGAGGTATTCCAGCATTGGAGGGAGTTGTAGGTAATGTAGACCTAATGAAAGCTATGCTAGCCTTAAATGAATTACCTGATTTATTCAGGGAAGGTAAGTTTAAACTGGGAGAGATTAGAGTCCTCAATCAGAAAGACGAGACTGGTATGCACACTAGTGCTTGGCAGTTATTGCAGAACTTTAATGAACTCACTAAGGATGGTAGAGCTGGTATTACAAATAATTTCTCTACTGGAAGAATACAGTTCCTAGAGAATTATCAGTTAGCTTACTATAACATGATTCAATTCTGTGCCTTAGGTAAAGAGCAAAGTAGATTGAATAATGTATTGTCAGAGTTTGAAACTAATCCTATTATTCTTGACCACTCTATCGAGAATCTGATAAAGATGAAGAAGATGTTGGAGCAGGAATATTCAAACCTAACTGAGACTAAGACCACTGATTTCTCATCTCCTCAAGGTATTGTGTACGGCTATCTACTTAAAGCTATTAAGGATTTAAGAGGTATGCACTATATACAAGAGATTAGGGATGGTAGTAAAATAGCCCTAATGATTGATAATCCTGATGTAATGGCATCTGCTAACCTTAGAAATATGTATAAGGTAACTACGGATGGTCTTGTACATTTGAGAACTAACCTTAATAACTTTGCTGCTGAGATGCGTACAGCTATGGAGAAGTTCTGGAAAGCTAAGGGATATTCTACTGAAAGAAGAAACTTAATTGGTGACCAACTATCTCTATTTAAGAATATGTTTGTTACTGATAGGGATGGTAATATTGACCACAGGATGAGGGTTAAGAGTCCATTTGTAGATAGAACATTAGATGCAGCTGAGAAAGAGTTTCTAACATTTTGGTTGGATAAATTAAATAAGTATAGGTATCCAAACCTATCTGATTCAGATTTAGAGGAAATGAGGTTAGACCCTGACAGTGCATATTATGATGTTCCACTAATGGAAGCAAGCTCTGCTACTAAGGTACAAGAAGGTGGTAAGGGATTAATATCTTGGTTTAAAAGGAAGGTAGACCAATTTAGAAACCCTAAGGAGTGGGCTGACAGAATGATTACTGGTGCTTTAGACTCCGAACATGGTGAACAGCTAAAGGAGGATATGGAGAAGTATGAAATGATTGACATGTTTGAGTACAGTGACAATCCAATAACAAGAACTAACGCCCTTGAAGACCATGATACAGTCTTCTTTGAAACTAACCTTAATGACATTATATATTCTTACGCCTTTGTTAAGGAAAGAAAGAAAGCCTATGATGAAATACTACCTGTAGTTAAGGCTACTATGGTAGATATGCTTATGGAAGCTAATTTCCAAAACCTAGACATTAAGAATACAGTTGGATACACTAAGGATTATGTAAAGAATAAAATCATAGGTCAAACATTAGTGCCAGAAAATCTTAAAGGATTAGCCCATTATATGGGTATGGTTAGAAACTTTACTACTACTACTGCTTTAGGTTTCTCTCCTAAATCTGGTCTATTCCAGATGATGGAAGGTTTCTGGAAGAATGCAGGTAAAGCTATTATTAGACCTATGGGTACTAACCAATTTGGTTGGGATGAGGTACAGCAGGCTATGAAATGGGTAGCTGGTGACATGAAAGACCATTTCAAAATAGTATCTCTTGGAGAGTTGATAAATGAGCAGTATGCTATTAATGACTTCGACTCTAACGTATATGATAAAAGGCTTAGAGGTGAGCCTGGTTTGATTAACTTCCAGGGTAAGATGCTATGGACTACTTCTGCCCCTGACTACTTTAATAGAATGACTCTATTTGTAGCTCAGATGATTAAAGATGGTTGCATGGATGCTTACTCTAAGAAAGGTAATAGTCTAGTCTATGACTGGAAGAAAGATAAGAGATTCTCTGCATATGCAACAGGTAATAAATCTGATGCTAAATATGGTTATCAAAAAGCTCTGTATGAGGCTATGATAGACCAATTTAGAAATGAGGGTTGGAAGAATGATAAAGGTCAACCAATTGGATATGATGATGATTTACCAATGGCGTACACTAATAAGGAAGCACAGAGTTTGAAGTCCTTTGCTGACCAAACTTATGGTTATTATTCACATGAAACTCAAATGATGTTGAAGAGTTACTTCCTTGGTGCACAGTATATGCAGTTTAGAACTTATTGGTCAGCTTTGAAGAATAGATACTTCTTAAAGGGTGGTGTATATTCACAAGGTAATTTCCAGCAACTTGTAGACGAGAAAGGCAATAAAGTTTATAAGAAACTTGTTACCATTAATGGTGTTCAGCAATATGTTCAGACCACTGAGAATACTGGAGAACCATTTATGGTATGGAGAGGTAACTGGCAGGAAGGTATATTCATGTCAATTAGGGATGGATTCAAAGAAATGCTTGAAGGATTCCGTGATGATGGATTATCTGGAGTAGTGAAAGGTGCTAAAGAATTTTGGAGAACTAATAATGACGAGCTTAAAAGGGTAAGACACGCCAATTTAAAGCAATTCGCATATGATATGGCGCTTTGGACGTTGATTGGTGGTCTACTTGGATACTTCTTAACCCAACTTCTAAAGGAGCAGCAAAAGGCTGACAAGGGTAGAAATTTGAGTTGGGGAGATATAATGCTTAGGGATGCAGAAAGTATCTTCGTTTCATCATTAGTAACCTCAACTGATGATTTAGGTGCTTTTGAATCAATGCTATCACCTCTTACAGATTGGACTCCGCCTTCATTTAGAATGTTAACTAATATTTGGAATGATGGTTGTGCAGTAATCACTGGAGATAAGGATTTTAGTAAGGCTGTTATAAACAACATCGGTATACTAAGACAGACCAGAAACTTCTGGTACGATGCTAGTGAAGCAGTGGAAAGTGCAATTGAATAATGATTATTGGAATTTCTGGAAAGAAACAATGTGGTAAGGATACGGTATGTAAAATTATTAAAGCATTAGATATATGGAATAGGTATGGAGATGGAGATATGCTTACATTTGTAAAGATGTTGCTTAAGACCCCAAGTCCATTGGGTAGTATATGGTACAAACATGCATATGCTGATAAGCTTAAGCAAGTCCTATCCATTATACTTAATGTACGTGTAGAGGCATTTGAAGACAATATATTCAAGATGTCTTACAGTGAGATAGCCAAGCCAGAAGGGGGATATTATACTAATAGAGAACTCTTACAAAGGTTTGGAACTGAGGTTGGTAGAAGTATCTCTCCTACACTATGGGTAGATGCTTTATTCACGAGTTATAGTGAGGATGACCATTGGATTATCCCAGATGTTAGATTTCCCTCAGAAGCTAAGGCTATTAAGGATAGAGGAGGTATAATCATTAGGGTAGACAGAGAAACCTTCTCTCATGACAACCACCCGTCCGAAACAGCATTGGATGATTATGAAGGTTTTGATTACAGAATAGATAATAATAATGATATAGAACATTTAATAGATAAGGTAAAAGGGATAATGTTCCAACTAAACCTTATATAAAGCAATTAGGGCGTTACTGGTGATTAATTTCACTGGTAACGCCCTTATTTTTTTTATTTAGTCTTTCTTTTCTACATATTCAGGTTCTCTTTCGTCCTGCTGCTTCAGATAAGTAAACATTCTCTTACCTAATGCTTTGTAATCCTTTTCATCCTTAGATTTAGAAGCTCTCTTAGCCATCCTAATTAAAGTTCTAGTATTCTTTCTACTAAAGATTCTCTCACCACCTTCCAATTCCATTTGAGTGGAACCATCTGGGGCGATTACCTTCATTTTAGGTAATTCTTCATCCTCTTCAATATCAAGTTCATCCCCTTCTTTAATTCCAGAGCCTTGATTGACCTCTAATACAAATCTAACATCATCTTCCTCTGCTATATTCTCGTTCTCAGGTTCTCCCTGATATACTGATATTACTTCCATATCTTCATTAATAAAGATGATGTCAAGAGGAATTTTAGTATCTTTCATCCAAAATCCTACAGTCTGTGGTTCTTCAAAGAAGAATAACATTCCTTCATCATCTTTCATTTCTGTAACTCCTTGCAAACCTTTAATTCTTTCTTCCTCAGTTCTAGCACAAGTTACATTATACTCTCTGTCTCCTATTTCAATCTTCATTATTCAACTGTATTTAATAGTCCTGTGTTATCAACTGTATTTTCAAGAATCTCATATACAAGCAGCTTACCAGCCTCGATAGCAGCTTCATCTGAACCATCCTGCATTAGTTTCTCCAATTGCTTAGTGACTTCAAGATTGAAGATTATCTCCTCCCTCTCAACCTCTGCATGTTGCTTAATGTCTCCACCTTTCTCTTCTGTAATAACTGGAATACCTTTAGCTGTCACATCCTCAAACTTCTCATCTACATTCTCTAAGTGATGTTTGTGAGCGTGTAAAGCACCGTCAGGGATTACATTAACTGCACCTCCGTTTTTAAATCCAGCTACTTCTTCCATTCTAACCTCTTCTTGAATCTTCTTTCTCTTTTCTTTCTGACCTTTAGATAACTTAACTACTCTCTTAGCAAAGTCTCTATCCATCTTTAGTCCAGACTTACCAGCCTTTACTGTATTCTGTTGATAGCCACCATTTAGTTGTAGTTGAGTTCCAAGTCCAAGTAAAGGATTGTTAGAAGCTGTAAATGCCATTTGAGCTTCATCTGCTATGTTACTCATCTTGGATTGTTGCATCTGAGCATTGTGTATTTGTCTATTAGCCCTATTCCTTGCCCCACCACTTAATAGTCCATACTTCTTACCGCTCTTAGTAAGGGCATCATCTACAGTAGATTGAGTTCCACCATAAGATGAACCTACTTGTTCAAATGCCTCGTTGTCCTTAGTAATAGTATCAGCTTTCTTAGCACCAATAGCATTAACTAAGCCGAGTGGAGTTAGTTTAAGAAACTTACTATCTAGTATCTTATCAGCTGTGGTCATTTGGTCTGTTCCTACTCCCAACGCAGTTAATCCGTCTGATAACATTCCACCTACCTTCATAGCACCTCCTATAATAGTACCAACTCCAGGTATAGCAGATACAGCATTAGCAGCAGCATCGTAGCCTTGATTTAGTCCAGTAGTTAGTGCTGATTGTTCTTTCTGGGGAATTAGACTTCCAACTACATCAGCTATACCCCCAGCTACATTCATGGTATTACCAATCTTAGCTTTGCTAAATATTCCACTATTAGGAGTAACAGTAGAGGAGTTCCCACCAAACCTCTTTATATCCTGTATAGCCTTATTAGAATCTCTGTTGAATTTCAAGGACATACTTAATGGGTCTCCCATCTTAGCGTTAAAATCAATTAAGCTGTTAGTCGGAGCCATTATTTGCTCGGCTGATTTACCAAAGTCAGCAGCCCAGTCCTTTCCCATTAAATTCTGATAGACTGGTGTCCCATTGTTTTGTGGAATGGTGTAGGGACCCCATGTTGAAGTCCCTCCCCACTGGTATCTTTTAACTAGTTTACGCATAACTTACGATATATAATGTTTTTAAAGCTGTTATTATAGCTAACTCGTCACCAGTATATCTCACTTTAATCTTTATGTACTTATCCCTAATTCTAGTCTCTTTTCTTTCATTAGACCATTTATTAACATCTAATGACAAGAAATCAGCACTATAACCTCGGTCTCTTAATTCAGATGGAATGTCAGAATTACTAGTAATATTTAGAGCAGTCATACTCTCAGGTAATGGATTATTAACTAGGTTAAGAGGAGGATATGTATTACCATCCTTATCTTTAACAGTCCAAGCTAATTCATTCTTAGCCCAATAAGTTATAGATGGTATTTGAATATCCCACTTATCTTCTAAGTAGTCCATGTTACCATTGATTCTACCATACTCCATAACTTCATACCATTTACCATTTTGAACTAGCACATTCGTATATCCAGCTGCTATAAGTGAGCTATATCTATCTTGAGTTATCTCTTGTAAATATCTCTTTTTAAAAGGACATGCTTTTATATGAGTAGCTATCTTAAATTCATTTAGCTGATTATCATGCACAATCTCAGAACCAGATATGTGTTGATAATCTCTACCAGCTGATGTCATTGATTGATAATGGTCTTCAATATCATTCAGACTATCTACCCTTGAATAGAATAGCGGGAACATAACTGACATATCCTTGTACTTAGTAGTACTATATAATATGTCTCTCTGTTCTGGTATAACATCCAAGTAATCATGATTATAAACTATATCTGCACCATTATACTGGTATAGATGCTTAGTAGCCTCTTGCCTAAAATACATATTCTTTTTGTCTTTGGCAAAGTTATATACTTCTCCAACAACTTCAAAATGGAATGATTCAGGTTGGGTCTTATTACTTATAATCTGTAAGTTATTAAAGATTTTATGTACTGATGGATTATCAACTACAATAAATTCCAGCTCAAATGGATGTTGCTTACCATACCAATAGCAGGGACTAATTGACTTTCTAGTAGGCATTAATCCAGCTTGACCATGCTTCCAGAATGAAGTAGTTAGTAAGTCATACCTCATCTTAGTAACTACAGTTACATTAGAGTATAATGTTTTTACTACATTTCTAACTTCACCTTCAACTAAATCAGTTCCTTGATTATATACTACAGCTTTAATAGGTATTGTCCACCTACTATCTCCGACTGAATTGGCATTGACTGATACTTGATTACCATTAGTAATAAAGAACTTATTTCTAACTCTATCATCAGCAATACTATACTCAATGTTAGAACCGCTAATATCAAGGTTTAGTTGCAAGTTACCTAACTTAGCTTTACCATCTATTACAGTTAGTACGTTATCAACTACTGCACCACCCTGCATACTAATAAGAGGGTAGTTAGAAGTTATCTTAGTAATTGTCTTAGATGTGTTTCTATCAAAACTAAAGAAGATATTATCAATATTCTCAGAATATGATGGAACCCATGAGTAGAATGTTACAAACTTCTGCATAACTTCATTGTAGCACAAATTCCATACATTCTCTTCCAATGTATTAATATCATCATAGAATGTAAACATTACATCTTGCTTAAACCTATTGTAGTGAGTTTTAACGTTCCTAATACCAATAATTGGGGTCTTCTCTTTCTCAGTAAGTGAGATATTATCATTCAAGAACTTCTGTACTTTAAAGTCTGAGATAACCTCGAACAGTTGCCCGTTAGTTCTCCAAATCTTTTTCCCGACTGTATCCACTCCATAGACGTAATAGGGAGTCTTGATGACACTCTCCGACCACTGAGTACCGAATGTATCAGACAGCATTTTTGGATTCTCTGGCAGCACGTTAGAGGTGTTTATGAAGGTATTTCCGCCCACACCTTCACCTGCAACTACTCTTTCATTTACAGGTATCAAAGCAACGCCATGTTCAAATACACAAATGATACTACCAAACCATTCAACCAGCTTAACTATACTACCATAAGTTAATGGATAGTCCCTATAGTGAGTCAATTTGAATATTCTATAACCATTTTTGAATGAGTCATTGACATTAATGTCAGAGTACATAACTCTAATATGGAACTTATTCTTAATAGCTGGAACATTAGGTAGTTCATAGTAGTACTTGTCAGATGTAGTACTGTTTATACCACCATTTATTACAAATGATTCTGGTATCTTAGATTCTCCAGTAACTGACATAGCTTGTAATGGATAGAATCCTCTAGGTTTACCTGCCATTCCCATCTCAGATGTATATGATACGTCAGTACACCTCATTGATAGATTGACGTTGCTGCAAACCTTAATAGTAACCCAGTGTCCTATCTTGATGGCATTAACATCACCTCTGTTGATTTTACCATTCTTCTCACTATCTCCTATAGTATAGTTATCCTTCCATGACATTTGGTCTACAATATCATCATTAATAGGAGCTGATGAATCCTGGAAGTTTCTACACATTCTATGTGTATAGTTACCTATGTAGCAATCACCTCTAAATAGGTTCTTAGCTATCATAGTATCTCCATCCTCATCTAAATCATCCCATAACATTCTATTACATATAGCATAGAAGGCTGATGAATCTTCATACCTAATTTCGAAGTAAGTATCTAATAGGTTCTCCTCATAGTTAGGAATCTTAATGTCAATAAGACTCATCTTATTAGTATTATATCCCTCCAAACCAATATAAGGTCCCCAACTTCCTCTTAGTAGATTACGAGCATTAGATGATTTATTTGTATAGTTATAGTAAGATACTCTCCATGCCTCTTCAGCCTCTCCAGCTCTTGCACTAAATAGCTGTTTCTTACCCTTTAATGCCTTAACATTATCACTAATAGCCATAATGTTATATGTTTCATCTTGAGTAGAATCGTTAGTAACATAAGACAGATTGTAGAAATGAGTACCACTTCTATCAAAATACTTCTTGCTGAACTGTGATTTAGCCATCTTAACCTCAAACTGAGTGCCAGTAAATAATTGATTAAAGTAAGATTGTCTTAGTTCAAATTCTGGACATAGGGCTGCATATCCTTCTAATACATTATCCTTAGCAATGTCTTCGCACCTCCTGTCGAAATCATGTGTAAGAACTCCGTCCTTGTCTAGGAATCTTTCTACTCTATATTCATCAACTCCAGAAGGAAGTACTGGTAAATGACTTGTATTCTCTAGACCTATTGTAACGGCTTGTGCTAGTGTAGTAGGTATTCTCTTTTGTCTTACAAAGAAGAATCCTTTAGTATATCTCTTTAATTCTCTGACAGCATCCTTACTAATCTTAATATCAAATCCAATAGGAACTGTACCACTCTCAGCTAGCTGATTACCATTATACTTAATTTTAACTACACCCTTAGAGTTTTCATTTTGGCTATCAAGCTTATACGTCTCTTTATTAATAGGAATGTATTCTCTATTAGCTTGAATAGTAGCTATATTATTTGTACTAGTTGGGTCAAAACCTTCCTTGAATAGAGGATAGTCTTCCCAATCTATTCTATCAGAATCACCAGGAACAGCTAATCTACTAATACCTCTAACGTTAAATACTGGTGACAAGGTATAATCGTTAAGAATATACACTACTCCTAGTCTGTAGATTTCATCATTCCAATATCCGAGCTTATTATAGATGTTCATCACATTATAATACTCGTACTGTCCTGTTTCGTCCCTGTAATCCTTATCAACCCTACCAATATTATTCTCTACATTTAACTCTGGTAAGAAGTGTAGAGATAGGTCAGTAAGCTCTTTATATTCAATATCTGGATTTGCCACATTACCCAAGAATAGCATATTCTGACAAGTAGTTTGTGCAGCTGCACTATTAACTACATTATAAGCAACGTTAATATCGTTAATACTAACAGATTGTACAGTTTCAAACCCAGTAATACTAATCTTAGCAACGTTGTTATATACAGCAAATTGCTTCATAATCTTAAATGAAGTAGTCATTTCATTTCCATCTACATCGGATGTACTTCTTGTATAATAAACTACTACATTGTTGTAAGATGAATCTATATTAGTTAATAAGAATGAAGCTGACTTATAACTGTTCTCATCTCTAATTCCACCTTGTATAGAGGATGGGTCATTCAAATTACCAATATGGCAAGTTACTATGCCTGACTCAGCTATAAAATCTGTCTCATTCCCATCTGAATCTGATAACTTAAAGTAGAATACATAGTTACCAACCCTTAAATTACCACTGGTGTTTAGTCCCATGAATGTAAGGTTAGCAATATTGTTAGTCTTCTTATAAAGTGATATATCAGACTCAAAGGAATCTATATCATATATATTAGTGTCATTATCTCCTTCCCTATCTACAATCTGATATGTATTCATACCAGTAGATGAGAATCTTGTGTTAATTAGCTTAGGATAGTTACTACCATCATTAAGGATAAGGTTTACTGAACCATCATAAGACTGTTGAGGAACAATGTCAATAGGATGGTTCAGGTCAAAACTGAGTAATTGTGTATCCAGGTTGATTAAACTACCTTTAGGATACACAATTACTCCGTTTTCCCTTATATCTTCATTAGTTCTTAGTACTCTTAGTGGATTGTACTCATAAACTAATGCTCCCTTCTGTTGAAGTTGATTCAATCCTAAGTCTAAGTTCAGTGACTTACCACTTAGTGATTTGAAATTCATATATTTATGTGTAAATAGATTTGTTACTCTTTAGGACATTGATAGCTAAGTCTGGTGCATCACTATCCTTACCTTTCTTCCAGGTTCCAATACGAGTACTTGGTGATTTAACTAGGATTTCGTTATAGTAACCATCAGGTATCTCTCCTGATAACTTCTCATAAGCATATGAGGTAACGAATACATCGTTAAATGGCTCAGAGAATGTCCATGTATAGTCTTTCCAATCAACCAAAGTTGTAGCAGATGCAGCTTTAGGTTTGTAAGAGTTAAACGTTAAACTACCATCATTGTTAACAGTATATCCAACACTTGAATCGGCTACATAAATCTTACCTCTATCTATACCACTTAAGGAATCAGAAGTAACTGTATAAGCTGAATAAGCATTAGTATAACAGTTAAGAATATCAGCATCCTTAGAGTAGTCCAGGTCATCTCCTATAGATACTACAGTAGACATAGATTGATTCTTATGGATACTAAATATAGGAAGATAGTTGTTTAATCCTTTAATAGCAGCTGTCCATCTATTCATATGAGTCTCTATAGATGTAGTATCACTTCCCAAGAAGAAGTCTACATTTACATTAGTACCACCATTTGGAACCCCAATGTTGATAGTACATAGTGTATCAGAAGCTACGTGATATACATAGTCAAGGTTGTTAGGTCCAACAAAGTTGATTGTTTTACTTCCCTTCTGCAATATAAGAAGTTGACTTAGTAAGCATCTCACCATTTTATCAACTCTAATAAGGTTATCTGTCCTATCAGAACCACTGGATGGTGTAGTAGGTGCTGTACGCCTAGAAGCTAAATTAACTGGATGGTGAACTCCATTTACATCTTTCCATGTTGCAAATAGGAAGTTATCTCCACCATCTACCTCATTTTTACTACAGCTCCAGCCGTCTATGGTTCTTCTTGAAGCATTATACCACAGTGAAGCACTATCTCCATCTTTACCTCCAAATATACCCACTGTACCATTACCCATGTTAGATAGACTGGTTTGTAATCCAGTATCGTCCACACCTGCACCACTATTTTGACCACTACCTACAGCAGCACCGCTAGCAGTAACAGAGCAGTTATATTCCATATTCTTATCACTAGCCAGTACGCATCTAAGATTACCATTCTCTTCTCCGAATGAGAATAATTTCTCCTTCTGTGTTAAATCCATGGATTGTTCATAAGCTGGTCTTAATACCTCTTGGCTTATAGTCTTAGAAGCCACACCTCCAGCATTAGAGTAGATGTACCTTGTAGTAGCTAGTTGTCCTACTAACTGATTATTACTCCAAGCAAAAGCTTTTGCAATCTTTGAAGTTGGGTTAGATATACTAGCAGTTAGTGTAGAGTTATTATTAGGTAGAACCTCTGAATGGTCAAAGTCGCATGATGTTACACTTGGTGTAGTTCCAAAATAGTTATTTACTATTTTTTCATCAGGCTTACCTGCATACATCTTCTTATCGTAATCATATCCAGCAGCTGGGGTTACTTTAACTTCATAAGTTCCAGTTTTACCTACCTCGTATTTATAACCAGAAACATCTGTATCTAGTGAAGGTACTTCTGTAATGAATTGAGATATACTTACCCTCGTAATAGGAGAAGGGGATGTAGCTGCACCTGCCTTTAATGTTAAAGATGGAACTCCTGTCTTCTTGACTGATGTATTAACCTCACTTTTAACATCCAATAAGATTCTACTCCTAGCATTACCACTAGGAAGACCAGTGTTGAAATCTGGAACTTCCTCATAGAAATCATTGAAATATCCCCCAGTATAGACTAGTTTATAACCTACAGTCTTCTTAACTCCAGCTACATATCTGTCTATTCTAACTATATAAATCCAATTCTTTTGAATTGTACTATCATCGAATGGTATAATCTCTTCAAAGCTACCATTATAGTACTCTTTAGAGATAGCATATTTATAGTTACCGTTAAGAGTCTCAGCACTTGCAGCATTAGCTGAATCAGTTAGACTTATAAAGGTAAACTCTATTTTTTCAATGTCTGAATCCTCATTTAGGTTGTAGTAATCATATCCCCAACCTATTTTCAGGTATGTATCAGTAACATAGAACCTCCACTCTCCTAATACCTCAGAATTAGTTCGGATAGCATCAAAGTCTATAGTTCCACTCTTAGCCATTCTCTCTAATACTCCATAAGGACAAGCTGGCATAATTTTATACTGAGTCTTACCTGTCTTACCACTCTTAGTGATAGTTGACTTAACAGCAGATGAATCAGCTTCAATCAATCCAACCTCATCTGGATTATTTTTGGTTGTTCCTTTAAACACTCCTGTAGTTTCTCCAGAGAACTCTACACTGATAACCTTAGTATCATCATTACATGAATACTTTCTAATAAGGTTGAATGTATCAAAGGTCTTCAACTCAACTACTAAGATTAGTGCTCCAGATGATTTAGCACTAAATACTTGGACTAATTCTTTTGATTTGATAACATCCAGCATTGGAGTATTACTATTCTCATAAATCCACAGTCCATTGCTATATATCTTCAAGTTCTTCTCATCTATATAATCAATACTACCACTACTATTTATAACACCCAATCTTAGTTTAATTGCACCTCTATTGATTGCCTCTTTAATAGTTGCATCTATAGAATTAGTAACTATCACAAATCGGTCTCCAGGATGAAATATCTTTACTTCATCTGAATTATTAACTTGAAATAATTTCTGCTTGTAGTATTCTAATTCTATATAGGGCACTGAACCCTTCATTGTGATAAACTCATTGAAGTTAAACCTAATAGGAGTGACATTTAGGTCTTCTCCCTCATACAACTGTTGAGGAGATGGGAATGAACCTATCTGACTCTTACCAGTGATTGGATTATGAGCTGCAACGTAAATAATACCTCCATGTTCCTTCATTCCTACAGGCACATATCCTTTATCAAGATAGGCTGTGTGAACTTCACCATTTCCCATATCATTCTGTAATACAAACTCATTACCATTGTATGTTATTATAGTACCATTTAAGCAGTTTGTTAATACATTACTGGGAGTAGTTAATGGATGTAAGTCCATTATTAAACCCTCACCAAAGGTATTAATTGCTTCTTTTCTCATATTTTATAAGTTCATAGTTGTTACTACTAATAAGTATGTCCTTGAACGTACTCGGATTATCTCTTACTAATGCAATCTCTAAATCATTGCACTTCATTGTATCTTTAAAGAATGTATACCCCATATCGGTAATGTATCTATATCTTATAATGTATTTAGACCAACTGTAAAACACCTTAGCCTCATCAAATACTTTCATTCCGAATTTATTATGGAATATGAAATTCTTCTTCTTTCTTCCTCTTCCAGTGGTTGACTTAACTACAGTTTCATACTCATCGTCAGTCAATCCTATATAATAGTACCCATCCCACTCTTTAACTTTCTTAGAGTATAATACTCTTAGCTTCCTCCTTAACATTCTTCTATAATAGTTATAGTGTTTAATAGAATCACGTGTAAGTTGTCCGCAGTAGAACCAGTATCTAAACTTAGTACTACTAATAAGAGTATCACATCCTCTAAGATTATAGTAATATAGCATCCTCCATCCATATTCAACGGCTCGTTTAATATCTTCTGGAGGTACGGTAGGAAATTGGGCTATTAGGTCTGGTAAATAATCATTGACACTTTTAAGCATTAATAGTATTGTTTACCTTGATTTGTGTGTTCTAATATCCTATCTCTATGCTCTGGGTCAAGATATATTAGTTTTTCTCTCATAACCCCTTTAGATTGGAAGTGAAATACCATTTGGTATGCACAGAAATTAGATGCCAGAAAGTCCACCTTAGCCCACTTTCCATTTCTCCTTGCTTTAGAGAACTCCTCTCTCTCGAATCTCTTCATCTTCAATTCAGCTCTCCTAGACCGAGTCGGAAGGACAAATGTAGTATTATTTTCGATTACATCTTCTAAAACCATATTCAAGGCACTTTTAAATATCTTCTTAGCAATAACTTCTTTGTGCCTATTACCTATTAATTCCTCACATGCCTTTGATGTCATCTTCATCTTCTTAGTGGGAAAGGAGATGAATAATTCATCTATATTCATGGCATATCCTGTAGCGTAATTCATTATTTTACAAATTTCCAAGTCTTATTAAATATCTTCCTATTCCAGCTTGTCTTAGCATCCAAGATTTCATTCATATCATTCTGGTTGATATACATAGGAACTCTGGCAGCATCACATAACTTATACCATCTTTGTTCAAGGAGTTGTGCCTCTTGTAACATACCTTGATTATGTTTACTCCAGCCCTCTTTGAACCTATCAGTATAAGCACAATAACAAGCTATTGCATCCTTTTCTTTCTCATTGATAAAAGGTAATCCATCATCATCTAATAGTATTCCTTTATATAATATGTTAACAGAGCCATAATCCTTATCAAAATAAAGAGTATCATTGACTCTCTCATACTTGGCTAGTTTACCACTAATGTAGAATGGGTTGTTATAAACCTTGCGCCCTTCAATGTAATTCTCAATAAACTGTGATTGATAATCCCCATTGACTGTATCATTGGTAGTATATCTCCAATCCTCAAAGTCATATGTTACAGCTTCAATAAAATCACAATTACATGGTAATGTAACGGTTAGGGTTTCGCAGTCTATCTTACATCTATATCTATATAGTTTAGTTTGTCTATTACCTATTTTATTCCAGGCAATCAGACCTATTTCTTCGAACTCTTCTGGTGCTAATTCTATACCATATAATAGGTTAGCTTGAGCATATGCTGATTGAAAGTTTTCCATTATTTAGGAGTTTGGTCATTAGGTAATATTGGAGCAGCTAACTGTCTATAATAACGTAGCTTCTTCTCTGTCAATCTCTTCTTTATTTCAGCGTCGATGAAAGTCATATTATTAATGTCTAATGCAGAGCAACATCCATAAGTTTGTAGCTGACGAGGGTCTTTAAATATACCTACTACAGATACTTGCTTAATAACTGGAAGATTGAATATCCAACAATCATACATATTATTAGCATTGGGAGTTACGTCTATATATACATAAGGTTTGTTCTTAGCTCTCTTTCTATATTTATGATACTGCATTACAGTAGGACTTATGTACCATATAAATGGCTGTCCTTTATCTACAGAGCCTATATATTCAATACCACCTCCGAACTCAGTTAGAAGTTGTGGTATTTCAAAATGGAATGTAGGAGTACCATCTGCCTTATTTCCACACGTACAGTTCTCTATATCCTTACAGTCTACGTTAATGCAGTTTATAGACATTAATAAGTCCCTCTTAGGGATAAGTCCCTTCATGGAATACTCCTTAATGATTTGGAGTCTTTCATCTACAATATCATCTTCTAATTGTTCTATTGATAAAGTATTGGAAGTGGTATAACCTCTAAGTCCAGATACTATATCATTATAGATTGCAGATGCTAATTTAAAATAATATCCCATAAGTACAAAATAAAAAAGGCGACGACTTAAATGGTCATCGCCTTAGTATTAGTAGGTTTATTAAGCTACGTCTTCGTTATCTGCACCTGATTTCTTGATTTCATGGATAGTACCAAGAACCTTTAGAGCAGTTTCAAACTCAGTTGCTAGTGAATCTAACACATAGAATACATGAGTAGTCTTAGATGTAACTTGCTGACCAACAGCAGCTCCACCAAACAGACCTCTATCTACCTTGTACTCGATGATGTACTGGTTGTACTTAGCACCTGGTACAGGAAGCTCTTCTTGGTTAACAGCTTCGAACTTTCTAGCCTCGATAGTAGGTAGTCTAAGGTCTTTTAGGATATGAGTATAAGTACCGAATCCTTCAACACTCTTAGTGATTGTTCCTTCAGTAACATCCTCAAATACTTCATTAGTAAGTGGGTTGTTAGCAGCTGTGTTAAGTTTTTGAATCTTAGCCTCAGTGAATAGTTGATATTCGTCTACTCCGTGGATTGTTAGCTTGTCTCCAGCTACCTCAGTCTTGATATATTTGTCACCATAGAAGGCTTGAATCTTATCAATAACTCTCTTGATTTCTTTAGCAACATCTGTTGCAGTAGTAGAGTTGGAAGCAATCTTGAACTCGTAAACAAAAGGCTTACCTTTGAATACGAAGTCATTAGAGTAGTATGAGTTTTGACTTCCAGATAATCTGATGTATAACTTCAACCTGTAGATACCTGCGCCTGGATTAGTAATAGTGAACTCTGCCTTACCAATAACTGGGTCGGAAGCAGCTCTCTTGTACATCGCACTTACGTTAGATTTGAGGAATTTGTTTACACGTCTTACCTCAATGTTGTTTGAACCCTTAACGATTTTATCTAAACCAGTGGTTACATCTTTCAGTGAGTTTAATACAATAGTGTTAGTGTACTGAAACATAAATTAATTATTTTTTGGTTTGTGACTGTTGCTGAGCTGGATTTGCAATAGTCTGATTAACTGCTAAATTAGTTTGAAGCCTTGGGTCACCTGCGTTCTCCAATAATAGCTTTGCCAGCTCATTTATAATCTCTTGGCACACATAATCTGGAAACTCCATGACTTGTGATGTATCTTCAACCATTTCAATCTGGTCTTGTGTTAGTCTAATTTTTTGAGGAGTCTTTATATAATCAACAAATATATCAGTTAGTTGGAATACAGAAGAATCCTTGCCATACCTAATTTCAAGTCTAACTTGAGATGGATTTCCATACCTATTAACTCCTGGCTGTTCTACTAAATCTACTGATTTACCACCAATGGTAATCTTAGTTGGAAGTGAACCATCAGTACCAGTAGTTTGTTGAATAGTTGTGTTTGGTGATATACTTCCTTCTCCAGCAGTAAGTCTTACTGGATTGGTAGGCATCGTTGTAGCACTATTTACGTTGTGTATGAAGTAATAAGGATTTCTATAAGAGGGTTGCATATAGAAGTTCCTTATTATTTGTGACCAAAGGTCTGAAGTTAAACGCTTAGCACCAATTTGTACATAAGTACCAGCATCATAACATTCGTATGTCTTTACTACTTTGAAATTGCATACACAATTCAAAATATGTAAATAATCCAATGGTAGATTTACTTCATAAACAGCTCCATACAGTGAGTTAGTTTGAGAACTAACAGCAGCGTATGTATTTGTAGCCAGAGTAGGCTGGAGGATGGCAGTAGATTTTAATACTCTAATGTCATCTGTTGATTGTTGGTTTACATCATAAATGTTGTACTTCTTATTAATGTATTGGTATATCGCCTTATTTAATAAGTAGTTAAAGTCCTCAAGTAAAATACTTGGAGCAGCAGTCTTATTCATTTCAACTAATGCTCCTCTGTATACTTGTTTCGCTGTCATTTAGGTAATGTTATTTCTTAGATGCACTTTCTTCTAAGTACATATCAGGATAAGTATCTCTCTTAATAAGTTCAAGTACCTTACTGTTAGTAGGGTTCTTCATCCAAGTGATTACTGCATCGTCAGTTGCACCTAATACAATGCTATCACCATATAGATAAACCTTATTCTTAACGTATATGACATTCTTGTCTTTAGCGTCAATAAACATCAATCTCAGATTAATATCCCCACCAGTATATAGGTCAATAATCTTCTCTGGAGATTTATGTGATATTTCAAGCAAGTAGTCTGTAATATCTGCGTCTGGTGCATTACGCATATTCTTACCAAGCAATCTAGCTTTAAGTGCTCTACCTTCTGCACCTTTAGGGTCTCCGTAGATGTAGGAGTCAGCATCGTGGATAAGTTTCTTCTTAGAGATTCTCTTAGCAGTATCATATCCAGGTCTTTCTACATATAGTTCAGCCGTACCATAACGAGCACGAGCTTTACCCTCAGCTATTTCACCATCAATTAGTAAATTTCCTTTAGAGTCTCTCGCATCTCTTGATAGAGCAATGAGAGGACAATGTTGTATTGAGTGCCACTCAGCAGCCTGCCATTCATCATTTAGATTGAATGTAGTACCATCTTCTATAATGAATACTTTATTCTCAGGAATAAGTGGTTTACCTTCATTTCTATCCTTATCAGAAATAATCATATCACCCTTACTGTCTACTGGTCTAACACAATCAGGAAATCTACCAGTCTTCGGGTCTCTAACAGGATTCATGAAGTATTTCTGCCCAACTTTACCGAACACACTTCTTAAAATAATTATATCGTCTAAAACATCAGCCATATTAATTCGTATTTTTATTGTATATCATACATCATCTTTATAATGAGTATGAGAGGGACTATAGATTAGCCCCTCCCAACACATCTTGATTATATATTTTTATTATGCTTCTTTCATAATGAAGCTTCTGTATGGAGAGAATACTCCAACACCAGAATAACCCCAGTTGATTACCTTAGATGCAGCTGTAGTACTTGAAACAATACCAGAGCTTAGACCATCTAAACCACCCACACCAGGATACTTGTTAGTAATGAAGTCACCACCCTTTAATGTGAACATTTGGATAGCTGGTTCACCGCTAGTCTTATCAGCAGTAAGGTCAAGCATTAGACCAAAGCCCTTTTCAGAACCCCATTCACGAGAGAATGTTCTGTCTACCTTGAAAGAAATAGTGTTACCACCGATTTCGTAGCTATTGAATGTAGCGCCAACGTCTACATATCCGTTAGCTTTCTTAGACCATAGATAAGTACCACAAGTTTTGAATCTAGCAAGCCATTCTGATAGACAGCTTTGAATGTCATTCCACATCTTCTCGTTGCAGATGAATACATACTTGTTACCAGTTGGATTCTCACTCTTCTCATTCATCATAGCCATAGCTGTAGTGAATGCTTCTGGAGTAAGTTTGTTGTATACATACTTAGATGCAAATCTCTCGATTTGTGGGATGATACCGTCACCAATATAGATTGGACGACCAGTGTCAGGGTCAGAGATTGTTGGTTTACCGTTCTTATCTACGTTAGTCTTATTAAATAATAGACCTTGGTTACGTACTTCAAGGAAGTTTCTTAATAGATTCTTCTCAAGAGTATCCATCTTATACATTGTTTCTTTTACAGCACCATTGCCTTCACCCTTACCAATGCTGATGAATGTTTGCTCAAGTGGCTTGAATAGAGAAGTATAGCTATCATCAACACGATGTGTTGTAATGTAACCTCTGTGTCTCTCAATGTTAGATTGATACTTAACATAACCCTCTTCATGAGCTTCAGGCATAGCGTTAGATTGGAATCTTGTAGTGTCACCAATCTGACATCCGTCTAAGTCAAGAATTGAAGAATAGTCATTATCAATTAGTCTTACCTCAACAGTCCAATAGTTATCTGCAACTCTTGTAGGTCTAGAGATAACTTGGCATTGCTGCATTGTTTTGTCAATCTTAAAAATGTCGTACTTCTGGTAATAGTTTTCTTTGAAAGCCATTACGATGGTTGTACCACCTTCACCATTAGTTGCTGGAACATCTGCGAACTCAACTCTCTTGATGTAGTTGGTTTCAACTTCCCACTCGAAGTACATACTATCAATACTTCTGTATTTGCTATTTGACTTAGAATCCATGTAGAAGATGTTTCTTAGGGACTCTGTCAGGTAAGAAGCAGTTAGATTAGGGTAAAGTCTTGAAACTATACCAAGTCTAGTTGGTTTTGTGCCTAAGAACTTATAGAAATCTTCATAAGTTCTAGTTTCGCTCATTGTAGGGCGATTGGTTACGAAATTTGCTACTATCATACTTTATAATTTAAATTTAATCTAAATCATCGATTGTTAATACTTTTTTAGCAGGGGCAGCCTTACTACCTGCTGGTTTTTTGACCACTGTCTTAGCTGCATTTGGAGCTTTACCTCCCTTAGCATCCTCAAATCCTTTATTGTAATTATACTTAGATGCTTCTGTAATCTTCTGTTTGTAATAATCAGAAATTTGACTAAACGCCTCTTGTCCTTTTAGTGCATACCAAACCATACCCACTAAGGTCTTTGGGTCATTCAATGCTTTAGCAATGTGTCTAACTCCTGCAACATCTGAATCTAAGATAAAGCTAGCAATTTCATTCATATCGTCCTCAGACAAGGTTAGTGAGGACTCACCCAAATCAATGGTATCATTCTCTTGAATTGCAGCTACAATAGTATCTTCGAACTCTTGAGCAGCCTTTTCAGCAGCTAATCTTTGTTCTTCTTCCTCTTGTTGAGCTAGCAACTCTTCTTTCTTCTTGTATTCATTGCGGATACCTTGAACCTTCTTCTGATATAATGCTTCGTGCTGTTTAGCTAATTCTAACTCAGCAGCAGCATCCTCATCAGTAAGCTCTGGGATTTTAGCTTTTAAATCTATAAGATACAGTTCATCATCTGGAATAGAATCAACCTCATAAACAGGAGTTTCTTCTTGATTAGAAGCTAAGTACTCTTGAATAGCTTGTTGAGCAATATACTTTTTATATTCCTCTGCACTCAGATTATTCTCTCTAAGCTCATTAATAAGTGAAACCTCATCCTCTGCTAAACCATAATCGTCATTTGACTCGTCATAATTTAGTATTTGAAGTTGTTCCTCTCTTGAAAGCTCATTGAAACTCTTCTCTTCAATCTCTCCTGCCTCGTTCTCAAACTTGATGGCATCAGGATTGATTCCTTTATCTTTTAGTAGGGTAGTGATGATGTCGTCCTCAGTTGGCTCGTTAGACGGCTCATCCTCATGAATTTCCTCTCCTTGTGATACAGAACCATCAAGCCAAGGCTTCTCATAGGCATCCTCGTCAAACTCAGCTTCATGAGTTATGTCTTCGTCTAATCCTACATCGTCAATGTCTAAATCCTCTAATTTCATTTCCATATTATTCCCTTTTAAAGTTATTTGCAAAATTAAGGAATTTTTAGGGTGTCCCAAAATGAAATATTGAAATTCATTAATAATTAGGAACACCCTTACTTATTACCCTTGTATTGACTTGATATAATCCAATATACCCTGTACGTGTAGACGAGCTATAGTTGCTCTACCCTCATCTGATAGTAGGTACTCTACATCTGCCTTATTATCTTGAAACAGATTTTCTGTTAAAACTGCTGGGCACTTAGTCTCCCTGCATATAGCTAGATTCTGTTTCCAATATACTTGTGTTTGTGAATATTTCCTTAGTGTTAAACCCTCTTTACGTGCTGCTTCAAACAAGCACTCTGCCAGCTTCCTACTCTTACTTGAACTGTTGTTGGAGATGAATACACTCCAACCTTTAGCGTTCATCCAATCTGCCCCGCTACCAGCAGCATTACAGTGAATTGACACCAATACAGTATTAGCTTTTCCATGTATATCACAGTATTGGTTTACTATACGGCATCTCTGCATGAGTGGTACATCAACCTCATCAGTAACTACCAACTCAACATCAAAGCCTTTGTCTGTTAATTGTTTCTTTACCTCGTTAGCAATCTCTCTACAATATTTATACTCCCTAAGTCTTCCATCTGGACTTCTTTTACCAGGAGTTGACTCTCCGTGACCTGCATCCAATAGAATTATCATAGCTTACTAAATTTTAGACAAGTGTCAAGAATATTAAGTGTTATCTTGCCTTCCTTATCTAAGGAGTTTATAGTATCTTTAATTACCTTTAATTGTTCAAATGTAAGTTCAACTTCCTTCTTTGTCTCAGAATCAACGTTCCATGTTACCTTCCCATTGTCCTCCTTGTAGTTTATTGCTTTCTTCTCCTCTTCAGTAAATCTTACTAATCTAATAATGTCCATAACATCTACAAGCTCTTGAATACTACCAGTCGTTGGTAGTATATATATAAGAGTCAGTCTGTCTAAAATACTTAATTCTATTTTCATGTTATTCATTTTGCCATCCAACTATTAATCCGTTCACTACGTTTATGTGGTATCTTCCTCTCTTACCAACTCTATCGAAGTGAGTTAATCTTCCTGTCCAACCACCATAGTAATTGCCAACTACTGGTGCTTGTTTACCATCATTACTAATGGCGTGTCCATAAGCATCATGTGAAATCATACCCTCACTTTGTATGCATTTCGTAGTATAAATACTAGCGTGGACTCCACTGGTGCACCACAAGTTACCATCAAAGAAGCCAGCTACCGTATGTGGATTGTTTGGGTTAGCTTCTACGTCAAGTGGATAGGTTATTGGGTCATTCTCAGAACCATATTTAATTCCACTATGGGAAGATGAGAATATACCTACTATATGATTCCCTGATACTTTTATACCTATAGCATCTCTAACGTCATCTACAAAGGGATTATACTGAGTGTATATTTCCAAGAAACCACCGTAGTTATCAAACAATCTCCTCTTTCCAACTCCAAACTTAAATCCCTGCTGATATCTACTACTCATGAAATCAGTCGGACCATACTTTTGATATAATACATATGGATTGGTGCCCCATATCCAGGCTCCCGTAGTTGTTGAGTTCTGCTCTATAACAAAATCCCCAATCTTTCCAGACTCAGCGTTTATTTCACCACTAAAGTATCCAGACGTTGCATATATCTTACCTTTGAAGTACCCATCTCTAGCATATAAGTTACCCTTAGTATTAATAAACGAATTAATATAGTACCCTTCTTGGGTAACATAGTCACCAGCAGCATCTATGTGGATTTCTAGGTCTGGGTCCCACGTAAATGGTGGACGAGAACTCATTTCTGTACCATGCACTCTTAAACCTCTTGATTGAACAGCACCTTGTACATCTAATAGAGCTTCTTGGAATTGTCCTTTATCGTTAAACAGACCACTTAACTTCATAGCTGGATTACCTGCAATACTAAACACGAATTGGTCAGCATTCATATAAATCTCAGTCTTATTCCTATAGGTAGGATTACCATTCTCATCCAAGATAGGCTCTCCTTCTAAGTTAAGTGCTGGTACTTGGTCAATAGTTCCATCCTCGTTGACTACATCTCTAATTTCAAGACCTGCGTTTCTAAACTTTAATAGAATACTTTCCTCAGAGAAGTCTACAATAGAAGTACCATTATTAAGGTAGAACTCTCCAGTCAAGAATACATTCTCTCCATATAGACCATAACCGTAAGGCTGTTTAGTTCCAAAGATTTCATTGTGTATTCCAGATAGATTACCTAGCCTAACCTTAGTAATCTTGGTATAGGTACACTTATATTCTTTATTCCTAAATAACAGAGCTGAGTCTATTGTAGGAACTTCAGTTAAGAAGTAACCATACTCAGCTGGGTTATTGAGAATCTCCTGAGTAATTTGATTGTTCTCACCATCATTTATAAGGACTTGATTCTTATCCTTAGTCTTTAAGAATATCAATGGGTGTTTCCTATCAATCTTACCTCCGAAGTTGTCTGGATTTACACTACCTGGGTTAGTAGTCTGATAGTAGAAGTCACTAGCGTCCTCTCTTACATATATATCACCCTTCTTCTTAATGTTAGCTTTCTTAGTAGCCCAAGTAGGAGTAACATATAATACAGAATAGTCGGGTCTGTTAAGTCCAGCTAATACATCAATGTAAGGACCACAATCGTCAGTAGATGTAATATAAACAGCATTCTGTCTTTCAATATTGTATATATTACCCATCTGAACCATATCATCATCCTTAGCTATATCATCAAGTCTTTCATCCTTTGAAATAGCATTTCCATCAGCTTTACCATTATCAGTAGTTCTTGCAGGCTCATACTCATTAGTATTTGAGTTGTAGAGCTGTTCAGTCTTGTTATACTGAGTGTCATTAAAGCTCTGCTCAAACTTAATTAAATTACCTTCATCATCGTAAGATACCTCTGTATACGTATCAAATACTGATAGAGCTTTCTGCATTATATATGTGTAGGAGTCTACTTGCACAGTTACGATAGCATCATAGTATTTAATGTTACCATTATTGTACTTCTGGCATCTAACAATATCTCCAGGTTTAAAGTAAGGATAATCCTCATTCTTGCACTCTACTACCCATATATTAGATTGTGAGGGCATTCCTGTGTCAGGTTTTTGAAGTCCAAAGTACTTATAATAGGGGTAGACACTATATAAGTTAGAACCATCACTAGATGTCTTTCCATCCTTTTTATAGTTCACTTCTCTACTTTTAGGAACTATGAAAAATTGTGTCCTTTTATTAAATGAGTCTACGTTAGCCCATTTAGAAGGTTCAGTACCTGACAGTGGGTCTCCTGGAACTTCTTTCCACTCAATAACTTCCCTTGACTTACTTATGAATATAAGTTTAATATTACTTTTGTAGGTATTGAATACCTTCTCAGTAATTATACCAGGACTAGGGTTGTTAGTATTATATTCAGCCCATGACTTGTCTAGTACGTTTAAATCATATAGACTACTCGGACCTTTAAACAGTGGGCTATTTATTACTACTGTTATGTCCTTAATATAGATTATGAAGTTGTAATCTACAAAGGCTTTAGGGGTGTAGGTTCCACTAGCATTAGCTAATTGTGTAGTAAATTTCTCTGTTACTGAATAATTGGTACTTAAATCATTAAATAAGAAATAATTGTTAGATGGTATCAACTTTTCAAGATTACTCTTTGCATCCTCTGTTCCCCATGTACCTATTCCCTGCAGGTCAGCCTGAGTTATAATTTTGGGTTGATAAGCTGCTGTACATTTACTAGAGTTACTAACCCATAAGCTACCATTGGTTGCACTAATCTTATTAATAACCATCTCATACACTCTCATAGCTTTACGAACTACAAGATAATCTACAGTTAATGTATTAGTATCAGCATCAAGTCTCCAACCATAACCTCCAAATCCAGATGCAAACTCTGGAGAAGTTAAGCTACCACTTGTTACTAAGTCACCATACATACGAACATTTTGGTTAAATGTCCAATTATTCTCGGAAACACCTTTACCCTTAAATGTCCAATTACCTGTAATGTATTCATCTACTCTTTTCTTAGCCAAATCATCTGCAGCATAGCCGCCTATAAATTCGACGTTTAGATTGTTTACTAACTTAGAAGAAGCCACTATTAAAGGAGGACCAACAGTATTAATCTCTAACTGTCCTGTCATTGTGTCTCCCTTACGCCTTACATAACCATCACCAGCACCCTCTGCTGCCTCTATTAAAGCTACGTATCTCTCATCATAAGAAATATATAGAGTAGTTGTAAGTGTGTTATAAACGAAGAATCCATCTCCAGGATACTCCATCTGCTCCATCTCAAGTAAGCTCCCAACTATAATAGTCTGGCTTTTAATTTCTGATTCTGTAGCCTTATCAAGTAATGCTAAAACATCACTCAAAACTCTTGAGCTATTACCAGTCTTTATATAGACCTTACCTAGAGTTTCAAGTACTAAATCAGTGTACTTATTACCAACTATTACTTTGTCACCTCCAAGAAATGACTCTGTTCTAATGTTGTCCATTGTTCGCTTTCAACGTTTTAAATATTTTCTCGAACTCATCAATGTCAGCCTCTCCAAACTTAATCGGTTTACCGAATAGCTTAACGACATATCCATTTTTAGCACGAGTCTTCATAACGTCACGTAGCGCATTACCAAATAAATCTATATTTATATTACCACCCTTATCAAGGAATGGTTCCAAATACATTCCATACTTGTCCTCTATATTATTAACTACGTAAGTTATGAGAGCGTCAGTACCTATTGTGTTTATGCCAAATAAGTTACTTACCAAGTTTTTAGTGAATGTGTTTGCTGCTTGAAATAACAATTCTTTATCACTCATTATTTAGCTGTTTTATTCATCATGAGTTCTTCAAATCTCTTTTTCATCTCTGGGTCACTTTCCATTAATTCTAATAATGTATTAACCTTCTCCTCTTTAGCTTTTATCTGTGATTGTATAAACTCCTTACTCTTCCTAATAGTAGATAGTAGGTTCTCTGCTGCTACCTTACCATCTGGAGAGTTTACATACTCTGCACTAAACTTAGTTCCTAAGAATGACATAAATCCTGCTTCATAGGTTTGTTTAGCCATTTGATATTCTTGTGTTTTAGCCAATACGTTCTGCTCATCAACAGACAACGACCCAACCTCCCTGTTTATTTCATCAAGGATGGGTTGAGTCTTCTGTTGTGCTTGCTGAGCTTGTTGCATAACTTGAAGTTGCTGCAAGTATTGGTTTTGTAAATCAGTATAGTTAGTACCGAAAGGTTGTCCAAATAAGCTCATATCATGTGATTATTATGCTGCAGGAATCTGTATCTCAAATACTGAGTACGCACAGTTACCTTTAACTGGCAATGATGTTGGTAACTCATCTAAGATAGCTTGATTAACAATACTAACTCCGTTAGGAATTATAACATCAATTACCTTATTAACTTCTGGAACAAGTGTAGTTATTGTCTCACTTGTAGCTGGAGAAGCCAGTATAGTTGATGTTTCTTCTGTAACCAATCTTACATTACCCTTACAATCAGTATACTGAGTATTATGTATAATATCAAACTTAGTAACCTGCATATAAGAAGCTGCACCTGTTGTAGCTGTGTTAATCACTTTAGCCCATCTTTGTGTAATTGTTAATGTAGACACTGGAGCTACAGATGCTCTTGCCCCACATGGTAACGATACATTAAATTCAATTAATTGAGCACTTTCTCCGATAGGAGTAATTTTTACTTTCATAAGTGTTTGTGTTTAAAATAAAAAAATAAAAGGGAGACTATTCGCATAATCTCCCCTTTAATATCTTACTGAGCTGTACAAGAAGGACAAGTACTATTGATAGCTGTATTTACTGCATTCCAGTTAGAAGCAGCTTGCCCAGCATACATACCTGTGCCATATTGTGTGAATGGACTACAGTATAGTGGAGAAATACTAGGAACTGGAGCACATAGGTCACTATAAGCATATTTCAGCTGTCCAGTAATCTTATGGTCAAGTTGTCTCTGTAAATCACCAGCAGCAACTAATAGTTGTTTCTCTGACTTGCAGCAGCAGTTATCTGAATATCTTTCAGCATTAACCTTGCTAAGCTCGAACATTAGAGGTAGAGCAGCAGCAGCTTCTTTCTTCTCTAATTCAGAGATTCTACTTCCTAATCTTTCGAATAGGTCAGCCTTCTCCTGTACGTCTTGCTCTCTTCTCTTATAAAGCTCATCACATAGTCTTAGGTTCTGAGCATTATCACGAGTGATTATATCAACGTACATTCCACTCTTTTCTTGTAGGTCTTCTACTCTACCCTTCCAGATTTGGTTTGTTAGAACCTGAGTTTCGTTTCCAATTCTTTCGTTAGTAGCTAAATTCCTACCATTGATGTAAGTGTATAGGTCAATATCATCTTGCATAGACTGTACTCTGTTGTTCCAAGCTAAATTCTGAGCCATTTCTCCTTGAGCCATAGCCATTGTCTTAGCTTGTTCAGCTTGCTGCATAGTGCAAAGTTAATGATTCTTAAAGGTCATACCAAAGAAATATTGTTAATCAATGTTAACTACAAAATAATTGTATTAAAATATTTAAAAATCATTTCTATGATATAACTAGCTTATATAATTGGTTATAGCCATTCGGCAGGTACTAATCTTGATTCTAATTGGTCAGCATTGGTGATGTTCCTCTTCTTAACTCCAGTTAAGTATCCAGATACAATATTTAACACAGGATAAGTTGCAGAGGTGAACGTAGGTACTGCACCTTGTAACTTAGTACAATAGTAGAACATACTACTAATGTCATTAATATTGTAGCAAGTCTTCAGTAGGTCTTCAGTAATTAAAAGTAAACCGTAATTACTGTCTTCCTCTGTACTTGCAGTTGATACAGCAAATAAGCTAGAAGCATTAACAATTCTATTGTTATTCTTAAATATGTTGGCGAAATCAATTTGAGGATATATCTCCTGAGTTCCAGCAGCATTATACGCCCTCTTATCAAACTTACAATTAGCCCACAATTCAGTAATAACTTTTAGGTTAGGATTATTAGCAAATAGGTCACTATTTACATCAACACCAACTTCTAAGATTGTCTGTGAAAACATACCTGTAATATCTTCCAACCTAGTATTATATTTAAACAGGTCTGGTGGGTATTTGATACCTCTAGTGAACGTATCTCCTTGTAGATTTACGAAAGCACAGAATCTTGTAGTTCTAAACACTCCAAGCAGCTTTGGTGTATCTACAAGTGCTTCAAATAGTTTACATGGTATTCTACCTATCATACCATCCCATTTACCAGTTTGTTCTATAGTCCAATCTCCAGAATCAGGCAAGAACTTCCTAACTTGCTCTGGATAGTTGAAATCAATCATAGAATCTTCCAATGTACAGTCAGCATGACAATACCTGAACAAGTCAGTAGGAATCATGTAATTCTGATATCCAATCTCAGCACGACCATTACCTGCCTGGCTAATAGCAGTCTTTTGTTGAGTATCATACTTAAAGTATTTCTCAGTAAGTCTTGACTTAACATCAGCTAAACCACTCTCAGTACTAGAAGCACCTTCCCATCCATAACCATCAAGATACCAAACATCAAATGCTTGTTCTCCTGGATTATAGTCAGGACTTGAAGTATCTTCATTCCTATCATAGTTATATGACTTCTTCATGTTGCTGACATCAAGTTTAAATGTTACTCTGTTACCAGCATTCTTAATAATATGGTCATCCCAAGTTGTCCATGTACTATTAAGAATTAACTCTGAACCTATGTCAATAGTTCTGGTTTCATCATAGCCTAGACACCAACATCCCTTAAATACTTCAGCCATATTAGTTATGCTATGCCTAATAGACTTAGAGCCATCTGAGTTGTCTTGGCTCATAAAGAATAATCTGTAAGGAATGTATCCAAAAGTACCACTATTTTCAAAGGCAAATGACACATCTTGTAAAGGACAGTTCTTAAAGCCTTCTCCCACTAGTTTTAATTTAAGATTGTAGCATCCACTAAATAGACTCTTGATGCTAGTTAAACTAATGCAATCATCAAACATACCAGCAGGTGGGAATTGATATATCTTACCATCGTTGTTTAGGTCTATTCCTTTAAAGAATCCCTCAATACTATTCAATATTTTACAGTTCTTGAATATATTAACAGGAATACTCTGAGCACCAGCTTCATCAGAACATTTAAGTCCAGTAAGTATACCTATAGCCTGTCTTAATGTTCCGCTAATGCCTTGGAACATATTTCCCATCTCTGATAGATTTACTAATGCTTCTCCACCACTGTATTGGAATGGGTACTGGATAGAGCTAAATGTTGGGATGTGCCATGTAGTACCCCTGTCATTGATAGTTTGACTTATGCCACCAAACACATTAGGTCCAATCTTTCCAACTAACTTAATACCAGAGTATAAAGAGTCCGTTAGAATTAAGGATTGAGCAACCTTATTAATTGTATGGAATAGATAGGTATTACCATTACTATCTGAATCTACAGTCATTCTAACCCAACTACATCCAGTGAATACACCTTTTGGATAAGGGCTTACTAGATTTCTTAGGTTTGTAAAGAATGTCTTAGAACTTAGTAATCCATCTGTAGGTACAGCTGCTCTTGTATTAGCACAGCTTCTCAACTGTTGACAGTTTCTAAACATATAGTCAATCTTTACTAGAGGACTATACTTACCATTAGCTGGGGCAAACACATTGTTGTCTATCCACTCTAAGCTAGTGCTATCAAATGCAGCTTCTGCATCAGTAAGCTTAGGTAAGAAGTCTAATACTCCCCAAGTAGAATCCTTAGATGTACTGTAATCAGATGTCCTAGAGAAGAATGGTCCAGTTAGGCTTGTTCCACTGAATGCTTCCTTGATGCTATTTACATTAGGGCATAATCTAAATAAGTCATACCAAATATTACCAGTAACATTTGAACAACCTTTGAACATACCTTCTAATGAAACAACCCTATCAGTTAATCTAACCATTAGGTATTTAAAGTCATTATAGGATATTCTAGCACATCCTTCAAATAAGAAGTAGGCATCAGTCAATTCTTCTCCAAATGATACATTGGTAACGTTATTTCCTTCAAGGAAGACATCAGTACCATACTGAGTATACACACTATCTGGATTTAGATAGAACTGACTACATCCTCTAAATATCTCGCCACCCTGAAGAGATAGGTGTCCGATTACTCTCTGTAATGAAATACAATCTCTAAATGCACCTCTTGGTATTTCTATAGGATTTGTCTTATCATTCTTACATCTGACCTCTACTAATTGTTTACAGCTAATAGCCTCGATACTTTCTAAGTCTGGGAATGCAGTCAAGTCTAAGTACTCTGGAGTTCTATCATTATACTTTAATGTAGATAATGATGTATTAGAAATAACTAGTCTTCTTAGGCTAGAGAAGTTAGGTTTACCATTAACATATAAAGATGCAAGTGTAATATCACTAGTCTTAGTATAGCTTAGGTCTAGAACCTCAAGATTCCAAGCACCTGTTAACTCTAACTTTAGAGCGGGGTTATTCTGACCAGGGATACTAAATTCCTTCATACCAGGACAGTTATCAATAGTAACCTGAGCTAACGGACTGATAGAGTTATTAACTGAAGAATACGGAATCTGAATGGTTTCCATCTTCTCACAGTTCCTAATAGTTACCGTTCTCACATTAGGTGGTATGTTCAGAGTTCTTAATGCACCGCAGTTATTAATTTCTATTGAAGTTAGCTTTAAACAATCATCAATAAGTAATGACTCAAGGAAAGATTGGTTCTCTAACTTCAGATTAGTAATATCTGTTCCAGACATATTTAATGTCTTCAACACAGCAGATGTTGGGAATATAATCTTAGTAATAGAAGAGTATGATACATCAAGTTCCTGAATTTTACGACAACCGCTCAGGTCTAATGTATATGCAGAAGCAGTAGAACCAATAAGTCTCACCTTACTTAGATTCAACTTCTTAATATTCTTCAAACCTATATCATTAGCCTCATTATATACTCCGCCCTGGAAGAAATAAGCAGCATCCACATTACTTAGTCCACTTAAATCTAACTCTTGTAACATAGGTAGGTTAATATTGTCCAAACCTGTCCAAGGGTAACTCTTAAACTTAGTAAAGTCAGTAATGTACTTGTTAGCATACATATATACTACTGTTTCACCAGTAGGCATAGGTAAGATAACTGATGTTGGAGTGTCTGTAATCCAGAATGCACCAGTAGTCTTATCATGTGAATAGTGATAAAGTATCTGACTACTTGCAGTAATATCAGTACTAAATCTAATTTCAGTAGCGGAACCAGTAGCTTTGTTAGAAGCCCACAGACCAGTAATAGGTGATTCAATAGTAGTAGGTAATAGGTTAGTATTATCCTTATAACCATACACTCCGTCTAAGAACATGATTCTCTTTCTGAACCAATCCTTAACGTGCATCACACGATTACCATGTAAGAACTTTAACTGACTAAAGTCTGTACTATCTTCATATTTACCAGTGTTTGGGTCATATGTTTTAGAAATAGCAAGGTATTTAATCTTATAGTCATAGTTAAACATGATAGAACCTGTCTTCTCTGTATATGATTGATAGTAATCCTTAATAAATTTATCAGGGTCAGGGAACAAGTTAGTTCTTAAATTCACATATAATGACTCTAAGCTAGTTCTATTCTCTGTACTACCACTGTCAATTCCAGCTAAGTTTTCAAGTACTTCCCATATTCTATTCCACCATGAAGCAAAGTACTGTTTATAACTATCAGTTGATACATAGTTCTTCTCTTGAGTATACTGAGTAATACCAGTATCCTGTGAAGCAATATTATACCACCTATGTAGATGTGCCCAGTACTCTACAATATCTTGTCCAGCATTGTTTAGACCAAAGGCGGTATCCATATCGTAGAAGCAACAATACCATACATCTGTACCCCAACTACGAATAGTTAAGTTCTTACACATTGAGTCCACACAACCAAATAGTAATGCAATCATAAAGTAAGCACAAGCATTATCCCAGTTTAGATGCTGGTCACAAGCACTAAAGTTATAATAAGCATTCTTATCCAAATCATAGAACTCTCCAGGAATAGGTTTAGTAGGAGTCTGTCCAGCATCGTCCATTGTATATTTCTGGATACGAGTAAGAGCCATATTAGCCATTTGAGTATAGAACTTCTGAACCTGATTATATCCAATCGATTCATCCCTAGATGTGTACATTACATCACCCATGAACTGAACAATCTTCATATCATCCTGTTGGAAAGCTCCTTGAGCAGAAGAGTTTTGGTTTATTTCTACAGAATATACACCATTACTTACCCCAGTGTTCCATCTATTAGCATCTTCTGTGTAATCAGTTACTAATGTTGGTCCGTCTTGGTTCACTTTAACGTAGTCAGTAAGTAACTTTAATCCCAAGTTAAAGAAAGCATACCTACCTAAGTTGAAGTTATAAATACCACAGAACTTAGGTTGTTTAATAGTACCATCAGCATCTGGAGCATATCTAATAAATAGTAATACTGGGAAACCTTCAGAGGTATGCTTAATCTTACCTCTAATAGCATTAGCTTTATCTGCATCACCTCCCCAAACATCATTACCTAATGACATAGGTGGAGTTGCTCCGAATGGTGTAATAGACTGTCCAGAAGAGTTTTTAGCTCTACCATTAACAATCTGACCAATTACTACGTTATTAACGTGTGCAGAGTCTACTACGTCAGCCTTTAATGTAAACTCATTCTCTGGCAACCAATCATCAGTAGGTTGGAATAGCATCTTCTTACCAGTCTGGTCTACATTACCCATATAAATCTCAAAGTTCTTAGCATTATAAGATAGTGAAGATGTACCTTGTAGACCAATAGTAACACCATTGTTTTCTGATACACCACTTGGAGTTGTAATAACAACCTTACCCTTACTATCTTGATAAGTAATTTTAGCGGGGAATTTCTTGCCCATTACTTCTACCTTATCAGATGCAGAGAATATTGCAGTTGAATATGGTTCAAATAGTGTAGGGCTGTTAGATGTTTCCTCTACTAACACAATAGGATAAGGTGTGTTAATTTCCATTTGCTCTACTAACTTAGAGTATAATAACTCACCTGTTAGGAAACCACCCTTACCTCCATCCAGAGTCTTATCCCATATTAAGCAGTTACCTGCACTATCAAATAGATTCTTAGTTCTTAACTCAGCATCTAAAGATGCATCTATTTGTCCTCTTACAAGTCTAGCTTGTTCAGTTGCAGATATGTAATTCTGTACAATAGCATACTCACTCTGTGATGACGTGTAAATCTTAATGTCATAAATATTAACATCAGAGAATCTACTTCTAACTCCGTTGTCGTTTCTACATCCGAAATAGAAATCAGTACCAAACATCCAGTCAATATCTGACTGTAGTACTCTACTTACAGCAGATAATACACCGTTGACATAGATTTTAAAGTACCAAGCATTACCTGATAGTAATGATACGTCTAAGTCTACATTAAGTAACTCATTCTGCGGAAGTTTAACTGTAAGTGTATCAGCAGAACCAATCTTACATACAGCCTTCTCTAATGATATTTCATAACCAGTTTTTAATTCACCATCCTCATACTGACCTATACCGCATACTACTTCTTCTGGATAAGAAGAGGCGTCTGCCTTATAAGTGCATGAGATATGGAATCCCATAGGTTGGAAGAATGATACACCAGCACCAATATCAACAGCAGGGAACATTTGGTCAGCTACTTCAAGATAACCATAAGCTTCACCACTTAATCTTGTTGCAGGTATCTGGTTCACTCCATCAATGTCCTGTATGAAACCACTAGTCTTACCATTCACACCTTTTAGAGTAAAGTTTACTCCATCTGGGAACTTAGATGCAAATGCACCTTCATATATAAACTCACCACTATTCTTGATAGGATAGTTCCATGTACCAGTTGCAGTATTTGGAAAACCAGTAATCTTACTAAAGTAAGCAAGTAACGTGTGCATGTCATTATTTGCATATAGCTCTGTACTTACACTTTCTACTATTCGACAAGTAACTGTCTTAGTATATTGAGCAGAAGTATCACCAGGGTCATTTACTGCATATCCAAATAGAGTGATTCTTAAATACTCATTAGCTTTATTAACAGCTAGGTTTACAGTACTATATACGAACCTATTAGTCTCGCTCTTATTGATATTCTTAATTGTACCAGTGTCAAGTAACTCTATCTCTCCGCTGTCATTCATTAGATGAATCTTGTAATCCATATTGAATGAACTATACTTACTAAGACCGTAACTGAAGTAGTAGTTAAATCCTAACTGTGAACCTTGACCATACTTAGTTAAATCATCAATAGTCTCTCCAGGATTTGAAGAAGGGGTAAATTCTGTAATATCCTCAGTCACAATAACCAGATTATTACTATCAGCTACCGTAACATCAAACTTAATTTGTTCAGATGATAATACTTCTCCATTAAGAGTAGTACTAGCCTGCGCTATGAAGTAGAATCTTTGACCTGCTTTGGGATTAAAATGTTCGCTTTCAAATAACAGTTTACGAGCATCGTAGCTTAAAGCTCTAATAGCAGTAGTAATGTTACCCACTCTAGCTACTTCAATACCATTAATAGTCATCCAGAACTCTGCTGGACTTTGTAAGATATTATTAGTTACAGTATAGTTAAGAGATACTTCTGCAACACCACCCATATACATAGTCTTAGGTGGTATAGACTGAATCTCTAAGGAGATAGCTCCTGCTACAATCTTTACATATGTAGGAGTAGCATATACATTGTCATTATCGTAGGCAGATAGTTCTACGTCAGTAGTTCCAGATAATCCAGTAATGGTAATATCTGTTCTAGCCATAGAGTACTTCTTCCATGTTCCTAATGTTTTGTTGGTAGCCAAATCTTTAGCAATTACAGTAAATGACTTTTTAACACCACCACTCTTAATCAAGATATTAAGTGTAACAGTATTAGTGGCTGTGTAGACTGTGCTACCCTCAGCTACATCAATAGTATATTCGGAGCCGTCACCACCGCCTCCTCCACCGCCACCACCTCCGATTGCACCATTAAGGTACACCCAGGCTAGGTTTTGTTCTAACTTAGTCATTCTATTATCTAGCTTTGTAAAGCCATTGTCAATAGAAACTGATTCCCCAGCTTCATTTAAGAAGCCAGGGTTTGTCAGTTCCAATTCTGAAGCATTAGAAGCACCGTCGATTACCCATCTTCCAGTTACTTCATCATAATGTTTTATTTTCATTGTAATGTCTTTTCAATTACTATATTGTTGCTTGGATTGGTAGAACCATTACCTCCCACCTTTTTAAGGTCAGTATAAGCTATAGGTACATTATACTTGTAAGCCCAAACCTTAGTATTGTCCTTTAGTTGAAGCTTGTATGATTTACCAAGTATTCTCTCCCTCGAAGCTGTTGTCATAGAAGGAGTCTCAACCTCATCACCACTACCTATATTCCATATAATGTAATTAGGATATTGCTGTGCTGAGTTAACCTTTACTGTAGCAGTATTAGTTGTATTGTTCTCAATCTGACCAGATACTGGGTAGTATTCTAACAACCAAGGAATATTCTTTGCAGGTAATTCCTTATTAGAAGTTAACTTATATCCAGTAGCCTGACACATTACATATCTTACATAATTCAAGCTTGCATCAGTGGAGATTTGAACACATTGTCTTTCTCTATCTGGTAAGCTAGTATACCATGAAGGAGTTAAGGAAGTATCGTAAACGATAGGTTCCATTGTCCTACTTGGGTTCTCTCTTATATATCTTGAATTGGCATATGTATGTTTGTGACCACATAGGCATAGTTTGAAATCATTATCTTGCATCCATTGGCTGAACCAATAACTGCCTACTGTATTTAAGTGGCTACCACCCCTCTTGATGTTTAGGTCTTTGTCATAAGTTCCACTCTCATTTTTCTTTAGATAACTCATAATTAAGTCAGCCGTAATGATAGTAAATGGAGCTTCGTGACAGAACGCAACCTTCCACTTAATTTTAGCATCAGCTGCGTGTTGTGCCAAATCAGCAGTTGCCCAGTATTTTAAGTCATTATATACATTCACACCAGTTATATCTCCGAACACGTCTGTCCTCGCTAATTCAGTGATTTCAGAGTTCATAGACAAGAAATAGGTGTTGCCATATACGAAACTATAGCAGCAGGGGATGTACACTCCAGCAGACGAAATGGGTACTGTATAAGGGTGTTCAAATGTAAAGAAAAATTCTACATTTGCTGGATTGGTCTTACTCTTATCTTCACCATCTCCTAATGTGTATACGTCTACAGGAGTCAAATCATTATTACCTACTGAATACATTTGTTCCGTGTCTCTATAGATAACATCTCCACCTTTATAATAGTCAATCCATTCATTGAATCTATTACCATTCTGAGTTTGGTCACCAGTATTTAAGCACCATTCATACGGATTCTCAGCTTTATCAGAGTTGATGTACTCTGCACTAACTCTCCACATTTCATATTCCTCTGCATTAAATCCTTGCTGGTCACTTACTTGTAGGAAGTTAAATCCCCTTTCAATAACCCTATCTCTATTTCTAAGAGTAAATGACCTTTCCTCAGTCCATGCTCCATCTCTACCTACCTTGTAATAATACTTCTGTGTATCAGTAGGTTCATCAAAGTCCTTAATGAACTTATGAACTGTAAATGGAGTGCCATCTGTAGTTATGCTTCTAATCCTATTGTAAATTTTATTAGTCCAATTCTTGTGGTTGGCAGGTCTGTTAGGATTTTGACTAATGCCTTCTGTATTGAAGTCTTCTTTCTTGAAAGATTCAAATTTATTTTCTGGAGTATATTCTTCACTATCTTTTCTTATCCAGATATATTCATCATAGTATCCTACTGACACCCAGTTAAAGCATCTTGTCTTATGAGCATCATGTCCCAATGTACAAGTAACTATGTTAGGAGCACCCTCTACTAGTAGATGCTTGTTAAAGAATATATTCTTATTCTGTGATGAGTTCTTCGGAGTATACTCTTGAATGTCAATAGCAGGATTAATTTTGTCCATATTAATATATGTCCAATCCTTAACATTACTCCTAGCACTCAGAGCTTTAGTAGCTTGCTTTACTGGGTCCATATTATAGTAACGCATTAATAATACATTACTTCCCTTAGTAGCAATAGGGGATGTTTCACATGGCATTGACTTATCATTATAGCTACCTATTCCGACTAAATCAACATACCATTTAATAACTCCGTTAGTAGTCCAAGGTGCAGTACTATTCATAACAGTAGTCTTGAAGTAGTCTGTAGTCTCTTCACTACTAATATAGAATGCACAGTCATGGCTAAATTTGATACAGTCATCTTTACTTGACCATATACTATGAGGCTGTACTCCAGCACCTGTATCTCCAGCAATCTCAAGTCTTGTATTGTTAAGGGTTGCATCTTTTGTCCAATACATATCAGGTTCACCAACTCTAATTAGTGTAGTATTGATGTTCTCTACGGAACATTGAGCACCCTTAATTAAGAATGTACCTTGAGATTTAAGAGTACCAACTAGAGGTAATGTAACCCAATCTCCACTATTTCTTTCTGTATAATGTAAGAACAATCCCTTTAGATTTAAGTCTTTCTTACCAAGGTTACACAACTCTACGAAATTGTGAGATACTGGATTGTAGTCCTTATCCTCTGACGTTCCTCCACAATACACCATATTAACATAAATCTTTGGAGAATCTTTAGAACCTACCTCTTCTGGGATGATAGGGAAATATGGAGTAGTGTAGTAAATTCCAGTACCTTGAGTCTGAGCGTTACCAGCCAAAGTATTCTTATCTAATCTATAATCATGTATATCTAATTTACCATCCTTAACCTGAATAAGGAATGTATTCTCTTTATTCGTCATGTCAGCGAACTCAATACCAATAATCTTGGTTTTAGCTCCACTACCACTTCCAATGACTTCGGTTAATATTCCATCCATTGTTTCTGGGTCTGGTCCAGGTCCTGGGTCTTCTCCACCACCTGTGCTACCTATTTTAATTAATTTATAAGTCTTAGGGTCTTTAATCCATAATGTCTGAGTATCATAACACCATAACAATTCTTTAGGTAGAAAATCACCTTTATTAGCCTGCATTTCTGCATACGTACCACTTTTAATACATATATGCTTAGCATTAGGTAAATACTCTTCATACTCAGTTGGCTCAGGTGAATCAGCAAGAACTATATCCTTATTAGCTTCTTGAGTAGCATTATCCTCCTCTTCTGAAGTACCATAATCAGGTTCTTCATTAGGCATACCATCATAAGCATATCTCTGATTGTTAGTAAAATCACCCGAATCTATCTGGCAATTAAATGCAAACTCTAGTTTACGTACCTTGTCTTGTAATACTGATATAACCTTCAGCAGGTCTTGAATTACAGTACTACTTGTCATATGTTCTTTATTCTCAGAAGTATCTATCCAAATACCTCCCTTATCTTCAGGTGGTGTATCCTGTATGTAAATTTTGGAGAAGGACTCCCATACGAAGCCGTTAAAGTAACGTATCTCATTGATTTCATCAACGAATACTATCTGTCCTTTAACTCTTAAATCGTCTCTGTCTAATAGTTCTTGTAAGGTTTCTACGACCACTATAGACATTCCTCCGCCTCCACTTCCTCCACCTCCTTGTACTTTCCATACATTCCATACCCCACTGTAGAATTGGTACATATGGTTGTCGTTAGGTGAATTTTTAACGTAACATAGCATACCTTCCTTTAGCTTATTGGTATTTAGGAAGGCTTCCATATCACTCATATTGGTAACTTGGATGTAACCACCACGTAAGTCATTAACGTCAGCTAACGGAAAGTTAGCATTGTTTTTGGGTTTTAATTGACCAATTACCTCAATATATTCATTCATGCTGATAAAATAAAAGGGCTATGTATAACCTACACAGCCCTCGTTTATTACATTACGCTACGAATAAGCTATAAAGTACTTCTAAGAAATCAGCTGCATTCAACTTTGTTCCATTAATTTCAACATCGTTACCTGCATTAACCTCAATAATTTGAGCAAAATCATCTTCGCTCAATGTAGTATCAATTTGTACTTCTTCTTTTCCTCTCTTATCAACGTAAGCATTATACTCCTCATTGATTTGCTTATTCCAAGCCTCAACTTGAGCTTTATCTTCTTCAGTTTTATTCTCTTTCATTATCAGTTCTTGATAACCTTTAGGAGTTAGTTCCTTAACAGCCTCTTGTAAATCCTCTTCAAGCTGTTTTCTTACTTTACCTAACTCAATTCTCATACTCATTAACCTTACCTTTAGGTCTTTGCTGAGTTCTTTGTCTCCGTCTCTAAGCAGTACCTTAGTGATAAAGTTGTGCTTAACCATCATTTCATTTACTGTCATAAAATTAAACTGTTAATTGTTGTTTTAAAGCCGTTACTGTTGCATCTAACAAGTCCATACCTTTATCCTCTAAAGAACTAGGATAACTATTAACACTCTTGCTAATAAGTCCCTCTCCTTCTTCAGAATAACTAAATCCTCCAGTGAAAACATCTTCTAATGTGAAGAAAGACCCTGAGAAAGTAGTAATTTGGTTATCTCCAGTAATCTGTGCATCGCCTTCCAATTTAAGGTGTGCATCTTGATTCTTTACAGTGTACATTACTCTTTTATTAAGTAATTCCATAATTAAATTTATTTAAAATTAATTTTATTCTAAAATCTTCTCTTAAGTTTTCGGGTGCTAAGTTAGTGATAATTTACTAATATTCAAAACAAATTATCTTAAATATTCATAACTTACCATGATTGAGGAGCATACACCATCTTGAATACAAAGATTGTCTTTGGTCTCCAATCCTTTGATTGACCATTACCTGAGTAACCAGTTCTCCAGTTACCTCCTTGTCCAGCAGAAGTTGTACCATTTGTAGAGTGATTCTGACCTCCATCTGGTCCGAACACGTCTCTATCGTTAGCATTATCTGACCTATAGTGTCCAAACCAGTGAGCGTGCTTAGGCATTTCGTAACCAGTAATGGTTTTACTATTAGCACCAGCTGTACTACCAATCCTATTACTTTCAATCTCACCACCACCTGCTGTATACATACCATTAGTATATGCACTGATTCCATTGTATGCTAATACGAAGTCAGATAGGTTTACAGTATAGGTCATTGAACTATAAGTAACTTTGTATGACACACTTGACTTTCCTCTACCACTTGAATCAAATAGCTGATTCCTAAATGTAGTATAGTCTGTACTAGTACAAGTATAGCCATTTACCTGGTAAACATAGAAATCTACTACCTCCCCAGGCACTCTTGTCTTCTTGAGTTGAGATTTTGTAACTGGGTCTAGATTCCAATCTCCCCAGAATGTACCTTTTCTAGTCCATGAGCTTCTATTAGAGTCTGAACCCATTAGATATGCACCTAAGGACTGCCTGTTCATACCAAATGCCACAGCCCCACCAAAGTCGTTGCCCCCATAACAGTCACTTATAATCCAGTCTTTATATTGACTATCAGTACCAACTGTAGTATTCATCATTCTAAATCCAACCCAGTTAGTTCCGAAGTAATTAGGATTTTGTTGACCTCCACCTCCAGTATACTCACCCCTTACTTTATGAGCATAAGTAGCTGAGTTTACATTAAAGTTAGATGGGTTATATACGTAGTAACTATTCTCACTATTACCTCCCCATAGCCATGTAGGTTGTCCAGACTGCCCTGACCAATGCCACCATGATTTATAGGAGAATGCAGAAGCATGTTGTCCATCAACAGTATCAGCATTTGTTACTTCGTCAGCATATCTACATCTTAGACCATCATATCTACCCTTTGTAAGGTCATATACCTGACAGTAAGAAATATACCAGTATAGTGGGGATGATGATGTTCCAGCGTTGCCATTCAAGTACACATATCCTCCAGATGAGAAAGAACCAGACTCACCACAATAAATGATTCGTCCATACCACTCCCATTTACCAGTACCAGCTGTATCTGTTATCCATACATCTCCATAGCTACTACCCATACTATTAGAAGCTTGCACAACACTGTGCCCAGTAGGTATCTTTGCTCTAAATATTTGTACAAATACTGCGTTAGCCCTTGAGTTAATACTACTATGAAATCCCCCTAAACCAGGACTTGCTGCTCCAGTATTTCTTATTCTCATGACATATCCAGTAGTGTTAGCAGCTAAAGAATATGAAATCCTTTCTATTACTGTCGCCCCATTTCCAGCATTGTTATATAACGATACCAATCCATTACCAGAAGCAAATTCTGGGTCAGCTGTCATAGGATAACCTGTCTTCAGCCCAAGAACATTAAATGGTACTACTCCTACTCTCGTTGATGAGTTACTTGGATTTTGTATTCTTACTCGTGGGATGTAATCATGAGTATGGCTAGCCTGGGCGAATAGAGATTTATTAACAGCTCTTAACTCATAACCATTCCAGCCAGCTAACCACGTAAAGTCAGCATAATTCATTCCTGCTTTACTGTATGCAAATGTAGTATTAGTACCATTACTTATATCCTTTACATAATTATGAGTGTGAGTACTTAGTGAAATTGGAACATCATCCACAGCGAATTGACCATCACTTCTCATACCAAATCTCTTAGCATATCTACCACTCCAATGGAATGTTAATGCTGGAGAGTAGCCCCAAGCTGATTGACCATTGCCTACTAAACTAGTTTCTCTAATTTGTATAGCACCACCATAAGTATCAGTACCCCATGATGCCCAATTCATTTGAGCACTCTTAGAACCACCTACTTGTGAGTTAATTTCATCCTTTAATAAGACATCTCTATTTCTCCATAATAGATTACCACCTTTATTAAGAGTTAATCCAGTAAAACTAGAAGAATCCCCAGGACTAATTATAAATTGATTACTAGGATTCCTTGCTGCAAACCATCCATTAGAAGGCGCACCAGAGGTTCCAGTGGAACCGAAAGTTATACCTGCCCAATTGTTTGCAGCTAAAGATATTCTTAAGCCCTCGTTATACTGGCTATTTACAGTCGAAGCGATAACTAAAGGTCCTGTCATAATATCTCCAGCTTTATTAACTTTAGTATTGGGGTCAAAGTTACCAGAGTTCCATATAGTATAAACACTTCCCCAAGTTCCATTAGAGCAAGCTTTCATATATAAGTTACCGCCACTACCATAATCGTGGTAGATTTTAGTCTTATATCCAGCATTATCAGAATGGCTCAACGTCACACCATAAGCACCTAAGTTGTTATCCCTCCAGAACTGTGCTCTACTAATATTATCAGAAGTACCAGTAGACTCTTGAACTCCTAGGTTACCAGCTGCATATACAAATTGTGCTAGTGCCTTATGTCCACCCCCACCAAGTAATACATAACTATTAGAAGAACCTGTCTTTATCAGTTTAGGAGCTTCGAACCATTCATTACCTTGATTACCTACTAGTTTTATACCTGCAGGTGCTCTATAAGAGTCATGATCAGTAAATATGAAGCTTACTGTCTGTGAGCTATCACTGTTGTCAAATCTAAGTCTAGGGTGGATGTTAGCATTAGTCATATCTGTGTTAGTACTACCCTTTAAAATAATATTACCAGTTACAGTACCTCCAGCTAAAGGTAAGAATTTACCATTAGCCCATCCAGTAGTAGCTAGCTGTTTCCAATTCTCCCAAGATGTACCAGAACCAAATCTAACCCATACATTAGAATTGTCAGTAAATCCAAGCTGTGCACTTTTACCACCTGACCAGTCTGTAGTACCACCATACTTTCTGACAGTTAATAGTCCAGTATAGTTTCCACCATCACTAAGATTAGCTTTAGCATTAGCTTTAAAGTCCAACCAAACACCTGCTGCATGTTCTTGTGGTGTGGATGCTGTTTCTCTACTATCAATAAAGTTTATAGTATTATGAGAGTGTTCAGTTCTTAATCCTACTAAGTTTCTGGCATCCCATATCTTATAGTCAGTTCCATTATACCTATGCTGTAAATCAGTTTCTCCACTTCTAATATATGTAGTACCAGCCTGCATACCAAGATATGTATAAGTAGTACCATTCCACATTACAAGTCCGTTACCGTTAGTAGCTTGAATTTCAGTTACTTTTAAAGTACCTGTCATTGTGTCGCCAGCTCTATTTACAGCATTAGCAAAGGCTCTAATATTATCTCCGTTAAATACATAAGCCTTAGAGCTATCACTAGCCTTAGCTCCCCATATATGAGTTGGAGTAGCATTACCCCACTTCCAATTCATTGTAAGACCAGTATTTATACTATATCTCACATAATTAGTAAGTACATTTGGGTCGTTACCCCTAATAACATAAGTACTATCAAGGTATGTATGGAAATTAGCATTATCAATTACTGGAGTCCACTTACTTATTGTGCCAGCTACATTTCTTCTATGCCACAATCCAGCTGTACCTGTGAAATTCTGAGCTAATTCAGTGTAATAACCAGTTGAGTTATTATGTAAGATTTTAATCCTATTAGACCAGGAACCAGATACAGGACCTTTATTTGAGTCTTGTAATATTCCACCATAGCTTCCATAAGTAGCATCCAATAATCCAGATGGGTTTAAATCTACTTTCAGAGCTGGACCACCAGGACTAGTAGCTCCCGCATAGTTATGCGTATGGTCTCCAGTAGAAACTACTTTACCATCACTATACAACTTGTTATCCGCGCCTATATACACTTTGGAATTGGTATAGGTCTGAGGGTTATCTGTTTGAGTTAATGCTCCAGTTAGGAATAACTTAGTAGTTAACTTTTTAGTGGCACCAGCTGTATTCCTCGTGTCTTGAGTTGTTATTAATACTTCATTGTTGCTACCTGTAAATGTAACGTTAGTTCCTGCTTTAAGAGTTTTACTAGGTGAAGTAGTTGGCTTATAAGTATCTATAACAGATTCTCCTTGTTTGAAAACTAAATTATAGAAATCATAAGTTGTATCCTTACTACTAATAGTTACTTTCTTATTAGCTGCATCTGGGGTTAGAGTTACATTAGTGCCTTGAACTAAAGTAAATGAGTTGTTAGCTGCATTGGGGTCAAATGTAGTAACCTTAGTAACAGCTTTCCCTACTTGAGTTTGTAAATCTAAATTATAAATAGCTTGATGTTTAGTTAATACCTTCTTACCTAAGCTATATAAACAGTTGTCAGTTCCAATGTATACATACTGGTTACTGTAAGTTTGAGGCGCAGTAGTCTGAGATTCGGCACCAATAAGGAACAATTTTGTATCAACCTTATTAGTAGCTCCAGCAGTGTTTACTGTATCACTTCCTGGGTCAGCAGCAATAGTTACATTACCCCGATTATCTCCAGTAATAAACACATTATCACCCTGTATAATATTTAGGACTCTAGCTACTGAACCATCAAAAGAATGTATAGCCTTCCCGTTATATTGGAAAGCTAAAGCATGTACAACTTTCTCGGCTGCAACAGCAGTAGCATCGGCAGGTAAGTAATCAACATTACTAAAGGCATTTTTACCCAAAGTCTTCAGAGTCCATTTATTAGCCTCTCCTGTAGATAGGATAGCCTGGTCAGCTATACTTCCACTACCTGTTAATGTAGTATAAGATTGGACATGTCCATCTAATGCTAATATCTTTGTTGTTCCTCCTATGGTTAAACTAACTTTGTTATTGTCTGCATTTGAGAAGAATCCTCCATATAGTTTACCATGAGTCCACACTTCGCCAGTGTCCTTTATATAGACAACGGCTGACCAGTATATATCTCCACTGGTATCTGCTGCACTTGTAGGTAACTTCCATGTATTAAACACACTCTTACTAGCACAGTCAATGTATTTTGTTTTAATTAGCATATTGTGTTATCACAAAGTTAATAAAAAGGAGGAACTGAGTCCTCCTGAATTATCTTGAATATGTTATATTTCCACTTGAGTTTACAGTAGCCCATCCCGTTACTAATTCTCCTTCTATCCATAAGAAATCACTGGAGAATATTAAGTCTGCATTCTCTCCAATACTCTGGGGTAAAAGAGAAGATGTTGTATAGGCTAACACATCACGCCAGCTATTATCTGATATTGAAGCAAAGGTTAATGTATTTGTAGCATCATCCCAACTCAATCTCATGTTACCTGCTGCTCCAAAAGTTAAATCTCCAGAATCTGTAGAGTTACTTAGAATTTGAGCTGCTGGTTGACCAGAGTTTTGGTAGTTAATAGCACGCCATGTTTGAGATACTGGAGTAATCCATGAAGGAGTACCATTATTATTAATAGTAAGTACTTGTCCTACACTACCATTAGTAAGACCTGTAATCAACTTACCTGTAGTGCTATCAAACACAGCTAATTGCCCAACTACTGCTCTTGAAGGTCCACTAACAACTCCTGTAGTGTTTGTCTGCACAAACGTCCACTTAGTTCTTACTTGTGACCAAGTAGAGGAAGTGGCAGCAGGGGTACTCTCCTTACATATTAGCAAATCACCAATTTCTACTGGCTCTCCATTGATATATCCAACACTATCAGTATATGTACCAGTACCAAATGTCACCACGTAAGTATGACCAACATCAGCTGTGGGTGTAAATGAACCTGGACTTGTAGTACCAGCCTCAACTGCACCTTTATATAGCATTGCATTATTAGAACCAAGAATACTATCAGCATAGTCTTTAGCAGTCTGTATTGCATTCCATACCATTAAAGGTGAAGCTGCAATAGCTGCAACTACGTTAGTATCATTAATGTTCTCGTTATCACTTGATGGGTCAGGCTTAGTGTTAAGAATATCCTGTAACTTTACATGACCATACAATTTAGTAGAAGCACCACCATATTCTGGCTTTAAAGATATGTGAATCTTTGGTGTAGCTTGACCTTGTACATCACCCTTTAAGTTACCAATAATGTAACCATCTAAGACTGATAAGTCTCCATGATTAACATTAACTGGTCCGTTAGAGTTCATACCTCCAGCTATTGTCATCTTCTGGGTGGCATCGTTGAATGTAAGACCATTAGCCTTTCTTACTTGAGAAGTATCTGCCGTATTACTAGCCTCATTATAAGATAGTAATATGTTTCTATCTCCCATTAAAGTAGACGGAGCTAATTGCTCAACATAATCTCTGATTTCTATGTTATGATTCTCAGCCAATGTAACGTGCCCAGTGGCATCTACTATAATATTCGGAATTACAAAGATACTTGCATTTCCAAGATTAGTAGACTGCCCATAAGAACCTGGGACTACTCCACTGGTTTTGTGTAATAGCTTTCTATTAGCTGCATCCCATTCAAGAGGAGGTTCAGTGTCTACTCTACTAAGAGCATTACTACTAATAATAATTCTATTACCATCACCTTTTCTGATACTAATACTCTCACCAGCGGTAGACATTAAGAAGAATGAGTTACCAATCTGAACCTTTACTGAACCACTTACTTCTGATATTTCAATACTAGGGTATCCAATACTAAAGTAAGTTCCACAAGTCCACATTTCTCTTGTGTCTTCTATAAACACAATAGGGTTTAGACCCTTTGGAATACTCTCAATCAGAGGTTCAAACACCTCTTTCTTCTTTACATATGCAAACTTACTATCAATTACCATTATTCAATTATTTTAGTAGTTAGTAAGTTGTCTAATCTTAAAGCTGTTTGTGCTAGTGTTTCAGTTGGAATCACATAGTTACCAGTTGCATTTATAAGTATATCAGTGCCATCTAATACTGGATTGGTCTTAATAGGCTTCTTGTTAACAGTCTTGTTTCCAATTTCATCAATCTTAGCTTGCATTTCATCCAACAGTTGTTGAACTTTATCAAGTATATCAATGATTTCCTTATTGTCCAAGAATACTACCCATTTCTCACCATCATATAACAACATCTTACTGTTGTCCTTAATCCAGATATGGTAAATAGTTGGAGGAGTCATATCACCCCTCCAGAAATTTACCTGCTTATTGTTTACCATTGCATCTGCCATGTTATTCTAATATTATAGAAGCATTAGTAGTAATGTTATTAACAATCTGTTCTAATGCTGTAAGTTTATCCATTAGTAGTTTACCTTGAGCTGCTGATAGGGGAATGTCTGACCTGTCTGTTACTAAGTCGTTAGCTACTACACTAATAACTTCTTTGGTGTAGTTAAAGGATTCCTCAGTATTTCCATAGACTAAATTAAACTCCATCTTAAAATCCTGAGACGCTGATAGATGACATAGTAGTACAACATTAATAACTCTTCTGTCATTTATGTCTGTAGTATCAGTTCCTACCTTATTGTAAGAAGTCAAGATGGTATCCTCATTATATTCAATGACCGTTGTAGAAGTTTCATACAATAACTCTAAAAATTCTACAGCTTCATCAATAGTACTAAAGTATGTACTCGGAGAATCACTGTTTACCATATCGAATGGTATGGTACAATTAACATACTTAACTTTAATGTCTAAGTCATTTACCTCCCCTTTTATAGCAGAATCATCATAGTTAGTAAGACTATCTAACTTACTCTTATCACTGCTAGTGAAGTCATTAGAACTCAACCCCATTCCAGGAACCTTCTCAACATACTTACTAACATCAGGTATTTCAGATTTTAAAGCATATCCACTCAAATCAACTCCAGGTATTGCAGCTATTTGTTGTTGTACCCAAGTCTGTGAAGCTAGTCCCTCGATACTTGGGATAACAGGAGTATTAATAAGGTCGTTGTAGTCTTTAGAGAATAGTTCTGACTTATCAGCTTTACCGTTTAGTGTAGTTTCAATACCACTAATCTTAGTATTAATTCCACCTATAGTAGTATTCTGAGCAAGTATAGCATCACTTAATTCCTTAAAGGTATTGTATGATGGGTCAGCACCTTCTAAGATTATATCAAACCTACTGTCTGTATAGCCCTTAGCTTCTAATAAAGCAGTACCAGCAGCACCAGCAGCTTCAGCCCCAAGTTCATCTAATGTATATGTTGGTTTATTAGGTTGCTTAGCCCATGCAGGTACAGTAGGGTCAGTTTCAGTAAACTCAGTTAGATAACCTTTAGCTTCTAGTTCTTGTTCAGTAACTAGGTTACCTGGCAGTGAACTTATATATCCACTATCGTTCTCTAACTGTGATACTCTAGTTGGTAGTTCTGTTCGGTCAGCTTTTCCACTAATATCTGGAATATCAGTCTTGTTAGCTTTCTTAGCAACTTCACCTTCCAAATCAGTTATTGTCTTTCTGATGCCAGAGTCATTATAGTTAATAAGTCCAGATAACTTGGCTTTCTCTTCTATAGTAAAGCTCTGTTCAGATAGACCCATTCCTACTTGTTTGTCAACCTTATTATTCCAGCTATCAATGTCTTGCTGATTTATATTCTTTGCAGCACTAGCAGTAAATTGAGGTTCTAACTCTTGGGTTAAATAACCTTTGGCTTCAAGTTCCTTATCAGTAACATACTCTTTAGGAACTTCAGTTAGGTACTCTGAGTCATTCTCTAATTGAGAAACCTTAGTAGGTATTTCACTCTTATCAGCCTTACCAGAGACATCTGGAATCTTAGCATCAACTTCTTGTTTAGTATAGTAGTTATTAAGTTGTATATCGCCACCTTCAATAGCAGCAAGTTTATCATCAACTTCTTCTTTAGTATATACTGTATGCTTATCAGCCTTAGCTGCTAACAATTCACGTATAGTTGTGGTATCAATACTCTCTGGATTATATCCACTCTGGTCAAGTATTTCTACAGTAGTCTCTCCTAATCCTGTCTGTGCGCTCTTGAATATATAATATAGGTTACTAAATATCTCTTGAGTTCCAAGTAATTTAAAACCACCTATAATACTACTAACTCCTAAAACAGTATTAGAACCGTTAGGAATCATTACATATATATACTCATTAGCTCCAGCATTAACTGTATAGACATTATCAATAGTTCTATCAAGTTTTGTATAGTCTGGAGAAGTTCCAAAGTAATTTGGATATTTAATGTCAAATGTAACAACTCTTGTAGCACTAATATCCTCATACTTATATTTAAGGGTAATTACCATAGATGTAGCCCTATTAGTAAAAGTATACTCTCTTACTTCAGGACTTAGTGTAACCCCATTAATAGATTGCTCTATAACTTCTTTATGGTACTCCCAAGTAACTTTTACATCTGTAGGTTCATCTCCATAACACATATATTCTGGGTCCAGAGATATAGCCTTGACGTTATCATCAATAGATGCTGCTGCTATTTTAGCATTAACCCATTCAGTAGAAGCAATTCTGTTAGAATTATCTGTCATCAAGGGCAATGTAGTAGTCGGAGTTCCAGCAAAGCTTGGGGAGAATATATCAGCTTTGTTCTTAAATCTAATTTCTATCTCACATGCCCATTGAGCGAGCTTAAGGTTAATTTCATCAATAACCTTATTAATATCAAAGGCTATTGAATCAGTTACAAAGGTATATAAATCTTTTTGATTAGACAAGTTACCTTTGATGTTTCCCCACTTTAGAGCATATTCATCTGCTATACCAAGATTGATTCTGGCTATAGTTCTCTGATATTCATCAGTTAACTCTGAAAATAGATTCTCCTTTTGAAATCCATCATCACCACCAGTACACCCATAATATTTAGAAGTATCACAATCATCCTTAATACAGATGTGGTCTACTCCTTCCTCTTCTACCTTTATACTGTCTATCTTGTCTATTGTAATAACATCATAGTCGGCACAAATTCCTTCTACTTCCTCTTTCTCTATAACACCATCTATTATCTTAGTATCTGGTTTTATATTAGAAATAGAATGTGGGTAGTCAGGTAAAATGGGAGCTTCTTGTTCTTGTTCGTCAAGACGTATAAACTCTGCCATATTTAGATTTGAATGATTTGATAAGCATATGTCATAGGGTCTAAGAAGGATATAATAGTAGCCTCATTAACCTTATGAATTGTTTTGGTAATTGTCATTGATAAACTGGTATCTCCAATAGGAAACACTTTATTATATAATGACCCTTCCATATAACATACATTCTCGTTAAACATATTATTAACTGAGTTCCACCTCAGGGTTGTATCATGACAGCCTCTAAGGAATGTATTACCTTTACAATCAGCTTCCAGTACATTATCATATGTATCTCCCAAGAATATATTATTAGTACATCCTTGTTTCAATTCATTATGTTTAGTATTATGTAATTCAGAGCTGTCAGTAATAACTCCTCCAGTTAAGTCTGAGAATGTATAGAAATCTCCATATGCTGCTCCAAGATTAAGATTAGTGTTGTCTAACTCCTCAGCTGTTCTTCTAAACTTTATATTCTTAAAGTCATAGTGAGCTGAATTGAAATGATTGTCTCTCATAAATGTTATTCTACCTTTGGTAGTAACCCCATCTTCGAGAGTTTCTTTGGTAGGGTCATATTCAATAACCCAATCCTTCATTTTATCATTATCAATAACAACTCTTGGGTCTAACCTATTATTAGTAATAGCTGTTACAATTAGCTTCCAAATAGGTGAAGGGTTAGTGGAGCTATCAGTGCCCCACGTAACCTTCTGACCAGAACTATTAGTAACATTAGAAGAATAAATAGTTTGAAAGTCTGTAATAACATACCTTGCCCCTGTTACTAAACTCTTCTCACCTATATTGTTATTGAGTACTGCGTAGGTAACTTCTAAGGGTTTGGATTGTCCACCTTCTCCAGTATAATCAATGATACCTATATTCTTTCTTAACTGTTCCTGCTCTAAATCAGTTAAACCACCTAGTAAGTCTTTCTTCTTGAAATAATTATTCAAATCATGAATACAGGCATAACGTCTTGTATCCCTTTCTATTGCCATGTTAATTATTCATTAGAAATTCGTATATTCCATCTATTTTATCAAAGTATTGACAAGTCTGAATAAAGGATATTTGATGCAGAATCATATCGTAGTTCTCAATATATCCCTTATTTAGCCTTTTAAGGAACTTGTCAAAGTCTTTGATTACTTTCAACTTTAGGTTAGTTATTGCATCCACAACCACCTCCTCCTATAGTGTTTTTGTCAATCATAACATCTTTACAAATTCCTCCGCACTGAGTAATGTCCTCTAAGACTCTCTGAGCCTCGTAGTACTGACCTAACTCAATTAAGTACTTAATAACATTAATTGCCATCCATATAATATCTCTATTATAGATTAACATCTTAACATCATCAGTTTTATTCTTACATCTTCCTGGTAAGTCCCCTAAAAGATTCTTACACAATCTATAGAAGCATTCATTAATATGGCAAACACAGAATGTATTCTTATCGCCTCTGATGATTGTAGTAGTTTTCTCAGTAACAGTAGCAGGTGGCATGGCATTAACTTCCAATACTTCCTCTACGGTTACTCCCACTGACTCCTCATCAACATACTTCATAAATGACTCGGATTGTGTATCGTAGTAGTAAACAGAATGGTAAGCTGTCAATGCAGTAGGATTCCTCTCTAATACATATTTAAGCCATACGTCTGTTGGTAAGATTATGTGAGTTACTTCATATAGACCATCAATAGGCATCTCCATTTCGGATTCATCAATGCAGTCTATAACATGCTCTACAATATCATACTTCTGAGTTACTTCATCTCCTGAAGACTTAATACTTGTTATAGCATTAAGGGTAACTGTTTGACTATAGGCATAGTTACGAGTACTTACTGTGATTTCATCAGTCTCATTTAAGTACTCGTCATTATCCCTTTCAAGTCCAGTTATTGTAATACCACAAGCTCCCTTCTTGCATATTTTAAATACTGAATCCATAATTATACGTTGAAGTCAGCTCTTACTTTAGTTTTGATTTCTCCTACCAGTGTAAGATAATCTAGGTATTTCTGTCTATCAGTTTGATTATCAGATAAACCTAAAACAATACTATTGGAGCTGTTAATTAAATCAAACTCTTCATCTTGGTCTACATACTGTCTAATAATAGCTTTAATGCATTCTTTGTGGTCTGGTTGACCATGTAGATGAACTTGTATATATGTCCACCTTGTTTCCTGTGTTACTTCCTCTGTCTCTGGGTCAGTAACATCAACTTCTTTTGACGTAATGTCATAATTATAGTAATATGTGCCGTTACCTAGCTTTTCTATTGAGTTAGGCTGTACATTCATTTCTACTCTTTTTGGTTCTAACATAAGGTCTTATTTTAAAATTTACTGGGAATGAATATCTTGTTAGAGAGTAGAATAACTCTCTGCTCTTACTCTCAAAGTAATAGGATTTGTTATTGTATACAAAGTTAACTCTAAAACACTTACTGTAACTAACCATATCAACAACATGAATATACTTGTTATAAAATCTAGAAATATTAGATTTCTTCCCATCCCAATTAGAGAATCTTAGACCTGTTTCTCTTTGAATCTTTCTTAACAAATTCTTAGAGTTGCAGAACTTCAACCAATCAAAGTAGGATTGCATTCTCCTTCTTAATTCTTGTCTGTCAATCTTACCAGACTGATACTTCTTTACCAGTCTAAATAATCTAATCTTAATTGACTTCCTTAGTAACACATGGGTATGATAGAACCTATAACCTACAAAGTCTATACCTCTATCATCTACTGGGAATATTTGATAATTTGGTTTTAACCTTAAATCCAGAACCTCTTTCAAATACATCTTAATTGCTATAAGTACTGTTCTTAAGAAGTTCTTGTCACTGCTGAGAATTACAATATCATCAGCATACCTGAAGTAGAATTTACATTTTAACTCTTCTTTGACCCAATGGTCAAAATAAGCTAAGTACAAGTTAGCGAAGAATTGAGATAAGTAATTACCTATAGGAACTCCGTCAGCGGAGTAAATGATTCCAATGAGTAATACTAGAAGACTTGCATCCTTTACTTTTCTCTTAATGATTTCACATAGTATATCGTGATTAATAGACGGATAGAATTTTCTAACATCCATCTTCAAACAATAAAGAGTTTCATTGGGATGCTCAGTTAATGCTGCCCTTAAATCATAAGCTACATTATGAATACCTCTATCTTTAATACAAGAATATGTATGCTTTATAAATATTTTAGTCCAAATAGGTTCCATCACGTTCATTATAGCGTGATGTGTTATTCTATCTGGATAGTATGGTAGTCTAAATATTAACCTCTCTTTGGGTTCATATATTTTAAACGTACTATACTCAGAAGTCTCATAGACCAAGTCTTTTAGCTGTTCTGATAACTTCTCATTCTCCTCTTGTTTATTCTTGTCGTGCTTGAGGATTCCCCATCTAACTGACTTATGCTTCCTAGCTTTATCATCAGCTTTCTCGATATTCTCTATATTATAAACCTTATCATGTAAATAACCTATACGTTTCAAGTCTTATATATTTATTTTAGAAGCGTTCGAGACTAAACCTACTAACATCCAGTTATTAAATACTACGTTGTCTTTTGCCAAGAGGCAAGGGTACTATTTAGACTGTAAAATGAAACCAAATTACCTAAATAAAAAATATATAATAAGCCTACACTGGTATTAGCATTACTGACTCCATTATTAGAATTGAAGTAGCTAAGACTAGCATTACTACCATTATTAGCGTTGCTGCTAACGATGAGTGTTTTATAGTAAATTTAACTTGTCCAGCACCAACAGAATGTAGGTAAATAGTACCCCTAATCTCGTATTTTATCTATTGTATATTTTGTTAAACTACCTTATTTAGTGTTCTGAAGCCCACAAAGGTACCAGCATAACCGACCCCAGTAGGAGAAGTGAAGCAGCCAAGACCAGCAGCACCACCATCAAGAGCGCGGCCGCCAACGAGGAGCGTTCTTAGTGCTGTGCTTGAAGCATTGCAGTAGTGATAGTCACACATGTAAGTAGTAGCAGAACCGCCGACCACTGAAGGTATGATTTCACCTGTTTCTCCTAGGTCATAGTCTTTTATCCATCCATCAGATGCAATCCCAGTACCAGCAACAGTCATTTTACCCTTAGCTGTATTATCATCTCCAAATGCTGTTGGGTCAGTTGTAGTGTATACACTACTTGGCTGATTAGCGGCTGTTCTCTCTAAGATAATACCATCTAGGTTAGTCCAGATGTCTCCGAATGGATTATCAAATCCTCTCCATCTTGGAACCTTAAATGTCTTAGAGGCTACTGTTGTAGATTCATTTATTACTGTTTCAGGAATAACTAAATCCTTAACTCCAGTAAAGTTACCAATATCATTACAGTATCCGCATGGTGTTAATGGGTAATAACCATTATAAGTATTCCAATCACCATTCCATGTAGTAACACCATCACCTAATCCGCCTTGATGATAACCTTCAGCTGTTAAATCAGCAGTATAGGCTTTTTGTGAGTTTAGTGTAGCATACTCAACAACCCAAGCCCAGTAGAATATCCACTTGTAATACTCATAGCACAACATTTCTGAACCAGCATTAGTAGCATAAGTTCTCATGTTAGCTCTTGAGATAATAGTTCTTGGTTTACCTAAGTCACTTCTAAATGCATCAGTATCTAAATATGTGTCGTTAGCAGTTCTATTACCTCCACCTCTGAACTGTGCTGTAGTATTAACTACTGAAACTGCTTTAGGAGTTGCAGAAACTGTAGTATCAACAGTACTTCTGTAAGCATCAACTAGCATTTCTGGAATTTCAATCCAGGTATTGTTTATCTTAATAGTAGACATTCTAACCCACCTCTTAGTACCTTCAACTCCAGACTTACCATAGAATTTAGGTATATGTACTCTTACGGTACCATCAGTTCCATCTAATACAGAAGGAGTTCCATCAGCTTTTTGTGACCAATCATTAGGGTTTAGATAATAATTGATTTCTGCACCATTAGCTACACAACCCTTATACTGAGATTGGATAGGTAATGACTTATGTAATAGAGGATTACCAATTCTAGTTAATGTGGGGTCAGCTACTGTAGAATCCCATTCAACCCCATAAGAGTAAATGTCTTCTAATCCAGTGTAGTCAATTCCACCACCTCCACCTTGATTGTCCTGCCATTTAGCTGTACCGTCGCCGTTGTTTACGAGTATTTGACCTGCTGTACCTCCAGCTGGAATATGTTTATTACCTGCTGTAGTTGGATGTACATAGTTGTTAGCATTAGCTGCTACACCTTGCAGTTTAGTCTTCTCAGCTGTTGTATAATCTTCTGTAGATAATTGTTTACCTTTAACCTTATCTACCTTGTTAGCTATCTTTGCTACTTCTCGCTTCTCAGCTGTTGTGTAGTCGTTAGTAGATAACTGCTTACCGTCTACCTTATCAACTTTTAGAGCAATAGCAGCTGTGCTTCTTGCCTCAGAATCCTTAATAGCTTTATCTACTTGTGTCTTGTTGTAATAACCTGTTAAGTCTACCTCAACGTGCTTATTACCTAAGAACTCCCATCCTGTCTTCTCAGTAGTAACCATCCATATATACTCATCGTATACATCGTTGGCTCTAGAGCTTTCATTAGGAACCATGTAAATGGTATTGGGATTACCCTTAGCTGGTAGTTCTGTAACAACAAGAACCTTACCTCCCGCATCAGCTATTGCATCAGTTACCCACTGTTCTGTAGCTAAGCCTTCAATTACCTTATTAACAGTAGTTGATTTGTTAGCACCATTTTGAACAATAGGGATTAACTCATCACCAGCCAGTGTTGTAGCAGGGGTCATTTGAGAGATTTTAATGTCAGTTGCTGCCATTATTCAAATAAAATTAAATCACCATTTTCTGTAACCATAAATTTACCATCTTCTAATATAATGTTTGCCAAATCTCTAAAGATTAGACCACCATCTTCTGTAAGTATATTAACGCCAATTTCGGCAAGAATATTTCTAGTAACATCAGTAAGATAAATGTCTCCATTCTCTAACTTCCACCTGTCTATAACAACAGACTCATGTCCTTGTCTTTTGACTATTAGTGGATAGCTGCTGTTCTCAAATCCTTTTAATATTACTTGTCCATTGGCATCAGTTACGTACTCTTTACCCTTAAAGACAACTATAGCACCTACTAAGGGTAATCCAGTACCTTTATCTATAACTCTAACTACAACTGAGATAACCTTTAGATTGGCTCTCCCAATATGGTTACCAATGCCAATATAAATTCCCATGTTAGTTACCTACTTGTAATGTACTTTCAGGTACAGCTTTAATACCTATAACTAACTCTGGATTCCATCCAGGATAGAACACAGTAGATACATACTGACCTTCTGAATCTTTTAATAGTACCTCTACAGTTACATTATCTTCCGTAATGTTCTTAACAAGAACTGCATTACTTCCATAAGGTAACTCAAAGTCACCTGCAGGTAGTAGAGATAATCTACTTACTTGCAGGGAGGTTGGTCTTTCATTCTGATTGAGATTAATCATTCTTATGCGTTTTTAACTTCGTTATTCATTTGATTACCATCGAATAATTGAGCATATTCAATGTCTGTTCTCTTAGTATCGTTATCAGCATCACTTTGAGACTTGTCTCTTTGAGTCCTAGCATTATACCAGTTAATATCAGCTTCGTTCTGAACCTTTTGTCTTTCAATTTCCAATTTAGCTTCATTAAGACTTTCAATCTTACCTTGAGCCTGTTGTAATTGCTGTTGTAGTTGTTGGTTCTGTTGCTGTAGCTGTTCAAGCTGTTGCTGCATCTGACCCATCTCATTCATCTCCTTTTTCTTCTTAGCAAAGGCTTTAGTAACCTTAGCTTTAAGTTCAGTAAGACTTCTAGCTGTTAGAGCATCAACAATCATATCTGGGTCTAACTGACCGCTCTTTATAAGCTCAATAATGATTTGTTGAACGTTTTGCATTTCCTTCATAATCTGGGTACTTGGCACGATATGTATATCGTAATCAGTATGAGTAAAATGCTCTGGTAATGCAGTAAATACTTTCTGTAGTTTATCTCCTAAGATTAGAGTTCCAGTTAATCCTTTCTTCCACACTATCTTAGCTATATCAAGACAATCTCTAAGAATGTCTATTGATAATGTGTCCATAGTCTGATAGAATGGTTTAGTAATAGTGTATGAATTTCTAGCCCCAGCCTCTACATTACTAACTGCATCTTTTTGCTGAATACCATTAAGTCTTTCTCTGAACACACCAGTGATAGATGATGTTTGGTCTTCCACTCTTTGTAGTGCTAAGTCAAAGGCTTGAATAGTCTGCACTTTAATAGTATCAGTAAATCCAGCAAATGAAGTATTGTTATTAAATGCCCTACCTTCCTGACTGGTATCTACTAAAGCTACTCCAGTCTTTTTAAATGCAATCCACTTCTGAATCCTCTCAGTAAGGTCATCACCTAATATTGTTGGAAGCATAGATAAGTCTAGCCAGTCACCATCAGTACCACTGTTAGCTAAGATATTATCTCTAAAGTAAGTAATTAAGTCATACTTATCCTGTAGGTGAGCACATTGTAGTACTAAAGATTGTGGAACATTGTCTCTATTAACTAGATATACACCATTAACAGACAACCCACACTTAGTAGGAGCATCCTTAGTTCTAATTACATTCTCTGATTTACCAGTAAGAACATATATAGACTGTCCTATCCTAACTCCCTCATATCTGTTTTGAACATACTCATCACCTTCTTTGTCTATGTCAATCCACTCTGTTTCATAGACAGGTAATAGCTTATAGTTAAATGACTCATAAGTATCAGCAGGAAATCCTGGAACAATACCTTTACCAGCATCTAGTCCAGCACCTTCTCCTTCCATAATAGGTCTACATCCTACTTGGTTCTCCATAGCTCTAATATACATATAGGAACTATCGGAGTAGTGTTCGTACATATCCTCTAACTCAGCTCTACTCTCATCACTTAGGTCTTTGCCATATTCAACAAGAATTTGCTGCTTAGTCATCCACTTCCTAATTACAACTCTGTAACTATCCTTTACATAAGGAGATTCTGGATTTCTATCAACGAATGTATTTAATGGATTAAGTACATCAATAGTAATATTCTTACCACTTGCAGCAGGTTTAACCCTATAGAATGAACAGCCAGTAACAAGTAAATCTAACAGTAATGCTTTTAGTTTATTAGCTAAGTCAATACTCCTTGATTGGATTACATACTCTATAACATATTGGGCAGCTTTCTCGTAATCACTAATGAAGTTATTATTAATATCTTCAATTAGCTTTTCTATATCTGCCTCAACAGAAGCATCACTAACATTACCTCCTCCTATAAAGGCTAGTATTTGATTGTTTAAATGCTTTTGTAAGAATGTATAGACTTGCTGACTTATTTCTAACTCCTTCTGTCTAGTAATCTTTGAGATTGTTTCTTTATCTTTACAAGATACCTTTGGAAGAATTGGAATGTCTAAATACTCTCCAATTAAGGCGTCAACGTGTTTCTTTATAAGAGGAGTGAACTCAATAGAAGTAGGATTACCTATTCCAAAGTTTTCTTCAAGATACCTAAATTGTTCGGCGTCTCTCTTACCGTTATAATAGTTGTATGCCTTCTGTAACTTCCATTTGTTGAAGACTAACTCATTTACAGCTTTGTCAATCTTCTCTATCAAATAATCATCACTTCTTTGCTTTGCACTCATCTTCGTAATCATATAATTGTATAGCAGTGAAGTATTTAGTTCTCACTAAACTTCTCTCCTTTAATTCTTTCTCAATAAACTTTATAAACTCCTCAGCCGTACCATCACATGCAATGGACAATGGCTTCTCATCTTTATTAAGTCCAAGGTCCATTCTGTATCCCACGTGCTCAGGTTCTTCGCCTGGAAATTTATAAGTGGTTTCGTAAACCTTTAGGACTCCTTGATATTCTACGCAATATAAAGATTTAATTAAATCTCGGATTGCTTGTTCGATGTCCTGTGTCGTCATAATATTGTGTAGGGAATAAGTTAAACTTAGGTACTATAGACTGTTTGTCTGGAATAACTCCTTTATGTTTTATGCCATATTCATCAGTCCAGTAGCCAAATAGCTTCAACTTCCTACCCCCATTATCAGCTTCCTGTGGTGGAATACCACTTAACTCCTCATCTCCTAATTCAGCCATACCCATTGCTGCTACAATATCGAACTTTCTTTTATTCTCATATGAATAAGTAATAAGTTCGTTAATCATTGGCTCAAACCACATATTGTAGCAGTAATTATTGATATAACAATCAATAAGGTCCAACTGGTGTTGAATAACTGCCTCAGTTGCAGGAGCACCAAATTGTCTACTTCTACCAGCTTGTATGTCAGATTGAGTAGCCCTTGGTCTTCTCATTAAGAATCTCTCTTCCTTATGCTTAGTTCTAAACCATGTTAAGATACTAATACGGGTAGATTCCAAACAAGCTTTGCAGTTATAGTATTCTAATATCTTTAGGGTAGTTCTATATGCTTCCTCAAGATTATTAGGTCTGTCTTTGTAGATACAAACATACATTGGTTCTTGTAATCCAAAGCATCTCTTCTTTACTACAACACAGAAGTCTGACGGGTCTCTAGTACTATCAGATGTATCATTCATACCCATGTCAATACCGTCGATGCCAGCTACATATAGATTTCTAAAGTCTGCACCATTCTCACTCTTAATGGGATGTTCAATAATACAAACCTTTCCTTTATCACTAGGTATAAACCTTACTCCATTCTTAGCTTCTTCAGAATGTACATTGTTTTGAAATGTATATTCTAGCTGTCCCCATTTAGGTTTAAGCTCTTGTGGAGTAATCTTATGTAACTTAATAGCAGCTAACTGTTCTGTTAATAATACAGTATTGAATTGGTTATCACCTTCCAAAGCTAATGCTTCATCAGGTGTAAAACAATACTCAGCAGAGTATAGCATTAAACCTTTAGGGTCTGCAATCTTAGTAGCTCTCTTAGCCATGTAGAACTCTCTACCCTTTTCTGGGTCTGTCCATCCTCTATGGTCTACATATCCTGGAGCAGTAACAATAGTATATGCAGGAATGAAATATGCAGTTTCTACATAAGTACCTTCCTTAGTATAGTTATGTTTGTATGGAAGTACATCATAACCTCTAGGGTCATGGAATGCAGCAGCTACACCTTCTAATGCAGGACCACTATCACCACCTGTACCCCAAGCCAGCTTAATACCGAATCTCTGTCCTTGAATATCAATCAAGGCATCACCCTGAATGAATGCTTTCTTCCAATTGGGCCAAGAACCACTTTCTTCGTACATCAGAATATCAGTACGGTCACCTCTAATCTTATTAGGTTTATCAGCTGTAATTCCTTCAATCTCAGACATCCATCCAGATTCTACACCATCTACATTCTTACTAGAAGCTCTCTTCCATTTAGCTGTGTTGTGTACTTGCCTTAACCACCTCATACCATCCTCAGTATTATCATCTAAATATGATAACTGAGTCCAGCATTTACTTAAAGTATCATCAACATAACCTTCTTGTTGTGCAGCTACTACCCCTCTAAAGTGAGGTCTAGTTGTATAACCATTAACAAGTATAGCAGCAGCTATTTCCGAGAATCCAACACCTCTGGCTTTTAAACCAATGGCATTCTTTCTCAGCATCTTACACAATTCTATATAATGGAAGTACTCATATTGTTTTACAAAGAAATTAGGGAAGTCTACTGAACGACCACCACCAGCCTTAGTTGCAGAAGATAGATTAGGTAGCTGATAGTAATTAATAAAGAAATAATTATCACCAGTAATAGTATAGCCATTAACAGTCATACCATTTCTACATCTATCATATTCTTGGTCCCAAAACTCACCATAAGCCTTACCCATCAATGGTTCATTACAATACTTACCAGTAGTAGCCTTAGTCTTCCTAGCTTCCATAAACCATTCTGGGTCAAAGTCTAATCCTCTTGTACCATCAATAGGTCTGTAACCAGTGAGTTCATATGATAGGTTAGAATCAAAATAGTCTATCGGGTCTCCAATTCTGACATCCCACTCAACTTCCGTGAGCTTCTGCTCTAGTGTTCCAGTATTCTCCCCTACCTCAGTAACCTTTTCAACTAAGGCTTGGACAGTAGGGGACTCCTGGATTTTATTTTTAGGTTTCCTTCCACGTGCCATGTTACTTTAGTTTTGGTACATATCCCTCAACAGCACCAGCACGAAGACCTGTAGCAGCTTTCTGTTTCTTCTTAATACGGGCTTCTAAGGCATCTAATTCATCCAATACCTTAGATATAGATGACATTTCACCGATAACGTCCTTAGCTTTAAAGATTGGTTTACCAGTAATGGGGTCTCTTTCTTGTAAATCAGAACCCTCATTGAAATAATCAATCAACTCGTCTACCTTATTCTGAGCTGCCCTAATTAATTTAATGTCTCTTGCTGATTCTTGTATCTCTCTATATTTCCTACATGCAGCTCTAAACAGAGGGTCATTAAACTCCTCTTCTGTAATACCACTATCCTGTTTAGCAGCCTCATTGCGTTCTGCTTCAGTAAATTGTGAATAGTGTGATTGCCAGTCAATCATTAGATACATGTAGGTGAACTCTTTGAATGCTCTTAGCTTTTTAATACCCTTAGGGTCTTCCTTACTGATATTTCTATCATTAGTCCATAACTCAGCGAACTCCTTAATAAGAAGAATCTCTGGTTCGTTTAATCGCAGTTCATGATTTACATTATCATATAGAAATATTGTCATAACAATTATTGTTTAATTATACGTCTTTGGACTGTTCCTCCAAAGTAATTCTTTCCAATTCCCTTATTTTTTACAACTCCTGCTCCACTAGCACTCTTCCCATTAGCCTGGTCTTTCATATCAACCTTTACTTTCTCATTATGAGGAAGTTTTTTATAGTCAGCTGGAGTCATCTTCTTATAAGGAAGTTTCTTATTACTAACGTTGTATACTCCCTTACTTGTGTGTACAGTGTCAGCCTTATTAACTACAGCACCTTTTTGGTCTTTAGCTACTGACCAAGAGTTATCTACGGTTCCTCCCATATTCTTTTTAACTCTCTTCTTAGCCTTACCTCCACACTTATCTTTAAATATATCTACTACTTTAGCACCCTCAGCTTTCTTCTTGCATTTAACACAGCCTCCAGCCATATACTTCTCAACCTCGTATCCTTCTGGGCACTCACCTCTAAGGGTTTGAACATAACTTAACTTGGCTCCTAATTTAGCCATTGAAATTTGATTACCTTCCATTGCTTTGTATTGTTTATAAAACTCTCTTAAATCGTTCTCTGATAGCTGTGCTACTTTGTTCTCAAAGTCCGCTTCATCTTTAGGGTTTAGGACTTTAATAAGATAGGCAGTGAACGCTTGTTGTTCTTCGTTCATCTGCCCACCCTGTTGAAACATACTTATCATACTTTAACTAAATCCTTAGGAGGTTGGTTTCCAAATTTAACATAGTAATAGTTACTGAAGTTTGGATTCTTGAGTCTCTTCTGAATAGTATTATATTTAACTCCAGTAGCTTCAGATGCTTCTTTTAATGAGTTATATATAACCCCATCTATGCTTATAATAGCATGATTTGATGGGAATTTCCTATGCTTAGCTGCTTCAGACAATTTAGCTTTATGTTCTTCAGTTAGAACTCTGCCTGATTGCCCTTCTCTAATATGCTTAGCATGTTCCTCAGATTTTTTAACTCCAGTAGTAGATTCACTTATCTTCTTCTTAGTTTCCTCGGTATGGTGATAACCTAGGTTACTTCCTGCGACAAGTAAGATATTGTATTCTGGCTTGAGATTATCAATCCAGAATTGTTCTCTCTTTAGTAACTTATTCTTTATATTGTCATCAATACCTATGGTTTCTAAGACTTCAAAGTCAAATGCTTCTCTACCGTATTTGTTATAAGCATTTTGTAAGTGTGCATTAATATGTTTATTATTAGCTAACCTACTGAAATGCTCCCTTCTTCTCTGGTCAAGGTGTACTGTACTACCAACATAACACTTGCCATTAACATTATTACTTATTAAATATACACCAGCCTCCATAATTTACACTAATTATTTCTCTACTTTCAAAAGGTCCTTAGTATTGTAGATAGCTTCCTGCAAAACTCCTTCTGTAGAGAACCATCTACATCTAATACCTTTAAAATAATCTTCTGTTACGTTGGGAACACCATGAGTTCTAATATTCATAGTCTCCTTCTTAACCACAATCATTACAGGTTTGTTAGGTATATCTTGTTTAAGAGTTACTACCTCACCTGGCATAAAATATACTTTCTCTTCCATTATGCATTATCACTTTTAAATTCCTTTGTATATCTATCTTTTAATCCAGAATTAACTACTACTTGAACTTGAGGTTCAGCTACAACTTCAAATCCTTGTCCGAAGAATGGAATAGGAACTCCACATGCTCTTCTATAGTAAATAATGTCACCTTCCTTTACAAATTTACATAAAGGACTAGCCTCTATTACTAATGCTTGAACTGATAAGTTCTCTTCTTGGTCCATTTCACCAGAGTCTGGATTCTTAAATGTACCTGTATATTCTGGAAGTATCAACCCTGACTCAGTTACCTTCATCTTCTGGAATGGGTTCTTAGCATAAGGTTGTACTAATATATAACTGTTGATAGGGACAATCTGTAAGTCCTTCATCTTCTCATCCATCATCTTAGCGTGTCTTTCCTGCTCATCGATTTTAGCATTCCACTCTGCTCTAGCTTCCTCAACCTGCTCGTTGAATTTTACTTTAGCATCTTGTTTAGCCATTTCAGCTACAGTAGGAGACATTATAAATACATCCCCATTACCCATTAAACTATTCTTACCATTAGCATCTCCTCTAACCAATTGATTCTTTGTTTTTAACACTGCTTCTACTGTACTTAAACTATTCATACTCATTAAAATTAAATTACCATTTTCCTATAGGACACGTTGCATTAGGTAGAGTTGTTTTAGCTCTTAGCCTGCATCCACATCCATTAATATATCCATCTTTCTTCTCTGTACTTACATCTTCATTGTCTGGGTTTATCCATAACTTACTGTTACAAATCTCACCCAATACCACACTCTTTTTATAGAGCTTACATTCTTTACACAAACGGATGCGGGCAGCAGATATATTCTGATTCAGCCCAAGCATCTCGTTAGTGTGTCCATTTAAAATAGCACCAAGACCCATATTTATTCTATTTAGTTCATAAAGTTGCTAATATCTCAAACCTAATTGTTTGAAAGATACTCATATAGGTATTATTAGAATTCTATAGGTCTCCTGCTATTCTTTCTGGCTTCTAATATAGCTTCTTTCTTATAGAACCTACACATTCTTTCCACATCATCCTTTAGATAATCAAGCTCATGTTCTGTGACATTTCCTTGATGGTCGTAATGTATAAGTAATAGTTTCTTAACTACGAACTTAGGATTCAATTTCTGAAGCATCCAAGCATAGGTTGATAACTGTAGTGCATAGTGCATCTTGTTACAATCCATAATGTTATTCATAGGGTACTTCATCATCTGACATTTCTTAGTTCTCTTATCAAAGAAGGATTTATCGTCTAACTTTTTATTAGTCTTGTAGTCTATGATATAGATGTCATTACCATCCTTAATCAGTAAGTCAATCTGTCCTGCAAGTTTAAACTTGCCATCATCTGACTTCCTATATATCATATACTCAGGGAATACTCCCTTCTCAATATCAAGTAAATCCTTATTGTGCTCCATTAAAGAGTCATTGGTATTTACTTCAAACTTACCTCCAAGTCCGAACTTTCTTAATTCACATTGTTTCTTAGAAGTATAATTACCTTCTAACTCAGCATGAATTTTAGAACCTCTTTCACAGGATTCAGCATTAGTCTTCTGCCACTCATCTAAGATGTCTTGTTGAGCCTTATTGTAATCGTTACGAGTAAATCCATACATATTGCAGAAGTATTCTACATCTATCTTATGAGTGTTTAGTAGTTGAGATTTCTCAGCTTTAAATTCTTCTGCTGATAACATCTTCTCTAATGCCTTATAACCTGACCAGAAATCCTTATCAAAATCTTGACAGAATTTGCCAATTAATGTTGTTACTGATACATACACTCCATTTTCATCCCAGTACATGTGCTTCTCATCGTTGTAGCAAACGTTCTGGTTCTGCTTGTCCACTTTCATATAGCCTTTTAAATTTATCCTTTACTGAATTATAATCTAACCATGTTGTAAGAGGTTGAAGAGATGGAGCTATTATAGATTGATAATATCCCAGGTAATATTCCTTCTTCATAGGATAGATAACTACCAGCATTCCTACAGGTCCATCTACACCAGATAGCCTATAGAAGGCGGCTGACTTAGCATTGCTACGTTGTAACAACTCTACTAAGTTGGGCAGACTTGTGCTATATTGTTGAATACTATCCATTCTTAAGGACTTATTCTCATTTATCTTTTCAATCTCATCTCCATAGTTTGTATATTCTAGCTCCTTCCATATTCTTAAACAGCTCTTAGTATCCAGACCTCTCTTCTTCTCAGTTAGTGCTGTAAGGTATCTATACGATAATCCATGAGTACTAACCAAGGAATTGTGATAATTCAATAGGATAACATTAGACGCATCCTTGTCCTGTACCAATATTCTTTCAATGCATTCATTAATAGAAGGGGAGATTATCTTTGTATATTCCTCAGCGAGGTACTTTTCCTGCTGGACTTGTTCAGTATAATCTTGTAAGATAAGTTTCGTATGACCTCTAAAACTAGTTTCCACTACTATCACTGATAAAACTATAATAATGATAGTCTTAACGTTTGGACCTAAGTTATTAATCCAGCCATAAATTGCTTCTAGTCTACTTAACGACATTAATCTATTTCCTTTAAATGTTGAATGTTAGTCCGCCTAAAAATAAACTCTAATTCATTTTCATCAATCCATTATTTATAATTTACTACCTTTCATTTGATAATGTGCAAATTTAGCTTTAATTTTGTAAATAAAAAAATGAAACATAAACTTATTTAATTATGGAACTAAATCAGAGAGAATTGAATGCAATGTACGTCTCTTTAAAGGAGATGTGTAGTAATGTAGATTTAGATAGTATTCCTATGTTCAGACAAGGGAGTAAGCTAATACCTAGATGTAAAAATGGAAGTGGTATTCATATTAAGAAAGAGAATAGAGGTAAGTTCACAGCATCTGCCAAGAAAGCTGGACAATCAGTACAAGAACATGCTCGTTCTGTACTTAATAATCCTAATGCTACTCCATTACAGAAGAAGAGAGCTAATTTCGCTAGAAATGCAGCTAAGTGGCATCATTAATGATTAATTATGACAGAGAATGCTGAAACAGCTAAAATTAACAAAAGTTTATTAAGGGAGAGGAAGAAAGAATGTTGTATATGTGGGGAGACTACTTACTGCTGCTTAGAGTTACATCATATAAGGAATAAACTCTATATAATATCCAGAGCAGTTAAGAACCTTCCCACTCCTCTTTTTATAAAGGAGATGAATAAATGTATAGTAGTTTGTTCAAACTGCCACAAGAAACTACATAATAATATTATTAGATATGAGGATAAAGAAGTTACAGGAAGGTAATATAATAGCTAAGCAGGATAATACTAGAGTATCTAAACCTATTATTCCAGAAATTATTAAGGCTAAACCTAGACAAGACCAACTTATTGATTTGGGAGGAGAACCTTCTACTGATACAAGAACAGCTGCTGAAAGGAATAGAGACTATTGGCATCCCATTAAAGGAGCTAAGGAAAGGTTTAAATCTTCTATGAGGAATGGAACTAATCCATTAGTAGGCTTAGAAAGAACTGTAATGCCTGCTATGGCTGGTGCTGCATTAGTAACAACTCCAGCTACAGTAGTAGGAGGTTTATTAGGAAGTGAAGCTGTTAAT